AGGAACTAGTTTATTTTATATGACTGAACCTATGGACTCTGGATATATACCTAAAACAAAAACCCTCCATGAAAAATCCGGCCGTGGTATAATCGAATCTGAAGTTAAATTTATAGAAAGAAGATGATAACGAAATATAATAGTAGAAATCGAGTATTTAGTATAACTCTCTCCCAAGAAATAATGGAGAACTACTTAAAGAAACGCGGATATCAAATTTCTACATTCTCACAAGTAGCTAAGGATTTTGGATATACGGCCGGAGAACTTATGGAGGAATTAAAACTATATCCTAGTACGTTTGATTATAAAATAGCATACCTCCCAGAAGAAAAAGAGGAAGTATATCGAAAGTTTATAAAAATTATAGAAGAACGAAGAGAAAGAGAAGATACTAAATATTCTTCTGGAGGAAAATGGTTTTGGTATAACTGTGCGGAACTTGATCTCTTAAATCATATAGTAGATCTTAAAGCGAGAGCAATTATGAAGTCTGAATTTATAGAACGTATTATAAATTATGATTGAAGCTATAGAATTATTAACAAAACTAGAATGTGAAATTGATTTATTAATTAAATTATTAGGATATGAACAGAAATAAAAAAGCGTTAGTTATCTTTCATAGGGTAGATTTTGATGGAACATCCAGTATGTGTATAGCAGTAAAATCACTATACGATGAAGGGTACCAAGTAGATAAAACCGGATATAATTATGGAGATGAAATTCCAGAAATGTATGTAGATAAGAATGGAAGACCCTATGACCTGATCTGTATGGTTGATATAAGTTTCCCTCCTGAAATTATGTTACAGGTTTGGGAACACTATGGAGATAACTTTATATTCATAGATCATCATGTATCATCCATCGAAAGTTCTATACAAAATAACTACACCGGAATTAAAGGTATTCGTGAGATTGGACCAGCTGCTTGTGAATTAACTTGGAGATTTTTCTGTCCAGGTCAAGATATTCCAGAATTTATTCGACTTCTTGGAGTATATGATGCTTGGAGAAAAGATGAAGTTGGAGAGGATGATTGGCAAGATGTAATACTTCCTTTACAGAGTGGTTTGAAATTTAAATATGGCTTAAATCCTGATACGTGGCTCTATGAATTTCCTAATCTATGTTTCTGGGAAGATAGATTGACAGAAGTAATAGAACTTGGAACTATTCTTAAACAAAATCAGGATAAAATTAATAAAGGAGTAGTTAAATCATTCTCATTTCCCGTTACTGTTGCTGGAAAATATAGAGGAGTTTGTGTAATAGGAACTGCATTTTCAAGTACAGTCTTTAATTCTGTCTTAAATGATTATGATATTTATATAGTATGTAATCGAAGAGATAAAGGAGTATATAGTATATCAATGTATAAAGAACCTGATCGAATTCCAGAATTTAGTTGTGCTGGATATAGAGGCATTATTTTTGGACATAAAAGTGCTGGAGGTGGTACTTTAAACTTTGAACAATTCAAGACTTTAATAGAGGATTGTGAAATTTAAAACTTATAAGAACCAAGGATTTTATTTCCTTGGTTTCTTTTTTTCTTGATACATTTTTATGAGGACTAAGGAACCCTTTATCATACCTTCCGTTCACCATTACGCACAGCTCCAGGTTCACTCCAGGGCCCTACGGGCTCTAGATTGAATAAACTATATAGGGATTAAATAGATTATAAGAATTCGATCTCCTCCCAAAGGGAGATCGAATATATTAAGTGGAACTTTTTTAATCGAAAATAGATTTACTTTATATATGGTCAAATATGTCCTATTTAAATGACAATTTTGCGCTTCTACTAACTTTAAATCCTTACAATTGAATGAAGATTATAGAGGGTATCCTTAGTCTTCGATTTTATGTAACTGGATTCTGTATTAAAAAGAATCTATAATAAATTAAATTAATAAAAAACTTTCATTTTTATAAGAACCAAGGATTTATTTCCTTGGTTTCTTTATTTTTATTGTAACTTATTTATGAGGACAAAGGAGCTTCCCTTATATTACACCCCTTTTCGCTACCGCTAGGGGTGTCTTAGAAAAGAAACATTGAATAAGATATATAGAAATAAACTCAGAAAATGAAGATATTTATAAAGATTTTATATTATTGATTTTCGCCTCCTCAAGAGGCGAATCTAATCTAAATATTAAAGTGGAACTTTTTTCATCATATTAATATATATTACTATTTTGTATTTTTACTTTATTTAAATGACGATTTTGCTCTTCTTATCCTTTCAAACTCTAATTAATGAAGAAGGGAGACTCCTATGTCTTCACTTTTATGTAACTGGATTCTGTATTGAATTAAAAAATAACAATTAAAATATTAAATAGTATGATAAAAAGATTAAATGATTACATTGTTCCTAGAGGGATAAGATTTATATCAGAATTAGGAACAAACTTTAGATTTTACAAGTTACCTGTAAAATGTATAATTAATAAGCAACTCCCTGGATGTGGTTTTACAGAATACTGTCTTAGAGGTCCTGAAAATGTAATACTTTGTTCTCCCAGAAAAATGTTATTAGAAAATAAAAAGGATCAACATGGTAGAGATGTTTATTTAGTAGTGAATGAACTAGAAAAGGAATTAATCGTTGATAAAGATCTTTCCAAGGTAGATAAAACTAGATCTCAAGTATTTATGGAAAAATTAGATGAGATGGTTAATGGGAAAAATACTGTCTATAACCGATTAATGAATGAAATTAAAGATTACCTAAATGAGAGAAAATACTTAGGAGATAAACCATGTAAAATTCTAGTTACTTACGATTCTTATAGGATTGTAAAAGATATATTAACATCTTTAGGTATATTTCAAAGTTTTTATACTATTATAGACGAATTTCAAACCATCTTACATGACTCTAAATTTAAAAGTAATACAGAACTAGACTTCCTTTATCACTTACATCAATCTCACAGTGCATTATTTGTATCAGCTACACCCATGTTAGAGGAATATTTAAATATGTTAGATGAGTTTGATGGCTTACCTTATATTAATATGGATTGGGGTAAGGAGGATCCATCTAGGGTATTAAAACCTGCTTTAAAGGTACTTAGTATGATGAGTGTAGGAACAAAACTTCCTGAAATTATTCAATCTTATAAATCTGAAAATTTTGAAAGTGCAGTTCGAATGATAAATGGATATCCTACTAAAATAGTTAGTGATGAAGCTGTATTCTACGTAAATTCAGTTAATCATATTACCAGTATTATAAAGAAATGTGATCTCCAACCAGAAGAGGTAAATATATTATGTAGTGATACACCAGAAAATCTTAAAAGGATACAAAAGAAATTAGGAAAGAGATTTACTATAGGAAAAGTGCCATTAAAAGGAGTTAAACCTAAAATGTTTACCTTTTGTACTAGAACAGTTTATTTAGGTGCTGATTTTTACTCTACCTGTGCTAGATCGTTTATATTTAGTGATAGTAATATTGATTCTTTAGCTGTTGATATATCAGAAGACTTGCCTCAGATTTTGGGTAGGCAAAGATTGTTTGATAATCCTTGGAAGAATGAAGCTATATTTTATTATAGATCTACCTGTGATTATAGAAAGGTTAGTCAAGAAGAGTTTGATAGAGAAATAGAAAGAAAAAAGAAGGCTACTAACGATTTATTATCTGCATTTAGTACTGCATTAGATGAGGCTAAATTAACATTAGCTGAAGCTTATCAAACACTTGCGAAAACTCAAAATTATAAAGATAGTTATGTAGCAGTAAATGAACATCAAGGTGGTACTTTGATTCCTGTACTTAATAATTTAGTATTAGTAAATGAGATTAGAGCTTTCAGAATACAACAAATAGATTATAAAGATAGATTTACAGTATTCTCTACTATCCATAATACATTATCTCCTGATGATATAATAAATCAGGAGGTATCTGAATTTCTGAGAGAATATCAAAAATTAGGAACCTTTAGGAGTAAATTGAAATATTTATGTGAATATGGATTTTCAGATGAAGTAATAGGAGTAGTGTTAGATCAGATAGGGGAGCATGATAATATTAAATCTTATTATATATCATTAGGTCCTCGAAAACTTAAAGCTTGTGGATATAACAGGTATGACATAGAAAAAGAGTTGGGAGTAGTAACATTTTCCTATGAACTATTAGAGTCTAATATTTATTCAGAATTTAAAGTAGGAGATAAATTAACATTATCTAGTATAAAAGATAGGTTAGGTTATTTATATTCTAGTATTAATTATGATGCTACACCAAAAGCAAAAGACCTAGAAAATTACTTTGAGGTAAAGGAGTATAAATCTACTGAAGTTGTAGATGGAGAGAAAAAAAGAGTAAGAGGTTATGAATTATTATCTAGAAAGGAGGTGTGTTAATTATGAAGTTAGGTAAATTAATTTCTAAAGCAATATCTTGTATAGATTCTTATATTAATCCACCAACAGAAAAAGAATTAAAAGATAAGCATAAGACTGAGTTTTATGTCTATATATCCCAATTTCCTGGATTTATGGCAATGAATATATTAGATGAAATTGAGGAACTCGAAATGGATATTTTATCAGAGGATTATTATAATATAAGAGCTGGAAAAACGTGGAAGGTTCTTATATTATATCAAGGAACTTCAGATTGTTTGGGAAATATAAATAAAGTTCTAAAAGAAGATTTGGAATATTTTAGGAAACGAGTGATAAAATTAAATGAAACGTACTTAAATGGGGAAGTTTCAAGTATGGAAAATTATGATAGAAAGATCCTTAGGTGGTGTTTTCAGTCAGAAGATCCAGAATTTAGTAGTAAATTTTTTAAATATTTAAATAAGTTGTTAAATGGTAATAAAACGTAAATTATTCTCTAAAGAAGTAGAGAGAAAGAAATCTGATAAAGGATGGGATGCTGCTTTAGGAGCTGGTATTGGTGCTACAGCTGGAGTTGCTGGTAAAATGAAGCTTGAGAAGATTAATTCAATTAAGAAATTAAAAAATGCTACTAATGCTAGAATAAATAAAGTTCATGACTATCGAACTGAGAAAGTAGAAACAGAGATGCAAAGGAGAATTAATGCTTCTGTTGATCCTTTTGAAAAATCTGTTTTAGACGAAGTTAAAAGAGGTAAACATAAGATAATCAATGATAGTCGTAAAAATATGATAGAAACAGTTGGAAAGAAGAAACGAAAGCTAAAAATTGCGACAGCTGCTATCCCAATTGCTGGAGCTATTATTGGTGCAGTTTATGGTCGTGATAATAATCTCAAGAAACAAAGAGATAAAATAGAAGATGCTGCAGGAGATAGAGTTGCAGATATTGTTAGAGGAAAGAAAGAAAAATAAATATAAAAATTAAATTATTATGTCAACAAGAAGTACTATTTCAGTTAAGATACCTACCGAAATGATTGGAAAGGTATACGAGAACATTCACGGACATCAAGTTTGTCTGGAAGGAGAGTATATGGTTATTTACTGTCACTTTGACGGTTATTTAGATGGTGTTGGAGAGATTTTGCAGTGTTATTATGATTCATTTGAGAAAGCTTTTGAGTTAATTCTAGGTGGTGATATCAGTTCCATCGCAGAGTCTCTTGAGGGTTGTGACTATTATGTTCGAAGAGGTGAGAGTTGGGAGAATAGCAAACCAGCTTTTTCAGATAAACCACCTAAGAGAGTTGAAGAGTATTTATATATCTTCGAATCAGGAAAGTGGTATGTTTATAATGGGTATAATTGTAATGGACCGCTGGAGGATTATCTCAGCCCGGAAATCTCTTCAAAGGATGACATGATTTCGTTACCTAAGAATTTTTGTTATTATTTACATGGTTATTTATCTGGGCTGTCATCTACCCAGCGAGAAGATAAAGGACTTGATTCTATAATTAAAACATTGGAGGGTTATTTAGATGTTTAGAGTAATTATTTGTGGTTCTAGAGAATTTGATGATTACGATCTTCTTAAGGAGAAGTGTGATCTTATTTTATCAAGAAAAGCAGCAGACCCAACGGAAAAGATTGTGATTGTTAGTGGATGTGCTAGAGGTGCTGATAGACTTGGAGAAAAATATGCTGAAGAAAAAGGTTATGAAGTTTTGCGTTATCCAGCTGATTGGGATAGATATGGAAAAAGTGCTGGGTATAGGAGAAATAAACAAATGGCAGAAGTGGCTAATGCATGTATAGCTTTCTTTAGTTCGGTTGCAGAGAATAAAGGAACTAAGAATATGGTATCACTTGCAAGGAATATGAATCTTCTTGTAAGGGAGGTAAAAGAAGAGGATTAAAAGCCTTATATATGTAATAAAAATAAATGTGAGAAATAATATGAAAACAGTAAAAGTAATTGTAGGTACCTCTGTAATTATTGGAGGTATATATTTAATATATAAAGCAGTTAAGAAGACGAATAGTGTAATAGATGGTGTTTCAGAAGTAAAAAATAAGATGAACACTTTTATACAAGATCAAGCAATTAACTGGATGAAAGATATTAATAAGAACTTAGAAACAAAAATAAAGGAAAAAGAAGACAAGTTACTAAACAATAAAGAAAAGAATTAACGGGTTCTTTTAAGTTTGTAATATTGTTGTACCCTATTTAGTCCATCGGTCTGTGAAGATAGATGGATTTTATTTTTCTTCCTTTTTGAGTCCTTTAAAGCCTTATTAATGTAGAGAAAGAAACTCCTTAAGCTAACAATGAAATAGCTTAGGGAGATTTTTTATTAATAAACTTAAAAGAGAATAAAAATGGAAACAGGAGAAATTACAAGACAAGCAAAACAAAGCTTAACTATCTTTAAAAAAACAACTTCATGAATGTCAGTGTAGAGAGAATCGATTAAAAGAATATTATGAAAAGAAGTGGCTGACAAAGAAAGAGTTTTTAAAGAAAATAAGAAAGCAGAGAAAGAAAAGAGCAGAATTTGCAGAAAAGTATCTCACTAAATATAATGAATTTAAGAATCTTGGAGAAAAGATGTCACTAGAGCAAGAAAATTATGCTAGGGATGCAGATATAATAGTAAGTAGTTGGTTTATAATAACTCACCAATCATTACCTAAATTATTTATCTTAGCTGGAATGGTATCTGTTATAATGAAGAAAATAACTAAAGATTTTTGGTTATTGAGTGAGAAGAAAAAAGAGAGGGAAATTTAATCCCTCTCCATTTATTTTTTTTATTTAAAGCTTACAACTGGGAACTTAGCCGCGTCATAAGATAAACAGTAATCACCTTCTGGACCAGCTACAGCATCTTGACATACAATAACTACTTGACTTTCATTTTTAGTGCCACAAACTGAAGCAGGATCAGCTGGATTAATCTTTACTCCAGCATGAACTAAATTATTAAAGTTAACAGTAATCTTACCGTCACCAAACAAGTTATTAGCATTAACCTCTTCTTCAGTCTTATTAGTATAATCTTCGCAAATCAAGAAACCTTGCCATGGAGCTCTAGTATCCCATTGATCTACAGTACAGTTATTAATATTAACAACTACACCAGAAGCATTAGACTTATTACTTAATCTAAGAGCATTACTGATCTTTTCGAAATAACAGTTATTCAATGTAATAATAGCATTGTCTTGAGTACCGAATACTAAGATAGCATTATTACTGAATTCACCTTGGAATTTACAATTATCGAACAAGATATTTTTCGGAAGTACAGAATTGCTTGCTAGACCAATCTCAATACCGTTATAAACTTCAGATGCATCAAATACCATATCTTTGAATACGATAAATTCAGCATTATTTACGCTTATTACAGTATTTCCATTAGCTTTCGGGAATGAACCTGAAATATTTAGATCTTTGGCTTCTACATCACCAGCATTCAATTTAAGTCTAGCATTATCACTTACTTTAATTGATTTTAATGAGATAGACTTACCAACGATTTCAGCATTTTCATTAATAGATCCTGATACGATATAATCCTTAGAAGAATCTTTCAATTCACCAGCAGAACCGTCAACACTTACAACTTCAGTATTTGTTTTAGTAAGAACATCAACTTTACTTTGAAGAATTTGAACTGTTGCATTCAAAGCTTCAAGAGCAGCAACTACTTCTTGAACATTCTTCTTAATTTCATTGATACCTTCTACTTTAATACCTGCTTCAGATACACTCAAGTAAGATTCACTGGAAGGATCTAATTTAATAGAGAATCCATTTTCAATCAATTCAATACCATTACCAGCTACGTAAGTATCAACCAAAGAGCTAAGATCAACTACTGAAGTTTGTTCTCCTTCAGAAGTGTTAAATACAAAGGTCAATGATTTATCTTCTGCAGAGTACTCAACAGATTTCAAGAATTGGTCTGCAGGAATATTAATAGTACCAGCAATTTTATCACCTACTTGAAGTTCATAAGTTAAGTCATCTTTCTTAACTAATGCAATAGTTTCCATATTGCCATGAACATCTTCAAGAAGGGCAATTTGTTTGGAATCGTTATAAGTAGGTCTTTCAGCAGAACCGTTTAAGTTGATTTCTACTGAACTAGAACCTAGATCTACTTTATTCCACTTAGAAACCATAGCAATATTCACAGCACTACCATCAGTAGTTTTTCCGCAAATATTATCATGATTGTTTAGGAAAATAGTCTTACGTCCAGGATTTTGTTCAGTTGCTGTATCTTCATATTTAACAGCTTTTTCAAGTTCTGGACGTATCTCATTATTGAGTCCTCCGTTTATGGTGCTGAAACCGTCTGCAACATTCTTATTGATATTATTAACAGCTTCAACAAGATTATTGTTTACAGTTGCAATATCAGCTGCATTTTTTTCAATTTTTCCTTCAAGTTCAGTGAGATCAGCACCTTCACCGTTTACTTTTTCAGCTAATTCATCAATAGCTGCTTGAAGTTTAGCATCGCCTTCTTCACGATTAGTTACTTCAGCTGCAATACCATTATTAATAGTTTCGATAGCCTGAACAAGATTATTATTCAGAGTTTCGATAGAAGAAGCTACATTTTCGTTGATTTGATTTACCATTCCATCAACACGAGAAGCTTCTGATTCAATTTTTTCAGATAACTTAGCGTCACCTTCTTCACGGGCACTAGCTTCTTCAGTTACCTTATTTTCTAGAGTAGAGAGTTGTTCTTGGATATCACCTGTAGACGCGATATCGTATACAACTCCGTCAACACTAATCTTAGAGATTTTTTCGCTCATAATTTATTCTTTCTTTTAATTAAACGTTTAATAAAATTTTCTTAATCATTTACAAGACCTAGGGTAGAATCTTTGTAAGTTACTGTTTCATCGTAGATCATCAATGTATCTGGGGATTTGAAACTTGCATGATAACTATTAGGAAGGTATAATACTCCATTCTTGACATAAATTTTATTATTTTTGTCTTGAGTATCTGGATCTGTACCATTTACTTCCTGAATAGTTTTGCAATAGACTTCATAAATCAGCGGAAGATTGTAACCTATATCCCCGAACGCATTATAATCACTTCCAGGGTTGAATCCACAACCACAGTTGCAAAAATCATTCATAATATTTTAATAATTATTATATATTAAATAAACACTACACATTTCTTAAGAAAACAAAAGAACTACAAAATTTCTTTTATAATTGTTTTATGTCATGTATTAGGGTTTAGGTTTCCTAGGAGCGCAAAAACATCATTTGGAGAAAGAAAAAAGAAGGGAATTAACCCTCCTTTATTTTTACATTTACGTTTCCAGTTAAAATGAAATAATCTATATCTATATTCCAACAAAGACCATAATGTTCTATTACATCACTTAATTCAATATAAGTATGATAACCAAGATTATATATAGACCTTATTTCTTTTACTGTACGAGTTGCAATATCACCTAATGTTTTCATATTCTTATGTTGAATATCATAATCTACTAAAGTATTAAGTGCTCTACGAGAAAGATTTAAGTCTCTTATACTAGTTTTTAATAATCTCATTCTCTTTTCTTGCTCTTCACTTAAAGTAACATCAATATTTTCTACATTTTTGATTCTCTTAAGTTCAGCTAATTCTATGTCTTTGGTCATGTTCTCTTTTGTTAACTTTTCAAGTTTTTCGAGAACTAGTTTATTGTTATCATATAAAAATTTTATATTATCATTAATATATTTAGTAAAATCACTTTTTGTCAAACCATAAGAATCTGCTAATTTCTTAATTTCATCAACATTCTTTTCTCCTTTTCCTTTATTAATAGAGTTAAGAAAAGTTAAGTATTTCCATAAAATTTCATTGATGCGGTGAAAATCTGAGTTATCATTATAGTAATGAATATTGTCTATTAAAGATGCAATAATTAATTCTTTGCAGTGTGAGTATCTTCTATATCCAATTCTTATAATTCTTGTAACATCTTCTACTTCTTTGATCTCTTTTTTCATTTTTTCGATCTTTTCATCTAGCTGGCGTTCTAATTCTCCTAAATCAGTTGTCTTTTTAGATAAACTGCTTTCCAATAAATCAATCAGAGTTTTCTTATCTACATATGTCATATTTTTAATAACTCTGATAGTAATTAAACCAGATTTACCCCAGTTTGTAATAGTTTGTGTACTTACTTTTGCTAACTTTGCAGCATCAGTTCTTGTAATCCATTTTTCTTTTTTTCATCTTCTTTTAAATTTTAATTTATACACTAATAAGGCTTTGAAGAGCCTATTTTCCTTATAAATGATTATGAAATATTTTTATTATGAAAAGAATAAAACAAGTAATTAGAAAAAATCTACCTGAGACTAATAGTAGTTCGTCTCACTCTGTAGTAATCTGTGTTGATCCTAATTCATTGGTTGATACACTTCCTATGGATTCAGAGGGAGTTATACATGTTCCTAGAAGATCTGAATCATTTGGTTGGGAGTATGAAAAATATAATGATCCAATGACTAAACTTCAGTATGTATGTGGTATAATTTGGAAATATAAGAGTAATCGGAAGAAAGTAAAACTCTTAAAAGAAATTGTCCTAGGATATACTGGAGCAAAGGATATAGTATTTGACTGGGAAGAAAACAGGTCAAATGATGATGTTGTTGAAGAGGATGAGGATTATTACTGGGATTCTGGTGCTCCTGAGATAGATCATAATAGTTCTGATATATTTCCTGAAATTATGGAATCAGCTAGATCAATTAAGAATTTTATATTTAATTCAAGATCTTGGCTATATTTAGGAAATGATAATTCAGATGCTCCAGAGGGTTTCTATGAAGAAGAAACTGATGACCCAGAAATTATCGTTAGCGTTGATTATGGAGGAGATATAGGTAGAGTTGATTTTGAATATAATAAATCAGTAGGTTGTGATATAGAGAATTATCTGAAAAACGAATCTTTAATTTCAGATATAGTTTATAATATCAAAACCAAAAAATTTGAAAAAAATCTTGGAATGGAAAAGTGGAGAGGATTTCATAGTGATAATCAGCTTACTTTTAGACCTATTTCTCTTAGTGATAGAAAATTATATTGGATTAGTGAAAGTCTGGAAAAAGAGATTATAAATAAAACAATAATAAAAGGTGATGGTAAAAAACAAAAATCAACCTTACTATACTCACTTTCTACAAATGAAAATGAAATCTTTAAAGAGTTAATAAAAGATACTCAGACTTGGGGATCTCATTGGATTAGTTTACCATATACAGTAATGACAAAAGAGTTCGGAAAAGTACTATGATAACAGATGAATATTCTTATATAAACGGAAATTATTATGTTACTCTTAATAATTTATCAGGTACAAAAACTTATCGAGCATTAAGAAGAGGAGAGGAGCTTATTTCAAAGTTTCCTGATTCTATAGACTTGAAAATAACAAATAAGTGTTCTATAGGATGTCCATTTTGTCATGAATCTAGTATCTCTGAAGGAAAGTCTTTTGACCTACAGAAAACTATTGATGTTTTATCTCAGCTTCCTAAAGTTGGAATAGAATTAGCTATTGGAGGTGGAGATGTAACTGAAGATTCTGTTATAGATGATTGTGCTGTTTTATGTAAGTGGGCAGATGATAATGGATTTGTTCCAAGACTTACCATAAATTCTAGGTCTCTAAATACTGAAGAGAAGCGTAAGAAATTTCATGATAAACTTGATATGGTAAAAGTATTTGGAGTAAGTATTGATAGGTTTGATAAAAAGTTAATAAATACTTTAGAAGACGAATATACTACATATTTTAAAACAAAAGTATATCATATCATTGCCGGAATATTTCCCCCAGAAGATCTCCAAGAACTGATAACGTCTGGAAGACAAGTATTAATTCTTGGTTATAAAAATTGGGGAAGAGCTCTCGGCAATCCACCCAAGTATGATCTTAAGGAGTGGGAAAAGACTTTAAAGAGAATTTTGTATACTCGACAAAATAATCTATCAGCTACTATAGGATTTGATAATTTAGCGATAGAACAGCTTGGAGTACGTGATTGTATAACAGAGGCTGATTGGAAGAGAATGTATATGGGAGATGAATTTACTCATACTATGTACGTTGACGCAGTTTCAGAAATATTTGCACCTACTTCTAGAGATTCATTTAGAGTTTCTTGGAATGATATGAAAATTTTAGAATTTTTTAATACTTATAAAAATGATAAAGTTAATAACAAAGAGTAGATATTATAAAATTCTTGGAAAGGAAATTTATAAAGACTATGTAAAATATTCTAAAGTAGTATTTCCTGAAGAGAGATGGAGTAAGTTTCTTAGTATCTCAGAGTCTTCATGTATATATTTTCTTTTGGAAGAGGAAAATAAAGTTTTTGTATATATTCCTTCCCTCGAAGTATTATTAATTCCAGGAATGTATAAAAATTCAGATGACTTATATAATAAAATTTTAGCTTCAGAAACAACATTAAGTAATTGGAAGGTAAGTTTAATAAAAGAACTGAAACCCTCTGAACATAAGCAAGATTATATTTTGAATACTTTTAAAATAGGGAACTTTCAATGTCTTCTTGATAGAAGTACTTCTGAAATTGTGTATACTTCTGGGAAATATAGGTTGATTAATTCTGATTTTCCTGAAGATTCAATGGATTTTTCGTTAACTAATAATCTTGAAGATCCAGATGCTTATTGGAAAAGTACATATTTAGCATTTCCAGAGAAATCAGAGATAATGTTATCAGATAAACCTAAATTACAACTAATTGAAGATTTAATTGCAATTATATTAAATGAAAACGGAAGAAATTATCAAAGAACTGATAGCAAGAGTTAATAGTACTCTTAGTTATTATGAGAAAGATTATGTCAGTGTTAAGAGAACTCCATATGCTGAGCGAGAGAGATGTGTTAGCTTTGAACAATACATAGAAGCTAGGTTTAATTATGAGTGTTCTAAGATTCCAGAATTATATGATGCAGTAATAGCAACAGACGGACATTTATTTTCTTGTACAGAATTAATTGATCCTGATACAGCAAAAAGAAGGTTTACTACTGCATCAGTTGTTCTTGTAGATCCAAAAACGCTGATAGGAGCAAACGAAAATCTTATTAATGAGATATACAGGATTCATGATTATCTTGGAGGATCTTGTATAAAATTCAATAATGTTAAGAAAAAAATTAAGTTTACAATTGAGTAAAAGAGAAAAATTATGAAGAAAAATTCTTGGAGATTAACAAGTGATTTGATAGCTTATTTTCCGTGTGACTTATCAGTTTCAGCAGGGAAGCGTGTTTTTTTAGCCTCTCCTGAAAAAAAGTCTTATAAAGCGGCAGTACAAAAGAATATCGAATCTGCTTTTGATGAAGTGATTATTGAATCTAATTCATTTAAATTAAAAGTATCTAATGATCTTAGTGTTTATGTAAAGTGTGATGAATTTCCTGATCCAGAACAATATTACTTAGTTTGTAATATGTATCGGACAGCTTTTGGAGTTCCTATGATTGGCAATATAATTACTCAGGTTAAGAGTGATAAAGCTAATTTTGGAGACACAGTATTTGAAGCAGTATTTTCAGAAGATTCTCAAGAAAGTGTTTATTTTATGACACCTGAAATGGCGGAATATAAAAGTGCTTTCGAAGAGATGAAGCGTAGAATGAATTGTACTTTAAATAAAAAAGTAAAGAAGTGGATTCCTGGTGGAAGATATGATACATTAACAAATACGTATTATTATCTTGGAGAATTTAAGAGTAGAAAAAAGAACGAGTTAAATTCTGATTTTCTTGGAGATTCTTCAATGGTTCCAGCGTATCTATATGTTTCTGAACTTGGAGATGAGAAAAAAATCTCTGACATTCTAAAAACCAGAAAAATTGGTTCTGGACCGGAAGATATTCAGATTATGTACTCTCTTCCAAGCGCTGTAGATTCTGGAAATGTTTTGGAGAATGATATAACTTGTCTGAAAGATTATCAAAAATATATCTTTGATAATTCAATGAAGGAATATACAATTACTTCAGATTATGGATTTTCTAGTTATTCAAATCCTAAATATATTCTTGATATTCTTTCATTGAAATCAAGTGAATCAGATTCTTATGCAGATCTTATTCCTGAATCTGTTTCTGAAATGATTAAGAATATGTTACATGAAGTTGTATTATGTTCTTGGGATTTGAATAAGAATAGAGAAGACATTTATATTGGTGAAGGAAATAATAATGATAAGAATGCAGAAAACTTAGTAAGGAGATTTTATCAAGATTTTAAAGATGGAAATGCAATGAGAAATTTGTATTACAGAAAACTCTTTATAGATCTTGGAATAAATATAAATGAAATAGCAGTAGAGGTAGTAAGTCAAGGTAATCCAGAAAGTTTAATACTATCTGGAATTGAGAATTATGTATCTTTAGGAAGTATTTATTTTAAAAATCACTTTACAGATGCTTCCAGAAAGATTAGTAGACAAAGAATTAAATCAACGAATTATACTTTAGAGGTAGTTAAATTATCTGATTTATTCTCTGCTACACCTAATTTATTATTGGATATTAAAGATTTGATAGAAAACGCTAGAAATAATTTTGGATTAGGTGTAAGAACTTTTTATGATACTAATACCGGTACTAAAAAATCTCCGAAAATATATACAACAATTGAAGTAGATATTTTAGATTTGATTAAGTACTATGGAGGTATTAAAAATATTCCAGAAGTTATTGTAAATGAAATTATATCAAGTAAATTTTGGAATCTTCAAGTGTTAATTGATAAAGAAGGAGTATTAGAGTGATATGGCTAAGCAAGAGAATTTATCATTTACAGGAGAAGTTGTTGAAGAGCTCGGGAATTCTATGTTTTCAGTAGAATTAGATTCTATGGAGCATCAAGTATTATGTACTATATCAGGTAAAATTAGAAAAAATTATATAAGAATTCTAGCAGGAGATAAAGTGAAAATTGAAGTAAGTCCTTATGATTTAACAAAAGGACGGATTGTTACTAGATTATCTCTTATAGAAAATAGTGATAACAAAAATAGTAGTAATAACAAAAAGAAATCAAAAAAGAAATGATTAAGTACAACGTAACAAACAGTATGATCGGTAATATTTATCCGATTTTTTTGAGTAATAACAAACTAGTCGAAGATCCATCATACTATCTGTACAGAATTGTGAGTCCTAGTTTAAGTCCAGATCTTATTCCATATATATCATTGGAAAAGATTAGTGAAAGAACAAAAATTGGAAATCCAAAAGAATTCTGTGATAGTCAAAAGAAAAAAGCTATTCGTGAACATTTAGATGTTATTTCTATGTGTCTTGGTAGTCGTGAAGGTCTTGAAGAAAAGGCAGTTGAGTTCTTGCAAGGAATTCTGTGGAGAGATAAACCAGTAATTGATAATGGTTTTCCTGGATTTCCGTTGATTGAAATGGAGAATGGTAATAATATCCAGAAATCAGTAATTATTGGTCTTAGAGATACAATGAGATGGAAGTATTATAAATTGTATCCTGGAAATTATGTTGATATTCTCTGGACTGCTAAGACTTATGCAGTATTTAAACTTTGTGGTGAAAAAGGAAAAGAGGAAGTTTGGATTGAACCGGTCGGATTATATAGTAATACAGATCCGAATATGAAAAATCCTCTTCCAGTAAATCTTGAATCTTTAGACTATCCTACCGATAGATGGTCTATTACAAAGGGTAAACTTTCTGAATTGAATCGAGCATTGAAAAAGCTTGAATGGGAAAGTTTTAATAGAAAAGAAATTTGCGTAGATTAATTATCATAATAGTTCTAGTCCTTGGTTGGAGTGTTTATAGCCCCTCCAAGGACTTAGATTCTACTCCATTAGCTACATTTTATTATGCTAGATCGGGAAGCATTACAGCAGATGGAAGTAAAGTTCATCCTGAAAAAGTTAAAACAGGTGAACATAGATGGATTGCAGTCTCTAGAGATCTCAGAAGGAGTGGGAAATTTAACTTTGGAGATACAGTTCTAATCCAGTCCAAGAAATGTCCAGGTTTAAATGGTGAATGGATAGTAAAAGATCTTATGGGTTCTAAGCATACAAATAGAATTGATTTCTTACTGCACCATGAAGAGATTGATTCTTTGAAATTTTGGATGCCACATAGAGTAGAAATAGTAAATAAAAAAGATAGTCTTAATCCTTTGGAAACATTGGATTGAGGCTCTTTATTTTTCCCGTGAAAGCCTTATTAATGAAAAGAATAAATAAAAATAAAGATTATGAAAAAATTAACAAAAGAAGAAGCAGCAGAATTAAATGAATTATTCGAAACTAGTAATTTTAAACCAGAAATGAGTGGTCTTAGTTTATATACAACACTAACTCAGATAAATTCAAAGACAATTAAACCAGGAGAAAATAACCTTAGATTAATATCTATTCAAGGAACTGAGAAAATTTCGAAAATGATTGGTAGATTTATTACGAAGAAAAATAAAAAGCTAATTAAGATTACAGCTTATTCAAAAAGTGGAAAAGTTCTTAAGGAGTTTGATTTTAATTGTTCTACCTTATATATAGAGAAAGGAAGACAGTCAAAAGATATAGATGAAATTACTGGAGAGATTGGATTTATACCTTTAGTAGGAGATGTATTTGTTCCAAGGTCTCATTATATTGGATTTAAAGTACTATATGATAAAGAGGGGATTTAATTTCCCTCTCTTTTTTCTTTCTCCCTTGAGATTCTTATATATGATGTATAATATTAACAAAATAAATTATGGTAACAAAACAAGTAACAGGAATAGTAGTGGATAAATCTATTGAGGATATTGATAGCATAATCCATGAATGTACTGAGAAATTATCAACCAATGATATAATTTCTAAAAGTCAAGTAATTTCAATGCTTCGAAAAATTAGATCTTTTGAAATTCCGGATGAAGTATTTGATAATCAATCTTCAGCTGAATATTATGCCAAAGAATTACTTAAGATTGGTTTTCTAGAGAATGTTAAACAAATATTTAGAACAATTCTTAATAAACCTAATTTTTCTACTCTCGATCTTAGTAATATCCGAATGGAAATGGAATTCTCATGTTTTAAGATTAATTCACTTGGAAAAATTTTGAAAGAGCGAGAGATTAATATATGGGGTGGTTCTTATCCTGCTATAAAAATTGATTTTATTTCTGAAAATGGTAATTATATAGTTAAATAAATTTATTATATTATGATTATTGAAGTATTAGCACAGAAATATCGCTGTGGTTGTGAGAAAGGAATGGCTGATTTAGTTATCCCTGGAATCTTGGTAAAACTTAATGCAGTAATAGAATGGGATTTTTGCAGATTTCCAGAAGAGATTAAACACGAGAAAAAAGATCCGGCCGACGAAAACTCAGAAGAAATTGAAGTAAGAACTGAGCTTAGAGATTTCTTAGGTGAAGATCCTGAATTAAAACCTGGAAATTGTTTCTTATATAAAGGTCAAGTGATAGCAGTTGATTCGGCCGATAGATTAATTCTCGTGGTTTCTGAAACTGGTTATGGAGCTCTTGATCGAATATATGAGGAAAACTTCAAGACGGAATTCGAAATGATCTTTAATGATTATGAGGTTGAAGATGTTAAATGGGAGGTAAATGATACAGGAGAAGTTCCAACTGAATATGATGAAACCTATAAAGTTCCGTATAATCTTTATAACATCTGGAAAGAGAGATTTGTTTCGGGTAGAGGGTTCATTTCTCCAGGACTATGTTTGAAAGTAGTAATGAATTCAGACAGTTTCATTATGCCTCTTGAGTTTTATATGCTTGATTGGTCGATAAGGTATAAATCATCTCAACTTGAACCGGATGAAGTAGAGTATGCAACAAAACAACTTTTATCCTGGTTTTATGATAATTATAAAAGAGTTAAACCATTAGAAAGGAGAAAAGATGAACAAGAAGAGATCAATTGATTTTATATTAATAATTTTCATCTTAGGATTATTATTGATTTTTGGAGGATGTAGTAAATCTCCTGAGAGAAGAAAAACTTGGACAACTACTTCAGATTCACTTCCAAAGAAACCAACACAAGGACAAATTTTTCGTGATCGAGATAATAATTCTTGGGCTTATAATGCAGCACTTGGAGCATGGGTATTGGGTTCTGGAGGATATAGATATTACCCTGAAACAAATTCTTATACAGATGGATCAGGAAAAACAGTGATTCCACCTAGATCTATAAGTTCAGGTATTTCAGAAGGAGTAAAAGCTAGAGTGTCTCCTAAAAAGAAAGTAGTTTTAACAAAAGAACCACAAATTAAAGAGACATCAAAAAAGAAGTATACTAGGAAGAAATCTAGAGCTCATAGGATACATAGAATGCGCAGAAGATAATAATAAAAAAGTCCTCAAGGATAGTAAAATATTCTTGGGGATTTAATTTTACAAAGATGAAAGTATATTTAGTACGTAAATTTTATTCTTTCGGACAACCTAAGTTCATTATTTACTTCTATGCAAAATGTGGAGATCTAAAACATGTTAATCTAGATCTTATAAAAAATAATGAAGATATTGATAATTATTTCAAATCTTATTATGGAGAACTTAATGATACTATTCAGATTGCAATATCACTTATTTCCTCTCCTTATAAAAGACTTGGGAAATCTATTAGATTCTCGGAATCATATAATGTGAGGTCGGAACGAACAGGACAGCATTTTGAAGACTATAATAGTTCTTATGTTAAGGTTATAGATATTCCTTCTGAAATTCTTTTAGAGAAATTTAAAGCAAAGAATTTATCTCCAGAACACATACAAATTTTTGCTAAGAAGAATCAATTTAAATTATTAAAATATATGAGATATAAATGGATAGAGAAGAATGGATTAGAAATTATGGATCCAAAGGATTGAAAGGTGATATCTTAGTTAGAGTTTCTTATACTGACAATAATGAAGAATATTGGGTATCTAAATTTTTAGAAATCAAGAATCTTCCAGTTTATAATTTAGCTCTTGTCGATAAAGAATTAATTTCTGAGAAAAATTTCAAGGATGAGCTGGAACTAAGAAATATTGACGATTATCTGAAGGAAAAGTATAAGGATTGTCTAAAAACAGAATCTGTATATTTTCTAATTGATCCTGGAACAAAATTTCTGAAAAAGCGCACATCTGATAAAGGCTTGTGCTTATTCTATGAAGTTAAATTTGATTCTGAAATAAATTTGAGAGATCTTGACAATACTAGGATAATATCAGAAAATATTAGAATTTCTAAGAATAAACTCAAAGATTTTACAATGGATTTAATGTTTGAGCTTGCGGGAGAGGTTGGTTTATTTTATGATAAGGATTATTCTCCAAGTTTATGCACTAAATTATGTTATTTTAATATTCTTAATATATTTAGATGCTTAGAAGAAACTCTGGATCTAGTATAAAATTTTTAAGTAAAAGGGAATAAATTTTCCCTTTTATTTTTCTCCTTAAGATAACCGACAAATCCTTATTAATGTAACAATAAAACATTGATAATTATGAAAACAAACATTTATGAAAGAAAATTAAATTATGGAGAACAAGAAGCCATATTTAATAAGATGGTTGAAAAGACCGAAAAATATGTGATAGATAATAATATAAGAGCATTAATTCTTGGTATCTCAGGAGGAGCAGATAGTACTCTTATGGCTGCTGTATGTAATGAAGTTAGAAATAGATCTGGAATTCCTTTTTACGGATATTCACTTCCAATAAAGAATAAACCAGATGAACTTACTTCGTCTGATCTAACAGGAAATGCTTTTTGTGTTAAAACTTTTTATAGAGAAGTTGCACAGTATGATTTCTATAAAAGTTATATAGAAAATCTCTATAACTACGATTATTGTGATAATGATCGAGATATTCTTTGTGATTTATCTGGAAAAAGTATATCCGAGATAGAGGGGATGATGCCAGAACAAACAAAAATAGCCAACGGAAATATTATGGCACGTCTTAGAATGATGTACCTATATAATCAAGCTGGTATTAAGAAAGGTATTGTAATTGATACTGATAACTTAACTGAACATTATCTTGGATTTTGGACTATTCACGGAGATGAAGGAGATTTTAATCCTATGGGTGGTCTCTGGAAAACAGAAGTATACTCTATTCTTAAGTGGTTACATGCGAAGTATTATTCAGAATCTTATTTAGATACTGAAATCATAAATAAAAATTCGTACGATAAGATGGTAGCTCTAGAGAAAGCTATTAATATTACACCCACTGATGGTAATGGAATTTCTAGTTCTGATCTTGAACAAATTGGAGGAAAGGATTATACTGAAGTAGATAAAATTTTGATTCCTTTGATTTGTAAAGGTTCGGGAGCTATTTCAGAATTATCTAAAATTCATGGGATGGATACTGTAATGAAGATTTGGAATAGAGTTCAAGGATCAGAATTTAAAAGAAGAACTTCCAGAGTAATAAAAGTGTCCCGAGAAGAATTATTTGAAAGATTATGATAGAATTCAAAAGAGATCCAAGATTTTTCAGAGCAGTCATTAGAAGAGAAAAAGAAGATGAAGATCCAGCTTTTAGTTATTTTATGATGGAAGATACTTTTACTAATATAAAAGATAAATATGATATTAGTAGGATTGAGAAATTTCAAATAACTAGAAAAAATTATGTAGTCTTTGGATTAATAACTGATCTTGAAAATATTACAGAAGATGATCTAATTTCTGAAACAAAATGCACAATTAATAGTTCTTACATTCATTCGCTATACTTTAAAGAACATCAATATATTGAAAAAGATGATCTCAAGGAAATAACTATTAAGATTTCTGCCGAGTATATTGGAGATTTAATGTTTTCTGCTAATGATTATGTTAATGAATATCATTGGGAAATTTGTTTGAGAGATGAAAAGATATTTAGAGATAATGAAGATATAATAAGAACAATTTTAAAATCAGAATTAAATTATGGAAGAAAAAGAAAAAAGTCTATTACTGATAATAGACCCACAGTATGATTTTTGTAACCCCAAAGGAACTCTCTATGTTCCTGGAGCAGAGAAAGCAACGAAAGAATTGTGTAAATGGATATCTGGGAAACGAAAAATCTTGGAAAAAATCATAGTTACACAAGATACTCATATGTCTTATCATATTGGGCATTCTATGTATTGGGAACAAACTCCTGAAGCATTTACAACTATTACTTCAGGGATGGTAAAATCGGGAAAATATACTCCAGCTTTTTATAATAAAGAAAATACTATCGCCTACCTTGAAGAATTAGAGAAGACAGGAAAAGTTCATACTATTTGGCCTGAACATTGTATCGCTGGTTCTTGGGGATGGAGTTTGCCCAAAAATCTAGTTGAGGAATTAAATTTATGGTCCCTCAGTAATCATGGCGCCGAATATGAGCTAGTTCAGAAGGGAAGAAATCCACACTTAGAGATGTTTTCTGCCTTTTCTTATGCAAACGGCGCTAAAAAATCTGAGGGATATGAATTCCTAGATAAAATTGCTAGAGAAGATTATACCAAAGTTTATATAGCTGGTTTTGCAAAGGATTATTGTGTAGCAGAGTCGGTGAAAGATATGATGAAGGAACAAAGATTATCAGGAAAATTAGTGTTCCTAAATAAATGTATGGCTTCGATTGATAAAAATTCTGAATCTTTGAAAGTATATGAAGATGCTGTTAAAGATTTCGGTGCGATAATCGAAGAATAAAGGAAGAATAAAAAAAAGATAGGATTTAACTTGACTTTTAATTAGTCAAGACCTATCTTTTTATTTTTTTTTATTCGCCGATAATATCAAGTATTTTCACATAATTCTTTGATATATCTTCAAATAATATTTTTTCTTTTACTTCTATATCTGGATCATCCGGTAATATTTCTACAACTTCAGCACCTCTAGATTCATAATGTTGCTTAATGATATCATAAGATGAGTATTTTTCTTGTTTAGAGAAAAAGTTAACTATTGCTTTCTGTAAGGAATAATTATCTTTATTATTAACTGGAAGTCCGGAAGTCTCACAATCTAAGAGAATCATTTCTCTATTTTCGATATCAATCATCATTGCTGCTATCGAATCAGTCTTAGATGTAACGGGAACTGTTAATTCAACCTTTTGCGGATGCCAAGTTTTATCACCTTCCTGTAATTTTTCTCTAGTACAATACCCCAACCATACAGGAAGAGTATCCATTCCTCGACCTTTATAATTGCAAACATCCATCACCACATATTTATATCCATTCTTTTTGCACTTATCTAGATCAACGTCTACATACTCTGCACAATCTCCTGGACGGTTTAATACATCACCAGAATGAACAGCAACATTAGAATTAAGTGAAGTATTCCATCCTATATTGCTAATATCATCATTAGACTTATATAAGAATGCATGAAGATCTAAGTCTTCATCTCTATCTTTCTGAATCCAATGAACAAAAAACCTAACAATATTTCCAGAGATTTTATATCTTGTTCCTTTGGGGATAGATACATTTTGATTTCTCATACCCTTCGGAATAGGTATTCTCTTAATTTCTGGATCGATATATACAATCTCGTTTACTAAATCTTTCTCAGTAATTCTAGAATCTATGTTGAGAAATATTTTTCGAATTATATTATCTTTTATAGTTTCTAAGAATCCAGGGTTAATTGGTTTTAATCCATCTAGTATATATAAACCTTTTCCAGGAATATTTACCACTCTAGGAGTACTTTCTGATTGATCTCTTATATCGTAGTAGCTAAGAATTTCTAAGAGTGTTTTATTTTTCATCCCTGAAGTATTTATAAAGATATCCATTATATCAGATTCTTTACCTTCTTCAAGAGCTCTTCTTAAGAGAGAATCAAATTTTCTAATAAATTCCCCTGGATGAGTAGAAATAAATTTAGCTATTTCTAGAATATCTTTACCAGTATCATACATATTCTGTACTTGAGAATTAAATGTACGATATTCTTTTGATAAACCCTTACTCTTAAGTTTTACAAAGAAATCAGCACACTCAGGATAATTTACTACATATTCCTTCGGATGTACACGTTCTGATAGTAATATCCAATGTCCATAGAAAAGTTTTGCATCTCGTATACAGTTTTCTACTCCTTTAGCCTCAATTATTTTTTCTATTCTTCCACAAATTTCTCTACGTTTTGATCTAGGAAGAGTATCTAATTTTCTCCATTCAGGATTATCAGTTTTTTTATTAGACCAAGAGCTAACTTGTATTTTCTTTGGAACATGTGGAAGACTTGGATCAGCTCCCATTAAGTACAAACTATATCTCAGAACATCATTAATCTCGGCAATTTTATATTCCGGCCGATGTTTAGCTACTATACACATTGTTTCTTTAAATGGTATACGTTCTGGGATGCTAAGTTCTGGATAATTCTCTAAGAACCATGCCAACTCTTCCCTAGTTTCTCCTGTTAGTGAATTTCCGGCCGACATCATTTGCCGAGGAATATCCATAAATTCAGAAGGAGTCATAATCTTAAGCTGTCGATCTGGCTCTTCATCAATTATTTCCTTCTCTTCTTTAGTTGTCCAAGGATTATCTCTTAGAAATCCTTCAAGATCACCAGAATAAACTCTTTTTTGATCTAACCACAATTCCGATTTATCCTTAGAAATTACTTGTTCTGGAAATCCTGGATACAAAGGTTTAAACTTTTCCCCAGAATGATACAATTCGTGGATGTATGGAAGTAGATTTGTATGGAGATTTTCCATATCACTAATCGTCATCCTACATATTACTTCGGGAGAAAGAAAATATCTATATCTCTTTAATTCTTGAAGAAGTGAGATTAATACTCTCTTACTCTTTTCCTCCATGTTTCTAGGATCTACTAACTCCTTGCTCTCTACTAATACGCATCCTCTATGAAATGCAATAATTTCCTTGTTTAATTTCATTTCTGCCATATTTTTTTTTGGTTTATAAATTAAATTTTCATCCACTTTTTTGCTCTCTCGAATTGTTTTATGAGATCATCTATCCAAGTACTAGCCGTACAATCTTTCTCAACTAATATCCATGAACTTGGAATGTCTGCTGAGTGATTCATAATAATAGAAAAACTAGTATCTTTTCTATCTTTCCCATCACCATCTAAGAAAAGTATTACCCCAAAAACACTCCCAAAGAAATATATCCTTGGAAGATGAGGTTGTTTTGATAGGTCCAGTTTATCATAATGATTTTTCCATGATCTATCTTTCAAATCATTTTTAATTAATTCATTTATTTCATCCATTTTTCTATTTGTTTATTTTTCTACACTTATAAGAGTTTCTCGCCTTCTACAGTTATGGTCCTATGTTTCTTTTGTAGTTCGTCAAGTAATTTTCTTTTTAGTGTTCCAGGGAGAGGAATTTGTGGAAACAGCAACGTCTCACTTCTATGTTTCCAAAGCCACTCATCTATCTCTTCGAAGGATTGCTCAAAGACTTCAAAAACTGGTTGCTCATCATAAAACCATTCATCTAAGAATTCAACTTTAAAATCATATAGTCTAAGGTGAAGTCTAAGTTCGTCTAATTCTGAACCCTCTCGTGTAGATATTATTTCTCCAAGAGGATTATGAAGACGATATTGATTTTTTCGTTTTTCTAAGTCTCCGGTATATCCAATTTTAACAACCTTCCTTATTCCTTTCCATGCGCCAGATCCAAATAAATATAACATTTTATAATTTACTCCTTTTTCTTCTTACCTTTAATAATTCCAGCAACCCTATCTCCTGCCGCATCCTCTATCTTATTCCGCTGCTTCTTAAGGTTATTTTGATATCCATAGGTTGCACCAAGAATAGCTCCTGCAATCGGAATGGCAGCTGCTGCAATTTCATCATGGGATAAATATGTAAAATCATCAAGTGACCTATGTGTACCATAGGTAGTCAATGTTTCAGCACTTGCCATTCTTGCTTTCTTTGCAGCTTCTTCTACTGTCTGTTTCATAACTTATTCGGATTTGTTTTACAATAATTTTCATTCTCTTTCAGTTTTAAAATATTATTCAAATGTTCGTCTGAAAGCAGATGCTTATTACTAAAATTACCCAACATTATACGAGGTTCAATATTTTCATCTCTCATAAATTTCTGTAGTTCGTATATATGAAAAAGCAAACCTTCACAATCTACTGCGTAGTATTCAACGCCATCGTCATTGTTGGCAGATACTTCATAACCAATCCATCCACCGTTACCCATATAAGTATTTATCTCAATATTACGGCAAAAGCCATAACTGATAAGTAATAGCCTTAGTACATCTTTCCCACTCATACACATTTCGATTTATCAATTTGTCCTATACGCTGTCTTTCAAATCCCTCTATCTGTGCGTCAGTAAGGTTGTTCAGCCATTCATCAGCATACTTTCTGTACTTGGCATGATTGCATTTATAAAACTCCAATCTAAGCCATTCAATAGTTATGTCCTTTTGTTCCATAATCATCTGGTTATAGTAGTTCTTTTATTAAATAAAACCATAAGTATCAAGGCAAAGGCGACTTTCAATAATCGCTTTTTACCAACAATTACAATGTTGTCTTTGGTTATTCCACTATCAGTTGTTATGCTGTACCATTTACTATATGGTGGTAAGCACCTATAAATATGAATTTTAGAAAATGTATATTTTATAATTACCTCCTATGTGTTTTATGGTTCTTGTTCATTCAACATAATTTTATCTCCTTCTCTTTTAAGGCTTATATCAATTGACAACCTATCGGCAATTTCCTCCTTAATTATCTCCCTGCACAAATTCCTTATCATAGAGTAATCACCGTTTCTTTTTATCTCGTCAGAAACCATACAACGAACCCACCTCTCTATATCAACGTCGTTTCCGTAGGTATTGTGGAAGACACGTTTTACTTCTTCTTTCACGATTGGAATCATAATTTCCTTTATATCCTCTTTAGTCAACTTTAATTCGTTGTGGATATAGTTCTTTACTTCTCTGTATCTATATTTACTCATAATCAATCACCATTTAAAACATTCAACAACTCTCTTGCTTTTCTATAGGTATCAAAACCCTTTACATTCACCCATTCAGACAAAAGACGTTTGTCTTTTCTTACTTGTACGCAATACACGACTATCGGAATACAGCCGCTATACCTTATTTCTTTCACAATCCTATAGCTTTCCATGTCAAATACAATTTCTCATAAAGTTTCCCTGTCAATCATACCGTTTTCCGATTCTTCTACCAAATCAAAAAATATTGCGGCATAACAAACATGTTCTTCTATCATTATACATATTCCATCAGCCGGATAATATTCACATGAAACGTTATCGTCCCAATCTATATATTTTTGCGCTTCTTTGGCTACATCATCACAAGCAATCATATACTCTATGTATTTATTAGATGCTTTTCTTATTTTGTCAAATATATTTCCTTTCATATTTTCAATCTCATCTAATATATTCATTGCCATAAATTCAGGAAATTGAGATATATAAACATAAAACTCAGTCTTACGTTTATCCTTTAATTGTTTTTCTGTTGGTGGATTCTTATATTAATCCACACAAGAAATTGCTTTAGAAATTAATTTACCTAATTCCATAATTAACACACCTCCTTTCTAGATAATAATTCATAACCTTTTGTTTGTTTTTTCTTTCCAGTAATTTTATCAAAAACTGTAACATATATTAATTTAATTTTAAAATAATTTTCTAAATCCTTTGCTTTAGGAGTAGCAGTATAAGAAATACTAGAATATAAATAATCCAATCTATCCTTTATATTAGACAGTGTTAATTTATCTCCTACTTTAAACTCTGAATAAATTTTAGCCTCTAATAATTCTTGGCTAAATGTAACTATTCCTAATTCTCTTTTTATTCGAGTTACATTATATCCTAAAGTTTTTAATCTATCTGGATTTAAAGAAGTATAGTAAGACTTAATTTCATCAGAATCATTTATCTGACCAAGAACAATCTGAATTGCATCCTGAGATAACCCATATTCACATAATAATTTTAATTTATCATATATAGTGGTTAATCCTGTATATACCCTAAGAAATTCTGATACTTCTTGATTTATTATATCATCCTTACTATACATACCGGTCTCTCTAGATTTAACTATCTCTAGGTACTTAGAATACAGGTCTTTATTTACTAAAGGATCTGTTTTTATATAATCTAATACACTGGATACACTAAACTTATCCCCTAAGGTAGTAATAAGATTTTCTAGGTAATTCATATACTCCTCTTTTGTCAGAAATAAATATTTTATTATATCTATTACCTCATTTTTTAAATTAGTAAACTCTATCTCTCGTCTTCTAGGAGATTTTGGAAGAGATTCTAAATCTATATTATCTATATCTTTAAAGAAATTTATTATATCATCACTATAATAAAACCATTCATTTCCATATCCATTATATTTTAGACCTCTAAACTTATACTGTATTTTCTTTTCTATATCCTCTGGGAGATCAGGTATTTCATAAAGAATCTTACAAGTAGGATTATGCATTTTATACTGAGAGAATCTTTTATCCTTACTAGAATCTTCCGTATATCCTATTTTAAGAAAATGAATTAAATTCTCATTCTCATCATACCCCGCTGATTTAATTAAATATATCATAACTTTACTTCCTTTCTATTTAATAATTCATATCCTCTAATTTTCTTTCTAGATCCATCTTCTTTTCTTTCATATATCGAAATCTCTCTAACCTCAAAATAATTAAGAATATCATTAGCCTTAGGAGTAGCTGTATAATTAATACTGGAATATAAGTTTCCAAGTTTCGTTTTAAGGTTAGCTAAACTATATTTTTCTCCAGGATTAAAATTTAATGTAATAGTATTAATCAATAATTCCGGACTAAATGTAACTATCCCCAATTCTTTTTTTATAAAGGTAACACTATAAGATAGTGCTCTAAGCCTTTGTGGTCCAAGTGCTAGATAGTAGGATTTAACTTCATCTGAATCAGGAATTTGACCTAATACTATCTGAATAATATCTTCAGACATAAATCTATACTCACATAACATTTTAAGTTTATCATGAATAGTAGTAAGGGTCTCATAAATACATAAGAATTTAGTTACATCTCTATTTATTATATCATCAGGAGTTAGATTTGATCTTATACTAGAAAATACACTAAATCTATCTTTATAGTCTATTTGTTGTATCCTAAAAGCTCGTATTTCATTTACTAATACTAATTTATTAGATACAGGTTTAAGAATTACCTCTCCTGTTTGAGAATTAATAATTTTATTTACAGCTACATAATCATTACTATAATTGTAAGCTTTTGCATTATTCTGATATGTTTTCGCTAATGTAAACTTAACTGAGTTGTCTTTTGCAGATCCATATGCTAACAATAAATTTCTAGTATCTTCACTTTTTCTATCTATTATTTTTTGAAAATCTTCTGGCTTCATCTCCCTATAATCTGCAGTGACTCTATAGTAAAAAGTAGCATTATTTTTCCAAGGATTTGCAAATAATCTCTGTCTCCCTAGAATTTGTGGTAAGTCTTCAGAGATATCTACTGCTAAACTATCTATATTAGAATCCGAAAATATAAAACTTCTAGCACATAAACTATAAAAGTCTGCTCCTAGATATACAGTTCTAGTACAGAATGTAAACATCTTAGGCTTCTCTCCTTCTAATGGTACCTCTCCTATCTTAAACTTTTTCCCTAGTTTTCTTTGAATTTTCTTAAGATTATCTGAGGTATCTGAACACAATATATTACATTGATCTGGAGTAAGATTATTCTTTTTAATAATAGATGTAATATGATTGACTGAATTAACATAAAAAACTGCCTCATCTGATACTACCTTTATAGGGATTTTATTTCTAAGGACTACTATTTCTTCGAAATCTCCCGATAAATATTTCTGAATAATCTCCTCTGCCTTAGTTCCTACTGATTTCATTGTCAATACCTTAAGAGATGGTTTAATTATTCTCGTCGAATCTGAACTATACCAGTCTAATTCATAGTAAGGTAAATCTTTAAACTCATCTAACATTTCTAGGTATTCGTCCATCATAGGAGTAGCAGATACAAAGTATGCAGTAGGCGATTGTTGTAGGTGTACTAAGAATCCTAATTCTGTATCAGACTTGAAACGCGCATCATGAAGTATTGATTGGAACTCGTCGACAACCGTAATAAACTTATCAAAAATGTTTAATTTAGATAATATATCCTTTACAATTCTATAGGAATCGTATGTAACTAATATTTTTGCTGGTTTATTCTCTAAGTATCTTTTATAGGTATAGTCAGAAATCTCATTATAGAGTCTCTGATAGATCTCTGAATTATCCTTTTTCTTAATATCAACATCTTCTAATTTAACATTCTTAGGTTCCTTAGTAAGATCTTTATCGACTTCAACCTCTTTCTCCATTTCATTTACAACTAGATAAACATCATCTATATGCTGGTCCTTTTTATTCTTTAATAACATCTTTCTAGGACTACATAAAATAATATTTTCTGGCCCTCTAATACAATACTCAGTAAAGCCACATCCAGGAAGTTGTTTATTTATTATACATTTACTAGAGAAATTTGAAAAACAAAAATCCCTCCATTCGCCAATATACCTAATTCCTCTAGGTACTACAATTTTTTGTTTATCCATCTTTTATTTATTTATTAAAAAATTAATTATTAAATCTTTCTGGACCTAATACAGAATCCAGTTATATAATTCCGAGGACTAGGGATACCCACACAATCCTCTTTCAATTGTAAGGGTTTAGAGTTACTAGAGAAGCAAAATGAGAACTTGAATTCAGCTTATTTGGTAATATATAATATATAATTTGTATAAAGAAAAAGTTCTCACTATTCGATCTCCTCCCAAAGGGAGATCGAATTCCATTTTCTATTTTAACTCCTAATATATCTTATTCAGTCTCGTGAGCGTAGCGACCTGGAACGTAGCGAATAGCGGAGTGGAAGGGGTATTACATGGGTTCCTTAGTCTTCGAAAAAATGTTACAGATAGAAGAAAGATGAAAAAGATACAGTAAATGAGTTATCGTACCTTTTATAAATAAGTTTTTGCGTTTTCTATAGAGTAAAAACCTTATATATGCAGAAAAATATTAGAAAAATTTTATAAAGTAAAATTTATGAATTGATTTTAATATTTTTCTTTTTGTTTATCCATTAATTTATATTAAAATCTATTATGAGCAATAAAAAAGAAATTAAGGTAGTAGTACAAATTAAAAAAAGATTTGTCAGTGTTAACTCTCTGTATAAAGCAAGAATTATGTATGTAGGAGGTAGACCAGTCCCCAGTACTTATAAAAATCCGAGAGCAGTAGAAATTGAGAGAGAAATTAGAGATCAACTCAGGGCAATCGATTTTTCTGATTATCTAGAATGGCTCCGAACCACCCCCGGATTCAAACTTCATATTCAATTTATCTTTAAGAAAAATATAACTAACTCTGATACATCCAATTAAAAAGTAGTTGCCTAAATGATACTATGTTGTTTAGGAAAATCTTATTAAAATGCTGGAAAATTACATCACATATATTTTCCGCCCATAATATAAAGGGAGGTTATAAAAAGTGATGGAGAATAAATCAGCAGAAATTATACTAAGATATAATTTTTCAACGACTAAATATAAGACTAAGGGGAAGTTCCTTAGATGATATAGTCTATTTTTATATTAAATATATAGATATTCAGTACTATAAGAATATAGAGGATATTTGGACCAGATTTGTTAAAGAGGATCTGGGTATTGAGAGATATGACGACAATCTTCATGTTGAGATTTCTGCAGTTAAAAGTATTATCCCTAAATCTACTTCAGAATATGCATGTTTATACTTAACTGAATCTACTTTTAACGTAAGACTTGATCAAGAAGACAAACCTAAACGTATTTTCTTGGGAGGTACTTGTGGTGGATCGGCCTGGAGAGATGAATTAATTCCAGAACTTGATAGACTTGGATTTGAATATTTTAATCCCGTTGTACCTGATTGGACTCCTGAATGTATAGAAAAAGAAAACATCGAAAAATCCGAACTTTGTAATACACATCTCTATATCATAACCCCGGAGATGAGTGGTGTATATAGTATAGCAGAGATGGTTAATTCGGTATGGGAATGTTTATCGACCGGTACTGGTTTTGTATGGATTGGAATTCTCGAAAGTGAATCTTGGGAACCTCATCAACTCAAATCACTTCAAGCAACTCTCGATCTAATTAACAATATCGCCGATGGAAATAGTAGAATTAGAGCAAAGCTTATAAAAGAATCTAAAGAAATATTAACGTGATGAGAGTAAAAAGAAATAATATTGTAGCAGTAAGAGTTTTTACTGGCAGAGATTTAATTGAAAAACTATACTCTGAAGGTTGGGAAGTAGAACAACGAGAATATGGATTACTTTCTGGAGTAAAAAAGTTATCAAAAGGAGCAATTAATGCTATTAGTGATTTAGGAGATAATTTAATAGTAAAGCCGATTAGTAGGTCGAAAATGGGAAAGAAAATTATCGATAAAACGCAAGATTCTATTGAAGATTCGTTAGATAAAAGAATTAAATTGGATAGAGAGATTAAGGAATTAGATAAATCCATTAAAGATCTATCTTTATCTAATGAAGATTCAGCAAAATCTATCAAAAATAATTTAAAAAATGAAGCTGCTAAAAATAAAGCATATATACTTGAAGATAAAAGCAATACTTCAGGAAAATCTTTTGAAAATGGAACTATTGATATAAGAAATCCAGAAATAAAGAAAGCTGTTAGAAAAAAGCTTAAATTCGATGGTCGAAAAGATATGGAACATTTTAATAATAGTAATGATTTAATTTTATTTAAAGAATCTTCAGGTAATCCAGCTTTAGCTCATGAGATTGGACATGTAATAAATAGAAATTCTAAAGGAAAGGCCGCAAAAATAGATAGAGAGGCTGAAAATATAATAGAAGAATTTCATAAACCAGCAGATTCTCCAGGAGGAAGAGATAATTCTAAAGGTCTGTGGAAATCAGTAGAAAGATTTTTCAAAGGTAAGAAAGTAGTAAATAATGAAAAGAATGCCTCTGAAAATGCTATTAAGCTATTGAAGGAATCTGGAGCAAGTGAGAATGAACTGAAACTTGCAAAAGAGAGTTTAGATAAATCCCTGGAGAGTTACAAAGAAGAACATAAAATGTATTATAAGTCTCCATTTATTAATAAACTTCAATCATTTAGGAAAAATAAGGAGAAATAATCATGTTTGGTTGGAAAAGAAAGAAGGAAAAGGATCTAATGTATCAATCTTTGGAAGAGGAAATTAGATTCATCGGAAAAGATCTTGGAATTTATAACTATGGAGACTATAAGGTAGAAACATCTTATAAAGAAGCTACTGAGTTTGAAGATTTATTAAAGGAAGTTAGACATAAATTTTTCTATCTTGAAGAAAAATATAAAAACTATGAATTAAGTATATCACTTAGATCTTATTCATCCGCTAATCTTGTAGATTTAGATGAAATAGAGAATCGAATTTTGAAAGATCATGAAGCAAGAGATATTTTTCTAGACTATATTGGGAGATATAAAAATAATGAGTTAAAATTAATGGATATAAATTTTAACTTACTATATGATTTATCTATGAGATATGCTTATGATGTATTAAGGGCGTTAAACAGAATTGCAGAATCTGATTCAGATAAACTAATATTGTCAGATTGGGAAGAAAATTTATCTCGTGTTGTAAAAAAACCTTATTATTATTCAAGTAATTATAGTGCAGAGGATCTTATGCCATATCTAGGACCTTACTTCATTGATCAAGAAGCAAGAGATTCGTTATATGAGTTTATTAGATGTAGAAGATAATAATAATGAGTAATTCTAGAAATTATACAATATCTTTAGAGAAAAAAATTAGGGATATTTAATCATAAGTTATTTTATTTAAAAGATTATGTAAAAAGACTTGAAAGATTAGTAGAGAATTTAGATAATGTAACTTTTCATACTATTCCGGAAACCGGTAGGGAAGTGGATGAAGTTGTTGAAAAAATTAAAAATGAAAATCTGAATAGAGATATTATATATTCTCATATAATTAATAATGATTTTAACTTCGATCAAGAAACTCTGAATAAGTGTGGTTATAATTTTATTAGAAGTATAGAATATTTAATCGAATTAATTAATGAAAAAGATAATTTATTTCTATGTTGTAATAGAGATAATAAATTTTATACTAATCATTATCTTATAGATAATCTTTCAGATATTATATATAATGAGAAATATCAAAAAGCTTTAAAACTAGAAAATATAGAGCCAAATCTAAATCAATGGACTAAATTTTTATACAGAAATTAGTATGTTTTACGTGTCCCAGAAGCTGTAAGACTCGTACTCAGTCTAGGACATGGAACAGCAGGAGATTTTAAACCAGAAGAATAAATAAAATAGATTATGACAAAAATATTATTAATACCAGCGCATCATAAAACTACTCCAGGAAAAAGAAGTCCTGATGGGATTTTACGAGAGTATTCTTATTCTCGAGAAATTATTAGTGAGATGATAGAAAGATTGGGAGGCTTAGGATATGAAGCTATTAATCCTATACCTGAAACAGAAAAAGAATTATCTCTTAGTGAACAATGTAGAATAATTAATAAAATCTACGATGAATGTTCTGGGGATTGCTTCTGTATTTCGCCTCACTTAAATGCAGCAGGAAATGGTTCTGAATGGATGAATGCTAAAGGATGGAGTGCGTTTATTTATAGAGGAGCTGGACAGAAAACAAAAGAACTTGCTGGATGTTTAACGAAAGCGGCTGAAAAAGAAGGGATTAGAGTGCGTTATGAGTATCCTGGAGTTCCTTATTGGACTAGTGGATTTTATATTTGTAAGAACACTAAACCAAGTACAGTTTTGACAGAAAATCTCTTCCAAGATAACCACGAAGATGTAGATTTCTTATTATCGCCTGAAGGAAAAGAAGCAATAGTTAATCTTCATGTCCAAGGAATTTTAGATTATATAAGTAAAATAAAAGAATAATGAAATTATATAGTAAAACAGATTACCTCGAGTATAAAACAAATCCACAGCCAGGAGATTGTCTAGGAAAAATTTTATCTGAATGTTTTGAAAATTTCCAGGATAGTAATGGTATTGTTAGAACTTCGATCCTTGATAATATTCTTTCCTATAAGCTTTCATTATCGGCCGGAGATTCTGACTATCAAGCATGTTCTGTAGTGTTATCTGAGAATTTCGAAAACATAACTTACACATGGATAGCTGAACAATTCGGATATACTCTCATCTCAAATCCTAGAAAAATCACAACGCCTGGAACACTTCTTGGATTTGAACTAGATATTGCTCATGGAAATTTACTGCCTGAAGAGAGTTACACAGGAGAATATTTAAGTTGTGCCTATGAAGTTTTAAGACGTAGGTTAATTATGAACTCTATAGGTTGGGGTTGTACAGTGAGCAAAGAATTAGAGGATGCTAAGGAATGTATGGAAAAGCGAATGAAAGTTTTTGAGAGATATTTTAGTGGGAATATTAAGTTTCCAGTATTTTCTCAACCTTTTATGAACTCTTCTTGGGATCCTGACTTCTATGGATTTTGTTATGGAGATGGAACTTACGGCGAATGGAACTACTCTTGGGCCGGCTTTATCGGGAGAGAATATCATGATTGGACAAGAGAAGATCAGATTTATTTCTCATGTCTCTACGAAGCCACTGATCAATATTTGGAACATCATTTAAATATGCTCCCGACAATGACCCGGCCCGAACTTTTATACTTCGCCGATCTTAGTCTTTATTGTGGATGTTCTGGAATATGGGCATTTATGAATAGAGATATTTCTGGAGATGAAAAGAACTCCGAATTAAATAAACTTTACACCAGATTAACAGCTCTAGGAAAAATTGAAGGAGCTGGAATGGAAGTATATAAAGAAATGGCAGAATCTTTAGGAAAACATGCTGCCAATTATTATGACCTAGATGAGATACAGGAAATAATAGGTTATAGAATTTATTTGTAATAATTTAAAAACGTTTTTGATTATGATTAATGATGCATTATTAAGTGGATCTGCCGCAGATGGTGGACCCCAAGCTGGTCTTCCTGTTACGGAAGTAGTTAAAAGTCTTGATATTAAGAAGGATGCTACTATTCCTCAACCTCTTCCGACTGATGAAGAGATTAATATCAAGGAATCAGAAAGTATTAAATTTGTAGTTGGTGAGTCTCTTGAAATGAAAATCGGGGAAGTTAAGTTTTTAGAACTTCGTCAGGAGCCATTTATTTCAAATCTCCCTTATGTAACTTATGAATCTAGTAATCTTAGGGTAGCTAGATTTATTGAAGATGGAGTTATTCTTGCTTGTTGTCCTGGAACAGTTAAAGTAACTGCAACAACTAGTGAAGATGTTAATAATCCACTAGTAGCTACTCTTACAATTACAGTAGTTGATCCTAATGCTCCTAAAGCAAGAAAGGGAAAAAAGTAAAGTAGAACGTTATAACCAAGCAGGAGGACTTATAAATCTTCTTGTTTGGTTTTTGATTTTTGTAGAATAGATGGCAAAAAAGAAAGAAAATAATATAAATCACTTAGAGACATTTTACTTCTCAGATATTCCAACTCAACCTTATCCGGTGTATTCAATATCAGAATCTGGAAACTTATACTCTCTGAAAAATATAGTATATCCAGGAAAATCAGCTAAAAAATTTACTCGTGCAAAACAATTAAAATGGAGATCTCAACAAGCTAGATTAGTAGATTTCTTAATAAACATAGATTATTTTTATCCATTAACTGTTTATAGGGAATTTCTAGTACCTATTCAAAATTCTCTTAGACTTCCTGGCATTTCTGGAGGTTTTTTCTTATTGGATTTTTATTTTTATGAATTATCCTTAGCATTAGAGTTGGATTCTGACTATCATAATCTAGACGCCGATAACCTTAGGGACGAATACTTGGAACAGCTTGGAATAGAAGTCTTCAGAATATATAACTTAGAGAAAATTACAACACAGAAGGGTAAGTTTAAAGAATTTATAGCTCTTCTCAAATCTAAAGTTCCTGTTCAAAATCCACGTCCCTTTGATTTCCTCGGCGACTTAAGAAAAAGAGAACAGGGAGGAGATAGTTCAGGGTTATGGAAAATCGATTAAACGCTTCCTAGTACCCTCGAGAATCTTATTATTGATAGTATATAATAAAATAGAAACTTTATTAAATTAACAGATCATGAAAATTCAAAGAGGAGTAAACCCAGAAAGTAGAATGATACAAATTACAGTTACTACACCATTATTAGCTGAATATTATAACAATTTTAGTGGTATGATTCGGAATAATAGTAGTAGTATTTCTGAGGGGGTTAATGTTGAAAGAGTAAACACCGATTCAGCTATGGTATCTTTTCCACTTCCATCAGATTCTCAAATGATAAATCATGGAGATAAAGCATTAGTTTCTATGCCTCCAGAGGTTGTAGATAAATTAAATGATGTAATAAATAAGTTTGTTAATTGTGGACTTCGGAAAACATTAAAAACAGTAGAATTCCTTCCACTTAACAACTATGAATTATCAGGACTTCAGGAAGATATTAAATCTGCAATAGAGAATAAACGAAACTTTTGCATTCTCAGAGATTATAAAGAGTATCAAAAAATGTCGGAGGAGAGAAAGTATCAATTTACCCAAAAACTAATCAAATACGGTACCTCAGAATATGCAGATGTAGCTCTTCTAATTAATTCTGGAAAAATGGATGAACTTAGAAGATGGTTAGATCCGCAGTTGAGTTATTGTGAATGGATTTAATTGATTATTAACTCTATAGTGTTTCCTCCAGGTTTTATATCAGAGGAACACTTTTTTATTTAATGATTTATTATAATATATGTATGAAGGAGTAATATATAAATATACAAATAAAATAAATGGTAAGATTTATATAGGTCAAACCATTAATGAGAAAAGAAGATTAAATCAACATAAAAAGAGCTCCGAAAATTCTCTATTTCATCGAGCAATTAAAAAATATGGTTGGGAAAATTTTGAATATAAAGTTTTATTTAAAATTCATTGTAATAATGAACAAGATTTAACCAATACATTAAATATAAAAGAGTCTATTGCAATAAGATTTTTTAATTCTATTGATAGTAATGTTGGATATAATTTAAAAATTAGTGGTTCTAAAGGGAAACTAAATAAATCAGTTAGAGATAAAATTTCAAAGTCTCATAAAGGATTACCTGGAAGAAAACATACAGATGAAGAGAAAAAATCTTTATCTATAAAAAGAAGAGGGGTTTTAAATCCTATGTATGGAATTCACAGACCTCACACTGAAGAAGAAAAGATAAAAATGTCAATTGCACTAAAAGGAAAATATGTTGGTCCTAAAAATTTAAATTTCGGAAAGAAACGTAAGCCTCTAAGTAATGAAGTAAAGAATAAATTATCAATAGCAAATTCTATTCCAGTAGTTCAATTATCCATAGAGGGTGATTTTATAAAAGAATGGGTAGGCGCTAAAAAAGCAGAGAATGATTTAAAATTAAAAGGAATTACCAAAGCATGTAAAGGAAAAGCAATAACTGTTGGAGGATTTAGATGGATGTATAAATCAGAGTACGAATCTAATGATTATGAATTAAAAAGTACAGAAAAATTTAATATTAGAGGAGTAGTTCAATTAGATCTCGATTGTGAAGTAGTTAATACATTCAAATCAATTTCTGAAGCATCTGCTATAACAAAGATAAATTATTCTAACATACGAAGTTCCCTAAATCCAAACATAAAAAGTAAAACTGCTGGAGGATATAGATGGATATATAATGATGATTTTCAAAATTTAATAAAAGAAGGGAAAGATATAAAAAATGAATTAATGCCTCCAACAATTAGTCAATTAGATGAAAATGGAGATCTTGTTAAACATTGGTTAAGTATTTCCCAAGCTGCAAAAGAATTAAATATATCCGGAGGTATTATTAGACGAAGTATTAAATTAGGAGGTTTAAAAATAAAAAAGTTAAATAATAATAGATTTATTAAATATGGAACAGATTAGTAATAATGTGATGGTACTGAATGTAGGAGATCAAATTCCTCCAGGTACCGAAGATGCATTGAAAATTTATTTAGGTGGTAGTATGGATCTTGGACCTACTGGAGAATACAATTGGTTTCAGAAATTTATAGATGGAATGAAAGTAGCTGTAGATCCAACAAAAGGGTATATGAATTTATTCAGTAAGTATAATTATATAATATTTAATCCATACTATGTTCCTAAGAATCCAGCTCAGAATATATTTAATCAGGAATTTACTCAAAAATGGACTTGGGAAAATCAATGTCTTGAGATGGCTGACTGTATATTTCTAAACTTTCTTGGAAAATCTACTAGTCCTCTTCCACTTTACACATTTGGTTATATTGTAAGAAGTGGAAAATTAGTAGTAAGATGTCCAGAAATTTATACTAATTATGGAATTGTAAAGATGGCATGTGATACTTATAATGTACCTCTAGTTGGTAGTAAAATGGGAACTGTAAATCAAATTCTTAGTCTTATGTTTAGTTTTATCCCTAAATTTCAAGAAGTAGGAAAAAATACATTACCAGAATAAAAAAAAATGAAAACACTTATTATTTTAAAGGGATTAGCAAAAAGTGAAAAGCTTGAATGGGTTAAATCTCAAGGTCTAGAAAATTTCTTTCTAGATTATTCTATTTTCAAGAGATTATATAGTATGCCTGAGTTAGATCGAGATAAAACAACTGATATCTTGGGAAGAACGAATATTAATCTCATCTTTAAGTCATGGTTTGAAGCAATTAATAATAAGCTCGAATCTGGATGTCTAGTTGTTATCGATTATGATCAGGAGAAAACAAAGATTTTGGAAGATATGGGTATGATTTATGGTTATACTTGTTTCTATAAAATCTTTAATATCCCTCACGACTATACATCAAATCCAGAAAAATATAGTCCAGTAGGGTTTAAAAAGAAGACGAAAGAAGAATTAGAGGCAGAAGTTATTACATTTTTAAATCTTCAGCTTGGATATACAAAGAAAATTGGAGGATACTCTGATGTTATGGATTACTGGAAGAAGAAAGAAGTAATTCTAGATATTCCAAGAAAAGAGACGATGTATTTTTTCTCTGATCTTCATTCCAATTATTCTCTCTATCAAAAAATTAATCTCCCTTCTGGAACAATAAGAGTACATTTGGGAGATTATATTGATGGTCCAGAAGAAGGTGGATCTAGAAAACTTATAGAAATGATTTTTAAGAATGCATCATACTATAATATATTCTTAGAGGGAAATCATGAACGTAGACTTAGAAAATTTTTATTCTGGAGATGGGCTGCAAGTAGTAACTCAGGAGGAAGTAGAGCTATTATTGCCGAAATGCTTTATAACTCACTTCCAACAGACTTTTTAACAACAACAGCTGACGAATTTAGATCTTTAACTCCAGGAGAAGCATTGACATGGTTAAAGAGATTAAATGATATCTTGAAAACCCATATAATTATTAAAAAAGATGATACTGTTTTTTATTGTACACACGCTGGAATTAAATATCTTGAACAACTTAGTCCTAAATTTATAGGAAATGTTATCTATGGAAATCGAGATATGGATATTTATGATAAATGTTTCTCAAAAACTATATGGAAACCTACAGGAAGATGGTCGGTTCATGCTCATTGTAAGTATCCAGATGGCGTTGATTTCCTTAAATATGATGGAGTAGTTAATCTAGATCCATCATGTGAAAAAGAAATAGTTTATATGGAAAATAACATTAAAAATTTTTTACCATGCATCGTACAGTAACATTAACAGTAAAAAGTAAAGACTTAGGAAAAGTATTAAGTTCTTTAGAGATGAATAAAGACTTCGAAGAGAATACTACATTAACTCTTAGTATTGATATTGAAGATACAAAGAAAAATTATCAAGTTCTTTGTGGATCTCCTGAAGTTTTGGAATGGGACTTTATTGAGGAAGATAAATCAGAGGATGATGAAGTCGTACAGGAAACAAAAGATAATTACAAAAAGTCAGTAAATCCTGTAACTGATATAGAAGAAGCGATAAAAACTGTTAAGGAGAGTCTTAATAAGGAAAAGTCTTTATGGCCTGATAATATATATTCAGTTGCCGTAAATACAGGAAAAACTCTTGGGTATCTTGAAGAATATATTAAAACTTATGACGACATAATTGAATTTATCTTAATATCTTGGAGATTATCAAAAAAATTTCCCAAGTATTCAGTAGATTTTGTTCAAGAATATATCCTCCCAGCAATTATCCAAAATCAAACAGATATTTCAGAAGTATCAAGCTTAGATCGAAAAATTCCTCTCCTAATTACATCTTATTATTCTGGAGTTAAAACAACAAAAGAAGTACTTAAAGATGTGATTAGAAAAGTTCAAGAATCATGGGAGATTATGAAAGAAACTGAAGATGTAGTTTCTTTAGTTACATTATTGTTTGGTGGTAAAAAATAGTAATGTCATGACGGAAGAAATACTTAAAGATATAAAAACTAGTTTAGGTTTAGATGATGTTGATGAAGCTATTCCTTATATCAATCAATGTATTCAAGCTAGAGATAGGATTTTATCAGACGAATATTCTGATTTTAAACCAGGAAGCTTAGTTCTTGATACTAGAGATAATGAAATTGGTTTTGTAATTGGACCAATCAATATGTATGGAGATATTAATACGGATAGTTTTGTTAAATTATCACACAACGCTAAAGTAAGTAAAGAAAATACTACAATGTTAGTAGTAACTCGAGTAATTGGAGGTTTAGAGAATGAAAGGCGTTCTAATTTTAGAGTTAGATACGTTAAACGAAATTACCTAACACCATTAAAGATAGAGGAGAATAATCTCAACTATTCAACTAATAGTGTATCAGATCTTGATACTTTTTGTGGAAGTCAGTGTATTATGGAATGTACATCTGAGTGTAAATTATATAAATATAGAAGGAAAAAGTAATTAAAAACAATGAATACTAGGAGGGAAACCTCTTAGTATTTTTTATCAAAGAATTATGAGTAAAAAATGGTTACATGGAGCTATACCTGCTCTACTAATTCATGGCTGTATAGGAACTGTTTATTGTTGGTCCTTGTTGTATGATTATATAAAAGAATCTATTACTGGTAATTGTACTTGGGCATTTTCCTTAGCCATATTTTTCTTAGGGATTTCTGCAGCTTTTTTCGGTCCCTTAGTAGAAAAGAATGTAAAGAAAGCTGCAACTATAAGTTCTATCCTCTTTGGTTCGGGAATGATCTTATCTGGAGTAGCATGTTATATAAATTCTATGCCACTTCTTTATCTTAGTTATGGAGCAATTATGGGTACTGGAGTTGGAATTGGATATATCACTCCAGTAAAAACTCTAATGATGTGGTTCAAGAATAATAAAGGTCTTGCTACTGGACTTGCTATTATGGGATTTGGATTAGCGAAAGTAATAGCAACACCTCTTCTTAATTGGAGTATAGAAAGATGTGGAATATACTGTACTTTCTTCTCTTTTGGGGTTTGGTATACTTTGATTATGTTACTTGCTGCAATACTTCTTAAAAAACCAATAGAAGAAGGAAAAATAGAGAATACATCAAGACCCAAATTTAAATCACTTAAGGAATGGTTTGATAGGAAAAAACAACTCCTAAATCTACCAGCAATTACTACTATATGGTTGATTTTTTATTTAAATATCTCTTCTGGATTAGCAATTATAAGTTATGAGAAATATTACTATGAAACAGCTGGAATTGGAATAGTTCTAGGATTAGTATTTTCAGCTATTTTTAATTCTCTAGGTCGTTTTGGAGTTGCTTGGTGGTCTGATTATTTTAAAAATCGTGGAAAACTTTTTGGAATAATCTTAACATTCTCTGTTCTTTCGGGAATTACAGCTTTTATGGCTCCAGGTTTTATTCCAGTAGCTGTACTTTTATGTAATGCTGGGTATGGGGCAATGTTTTCAATAATGCCTTCTGTTCTAGCTGATAGGTATGGAATGAAAGACGTATCTGAGATTCATGGATTAATACTTAGTGCTTGGGCTTTTGCTGGTCTTTCTGGAAATCAGTTTGCTAATCTTTTAGTAGGTATTCCAGAGAGTTCATATAAAACATTAATTCTTGGAAGTGTTGGGTTATATTGTATTGCTCTATCTTTAAGTGCTAAATTGTGGAATAAAGACTAAAAACCTTATATATGATATAATAAATAAGAAGTTATGAAAAGTAATAGAGCGTTTGAAATTTTATCTACATTAAGCTATGAACCGTGTTATTGTGAAGTAGATGAATCTATAATTGATTATAGTAATGCAGTTAGAGCAGTAGAAGAGGCTGAAAATGAAGTAATAGATCTGCTTAAGGAAAGTATATTAGCGAAATTTCAAAATGGGTCTACAAAAGATACTATAAAGATTATACTTGAAGAAACTATAAAAGAGTTTAAGGATGAAAAGTAAAGAAGGAGATAAATATTTAGGAAAACACCTGAATAGTATAAATGACTTATTAGAAGAAGGTCATGATCCGAAAGTTAGAGATCTGGTAGTTTATGAAGATGCAAAAATACTATCTGATATTTCTTATTTTGAGGGTTATGATGCTGGGGTGTCGGATGAAAGAAATAAGGAAGATTATGAAGTATGGATGGTCGAGTTATTCAAGAAAATCGCTGTAGATGGATTACCAAAAGAATATAAAGGCGGCCATTCTAAGATATGTGTTTGTTTTGTTCCGGCCGTTAATGGAGAACTTGACAGATATGTTATTGGATACTATAATTATAAAAAGAAAGGTTGGATGACTTGTTTATGTGAAGGATGTCAAGAATGTTTCCGGCCGACTCATTATCTAGAACTTCCGGCCGCTCATAAAATCAGAAAAGAATATGATGTAACTGGGCAAACTAGATCAACAAATTCATTTCCTGAAGTTCCTGATGGTGTATATCAAGGAAAATTCGGTGGACATGTTGGAATGATAGAGTATTTAGGAAAGGTCTATAACTTCACATTCTTAAAAGGTATCGTTCAAGAAAATATTCCAAAAACAATAACAGTAATAGATGGATATGGATGGACTCTACTAAAAGATGGACCGATTGTACCAACCGTTTGAAACTATAACAAATTAAAAATAAAAAATTATGAAGAAAGAAAAATCAGAAGAAAAAGAAACATTATAAGTTAACAAATTAATAACTAAGAAAGAAAAAATCAAGGATAATATTGTAGATATTATCGATATTGATGACGAAGAGACAGAGGAGTTTAAATTCTCTGGTGGAAAATTGGTAATAGATGACTCACTGAATGTAATTGGAAAGTGGGAATCTAAGAATTATACATCATTAGGAGATGGTGTTTATATGGGGTTTGTAAATAGCGGAGAACATGAAATAACGCTAATGGAAAGTAAGAAAAAGCACTCCAACATATTTGATTTTGGATTAGAGAATGGATATATCGCTATAAATAGAACTACACTCAAAGTAATCGTAAAGAATAAAAAAGGTTATATCGACTGTAGACATCTAACTCTAATCTGTGATTACCTGAAAAAATCTATCAATTCCAAAGAAAAAGAAATTAAATCTTTGGAAAATAGTATATCAAGAATTGAGTCACGTTCAAAAGAAGATATAAATATACATTTAATCATATAGAGAACGAATCTAAAAGACAATAAAAAAGATAAAGTAGTAAGACATCAAAGCTTACTACTTTTATTTTCTATGTAAAAAAAGGGAATCTCAGAAACCCCGAAATTCTTATTAATGTATGAAAAAGAATTTTAAAGAAAAAGATGATTTTATATTTTTAAATAAAGAACGAGTTCGGCTTACAATGTTAGTTACTACTAATTATTATATGGAATGCAAGATTAATACTGCATTGATCTCCGAACTTTAAATTTAAATACGTGGCGGCTCATGTTATTAGTTACTACTAAATTATAGATTTGTAAACTATGCGATTTACTGTAACGATCACCGCCACGTAATTTAAAAAATATAAATAATTCTAAACTACAAGAGAAATCCTGTAGTTTTATTTTTTCTTCTCTGATACAAATAAAAAAAAAGAACCTAGATTTTACTCTAAGTTCTTATTATTTTTCTATTCATTTACAGGAGGAAAGTCATCATTAATAACTTCTTCATTATCAATTAAACCCGCCTCTTTGTAGCAATTTCTTTTATTCTCCTTCATCCAGGCTACTAAACATCCTATTAAACCGAGAATAATTGCGATAAATCCTAATATCTTTTTCATAGTTTTCTTATTTATTTTTCATATATAAGATTTTTAAGCGGATTCTGTGTTATTTTTATTGTCTTCTGGTTTGTAATCTCCTGCAGTACCATGTTCTAGACTAAGAACTAACTTAACTGCTTCTGGTCCTTTTAAAATATATTCTCCCGTTTTAAGAGGTTTTCCTGATTTTATATGACTCTGAATAGACGTTTTACTAAATTTAAATCTTTCACTCATTTTATTTAAATCATTAAAGTAAGCACCTAATAGAGTTTTCTTATCTTCAGAAAATACATAAGTAACAGTCTCCATCTTCCTATTAGGTTACTATTATTCACCTTATCCTGTGATACAGAGGATTCTATAGCTCTGTTTTCTGTGTCTAATAGGTCGTCTAACATTTTTTAATAGTTTAATTATTATTTACATTTTAGATTTTACAAGAAGGGAATTTCGAAGATAATAAAGTTTCCGGATCTCTACTATTCCTACTTTTCCCTAATAAACCTAAAATGTTAGAAAACAAAAGAACACTAGATCGATTTATAATTTTATTTATAAATTTTTCTAATGTTCTTTCATAGATTAGTAGGTTTTTGGATTTTCAGGAAAGCAAAATAAAGACTTAGGATTTCACACCTAAGTCTTATTATTTTATTTATTATCTCAAGATATTACCTTTTTCTTCTTTCTTGATATCAAACTCTATTGTTGTATTAAATTTTACAATTGATTTATTACTTTCATCAATATCTACTACAATATTTTTTCCAATAGAATCAGAATATACAAGTTCATTAGAGATTGGATTTTCTATATTCTTCACAATCTCTCTTTGAAGATCTCTAGCTCCATAAGCAAGATCACATTGAGACACTACATATTCTTTCATCTTATTAGAAACCTCTAAAGTATATTCATTCTCTGAAAGTCTATCTTTAAGTTTTTCTAATTCAAGATCAAATATTTTATAAAGATTATTTTTATCAAGTGATCTGAAAAATATAATATCACTTAATCGATTTATAAGTTCTGGTCTGAATTTCTTCTTAATAGCTTTCATAACAATGCTTTCATCTTCTTTATCACTTTCTATTCCAGATACTTTAGAAAATCCAAGATTTGTCTTGTTGCTAATCTCTCGTGTTCCAATATTCGATGTAAAAATCACGATCGAGTTCTTAAATGATACTAAGCTTCCGTCCGATAAAGTAATCTGACCTTCATCTAAAATAGGGAGAAATACAGTATTAATTACATTTTCATGCATCTTTTCAATTTCATCAAAAAGAATCACACTAAATGGTCTTTTCCTAACATCATGAAATACTGTTTTATCTCCATATCCTACGTATCCACTTTGTGCTCCTATTAAAGAATTTGCACTAGTTTCTTGAGTAAATAAGCTGCAATCAACTCTAATTAAATTTTTAGGATTTGAAAACAGTGATTCATTTAATATTTTTGTTAAGTAACTTTTTCCAGTTCCAGTTGATCCTGTAAATAAGAAAGATGTCGGTTTATTCTTATCTTTAAGTCCTAGAAATTGACGGTTAAGTGCAATAGATAGTTTTTCAATAGCTTCGTCCTGTCCTATTACTTTTGCCTCCATTGACTTTTTCATTTCTCTAAGTTTTTCTCGAGAAGTACTACGAATTTTGTCAATAGGTATTTTAGACATCTTAGAAATTACTGAAGCTATATCATCTACTGTTACATTAGACCAGCCAGAAGGATCATTAAGTTCTTGATCAATCTTAGATTTTTCCTTTTTAAGCTCTTCTTTCAATAATAATTCGGTATCTCTTCTCTTTTGAGCTTCATCAAAATCTTGCTTTTCTACTAACTCAATTTTTTCTTTAACAATATTATCAATTGCTTTTTCAAGATTATCAATAGAACTAGTATCTATATCTTTCTTAAGCTTAGTAAGAGATCCCGCTATATCAATAATATCAATATCTTTGTCTGGATGATTTCTATCATTAATATATAAATTACTCCAATTAACACAAGCTTCTATGGCTTCCGGAGTATATTTAACTCTATGATACTCTTCATATTTAGGAGCCGTTTTTTCCAAGATAATTTTCGTCTCTTCTAGAGTAGGTTCCTCTACTTGAACCTCTTGAAATCTTCTTTTAAGAGCTCCATCTTTTTCTATGAATTTTCGATATTCATCATCGGTCGTTGCTGCTATAACTGTTATTTTTCCTGCAGTTCCGCTTAAATAAGGTTTAAGTAAACTACTTGCATCGCCTGATCCGGGCGTATTGGATCCAGCCCCAAAAATTTGATGCATTTCATCTATAAATACGATTATTTCTGGATGTTCTACAAGCTCTCTTAGAGACTCAAGAAGCTTCTTTTCAAAATCTCCTCTAAAGGTAGATCCACTGACCATTCCCATGATATCTAAGGTACGAACTTCTTTTCCTTTTAATTCGCGTGGTACATTTCCAGATTCTATTGCTTGTGTTAATCCCACAACTACACTCGTTTTACCAATTCCAGGGGATCCAAGTAATACACAGTTACTTTTTTTTCTACAAGATAATATTTCAATAACTTGTGAGATTTCTTTTTCTCTTCCAATAACTGGATCAAATTGTCCAGATCTACATTGTTTAGATAAATTGGTTGAGTATTGATCTAAGAATGGTGTAGTTGAATTAGGATCACCTGAAACTAGAGGCTCATTACTTCCTTGTCCAGCCATTTCAAATTCTCGATCTTCCTCTTCGCGACGTTTTTCTGAGTCTTCGTCGCCTTGGTTATAATCGAGAGTTTTTTCTTTAAGTTCGCCGCCGTTATTTTCCTCACAATTATCTTCTTGGTCTTTTATTCCAAGTTTCGTATCGAAGTCATTTATCTTCCAAAATAAACTCGTGAGGTCTCTTGCATCGGCGTCTAATTCATTTACAAGATACTTAGCAATCTTACTGAACTCTGCTTCTGGGAGTGAACACATAAGGAAAGCTAGTGTATCAATATCATCAGTCATCTCAGATTTTAAATTTATATCTGTCAGTTTATCCAAGATATAATTAACGGCCGGAGACAAGACAATCGAATCAGCGCCAGTATACAATTCAGAAGGCGCTGTGAATTTATTGTCTTCTCTAATTTCGGCCATTACATCCATTACAAACTCTCTAAGATCTTCTTCTGTACTAGGTTTTCCGATAAACAGATCTTTTAGGTAATCTCTTAGTTCTGGAATATCACCTTCATTATCTAGATAAGTTATAACTATCTGAGAAACTATATGATCTAGTGATATTTCTTTTCCCATAAACGAAACTACTTCTTCATGAGCTCTCTCGAAAAACTTTTTTAACTCTTGGGATAATTCAAATTTTGATGAATCTTTCATTTTTCTATTTGTTTAATTTTTATTATGTTTATCATCACATTATTAAGGAAATCATCAGTAAATTTTATATCTATTTTTTGCTTCAGAGATATAATCATTAATATCTTCTTGAGTAATAGTTATATCTTTTATGTTTTTAAATTTGTTAGCCCAATCACTACACCAACTTCTCCAACTAGTATCACCTTCAAGTTCTTTTATGTACTCAAGAATTTCTCCTTCTCCTTTAATATTTCCTTTTGGGACCCACCCCAAACAATTCTCGAAGGATTCATTTCGATCATATATTGATTTTACTTTTATCGAAATTTTCTTTTTCTTCTTCAACCACTTAAAGAAATCTTTTATAGGATTTGGATACATTAACTTCGGAAACTTATAAATCTCATAATCTTCAGTTACAACTATATAAATCCTTGATTCTTTTCCTAAGGTCGGTGTTTTAAGAAATGGAAGATCGACTCGTTTGGCATCTATATAAACCTTAGTATTCCACCATCTAAAAGTATCTGGTTTATTTGTATCTTTTACTTGATATAACATAAAATCTCCAGAAATATCAATAACATTTACAGCTAAACCTGTTTTTCCAGTAGAATCATCTATGACTACTTGAGAATTTCCTTCTTCAAAGAGATCCATAACTTGAGATGCACCATGTTCTACTATATAAAGTGTTTTCCCTGTTAGATTATCAATAGTTTCTAAGTCTTTCTTATCTCCTTCTGAAAGTTCTACAAACATATACCCATCTTTACGCGTTACAGATCTAGTTCCAGTAATTCGGTCTAATTTTGTTTTCTTTACTAATTCTTCTGGTTTCATATTAAATTATTCTCGGTTCATTAATAATTCCTTTATCAATTAGATAGTTTCGATAGAGAAGATTTATAACAAATTCAGGTGATTTACAACAAAATTCTCTATCTACTATCTTTAGATTTTTCAATAGTTCAAATAAAGAAACTTCAGGTAAATATTCTTTCCTACAACAAATGCTATTATTTCTATTTACAATATCTAATCTTGAATCTGTATAAATTAATTTTTTCTCTCGATTTAGTATATTTATTATTTTTCTATTAGAAAGTTTTTTACAGATATACCCTTCTGTAACAAAATATAAAAATACCTCAGATAAAGAAGCTAGACGTACATCCTTTTCTAATTGAATTCCTTCAAAAAATTTTAACACATAAGTTTTATCAAAAAGATTTTTATAATTATTCCTAGATAAAATATATCTTGAGCGTAAAAATGGAAAAGTATATAATAAATCTTCTTTATTTGAAGAAGAAATTTCTAAGTAAGTGTATTTTGCTCCTTTAAAATTTATATAACTTAATAACATACTTACTTTCCCCATTTTAAATTTATTTTTGGTTCTCCAGTAATTTTTCCAGTATCTATAAGATAATTTCGAAAGATTATAGTTTTTAGAAATCCTGTTACAGTTTTAAATTTCTTTTCAGGGATAGGAACCACAGAAGTCAGAATATCCTTTCTAGTAAATGAGTTTAATTCGTACTCCCTGATTAATCGGGTTCCTGGTTGTTTATTCAACGATTCTACTTCCATTATAAATGAAAGTTGTATCATTGGATCTTTATAAAGTCTTTTTGACATAGAATTAAGATTTGAAATTTTTGGACGGTCAATTGAGGATGCTAAAACTAATCCTACTTTAGAGAAATCCATTAATTGTATTGGTCTTTCTTTTTCGAATTTTTCTAAGTATGGTTTTAATTTTACTTCGTCCTGTACAATTTCAAAACTAAATCCAGGTTCTGCAAACACTTCGAATCTACCATAATCTACATAAGGTATTGTAATTTTTTCTGTAGAATTTGATTCTGTAAGTACTGTATAATATGCTGTGAATACATTTTGTATAACACATTGATAAACTTTTACATCCATTCTTCTATAGTATTATCGTTCCACTTCACCCTAGCATATACATCTGGGGCATTATCTAATCTCAATTCTAAATTTTTAAAATCCTCTCTGAATTCTTGAGGTAGTTCGAATACTTTATTTATTACCTCCTTCATAATTTCTCGAGCCTTTAATTGTCTGGCTTTCTTTCTCCATACTCTGGGACAAAATACGGCCGGAACATATATAAAGTGATCAGAAGCGGCGGATATATCTGTTATAACTACCTCAGAAGGATCTATCTCAAGTTTTTCATACTCTGGGGTGTTCCAGTATCCATATTCATTTTTCTTTGGTTCCTTAGAAAAACATAAATACTTATCTCCTTCTTTAACAAACCATAAACTTCCGCCGCTAAACTCCTCTTTATATTTTTCTAATAAATCAGCCGGTGTTGATAGTCCCGGATCTTCATCGAAATAATCTTGAAGAATTTGTTTTATCTCTCCAACTATTTTTCCAGGAGCTAATCTAAATTCTGTCATTATACACTCTCCTGTAACTGGAACTGTGAAATTTGCAGTAGGTTGAAGATTTTTTATTCTTTCAACTTCGGAGAGAAATGATTCAGTTTGACCTGGCATATTCCAACAAGGTTTATGGTTCATATTATCAGCTTCAATTAACTTCATTTCATCCGTCAAGTTATCTCCAAGAAGTCTGATAAGTTGACGAGTTTTCTTTGGTTTTCCTGTATATAATCCCCGAGAATAGTCATATAGCTGTTTAATACACATATGATTTTCAACTAAGAAAACGACTTTATCAATTACTTCCCCCGGATATTTAAGATTAGTTAGGATTTTTCTTGTTTCTTTTGCTGACTCTTTATCATGTCCATGAAATGAAAATGATCCATCTTCTTTTACTTGATAACATATTGGTTTAGAAACATCATGAAAGAGGGCTGCTAACCTAAGTTCAAGATTTGCTCCGCCTTGAATTACATGACCCAATACAGCAAGAGAATGTTCGCCCCAAGTTTTATCATGATACTTATTATTCTGTACGAAACCGATATTTAATTGAAAAATCTTAGAAATTCTCCACATAAGACATTTTCCAATTAATTCTATAATTCCCCGTACTGCATTCTTTGACATTAGAATCTTAGTAAATTCATCTCTAATCCTTTCCATACTAAGAGCTGAATATTCTGGAATATTATCAATCTTAGAGTATGTTTCCTCAGAAATAGTAAACATTTTAGTACAGGCAAATCTGATTGCTCTTAACATTCTAAGAGGATCATCTTTAAAAGTCTGTTCAGGATCAAGAGGTGTTCTTAAGACTCTATTCTTACAATCATCTAAGCCTTTCCCCGTTGGATCTAATACTTCTCCAGTTAATAAATTTTTATACAATGCGTTACAACAAAAATCACGTCTAAAAGCATCTTCAGTGATATTAGTTTGCTGTACTGTATCTGGTCTTCTTGGTCCCTGATTATAAGTTTCAATTCTAGGCACAACACATTCTATATCTATCTTTTCATTGGTTCCTATGTCTAATGAAAATTTTCCCGTTTTAAATCTATTATAAGTAACAAAACCAGAACATTCAGGCTTTGTTTTTAGAAAATCTATAAAGAGATCTGTTCCCTCTGGATAATCAATACACAGGTCTATATCCTTTGGAGTTTTTCCTAGAACTAAATCTCTGACACATCCACCAACTAGATAGATTTTTTCCTTGAATTTACAATCTTGAACTATTTCTTTTAATAATTCAACTGCTTTTTCATAATCATTTTTCTTCATAATCGTTTATTGTTTTAATCACATATAAGGAAAATAAACTACCCTGGAAGATTTATTTTCTCCAAGGTAGTAAATAATTATTATTGTTCGGCTTTTCTATACACTCTTACTATAGTTGCTAGATTAAGAATTACTATAAATCCAGATATAATTATAGTAATTAAATTTATAAAAGGTATTTGAATGAAATTATAAGAATCCAATTCAATATGATTCCAATAATCTTTTTGATATCCACTAAGTAAACAATCTGAATAATTTTCTATGTTTAACTTTGTTCCAGGCTTAAGAGATTTTTCCAAAATATATTTTTCAAACTTCTTATCTCTATCCCAACTAAAAGATCCAGACCAAGTTATAGTATCATTTTCATCAATACCTATACAAAATATTGCTTCATTTTCTTTTCCTCCAGACCAGAATGATCTTTGAAGTTCTGTTTTATTCTTATAGCTATTTTGCCAAACTAAAAGAATAGGTCTGAACATAGGATCAAGGGAACATATATAACCAATTTTTCTTTCTAGAGAATCAGGAATATTGATACCATATACGAAATTTTGTCTAGGTCCTAAAATATTATCTGAATTTACAACTCTACCAATACTATATCTCATAAATAATCTTTTCTTCAAAGCTTCTGATATATCTACATCATATAACTTATAGATCGGTAAGATATTATTCATGTAGTTATAGTAATTAACTGGTTTTGAGAATATTAATGCAGTTTCAGGATTACTATTCCACTTAGATCTACACATATGCCAACTCTTATTCTGTGGATGTATGATATCTTCCTTGTTTTTCCATAATCCTTGAAAATACATAAAAGTATTTTTCGAAATTTCAATCTCTACTTCTTCACCAGTATCAAAATCATCATAAACTAGGTAATAAACATCTTCATGAGTAACATCTTTTCCATCTACTTTTTCTATCCAATTACTGTAATGTTTTATATACCTAGCTGAGTATTCAACTAGTTTTGTATCTACTGGCTTATTTAAAGTAAATGCAAAAAATGCAATAAATATAGCCATAACTGAAGGTAAGACGAAAAATATATTCGGCTTATCTTTTTTCAATCGATTTTTAACTTTAACAAGTATAAATACTGTTATTAATAACAGTATTACAACAGTTATAAATAAATATTCCATAGGCTTTTTTAAAAACTTATTAATTTTCTTTTTCTAAGCAAATCTCCAACTACTGGATTCCATTCTATTGCATCTTTAATAGTCTTTTCTGGATAAGTACAGGTATGAAAGTTTTCTGCAAAAATGGTTTCTGTAATAATTATCTTTCCATAATCACCCATATCAGATTCAAAAAATATATTTAAAGAGTCTCTAAATATTCCATCATCTCCTGGAGTTAAAAAAAGATTATCAGTATCTTTTTCAATAGACCCTAAGAAAATAAGATCTTCTCTAGGCTTCTTAACTCCCATTGAGGAATCTGCATACCAAAGGTGATGTTCATATTTCCATGAATGAACCTCATATTCTCTAAGATCTCCAGGAAAACCACCTAACTCTGGAGTTCCTTCACTTCCATAAATTACACAAGGTTTCCATCCTCCATTAATATATTGAAGTTCGAAAAGATACTTTGGATAATCTTCATGGATTAAAATATCACCTTCATAAATTCCACTAGTTATAAGTTCACCAACAGATTTATGTGAAACTCTACTCCAAATAAAAGATCTCTCTTCTTCATCAACTCGACTATCATTAATTATAATTAAACAAGAACTGTCATAAGTAGATATTCTAAGGGATCCATACACGAAATTCAATGAATCATATAGACTCATTCCAATAGGTATTCCTCTAAAACTCTTGTCAATACTACTTCCATGTTTTTCTGCAAAGTATTTTTCAAGTAATCTACAACTCATTTTTTCTCTTTTCTTGTTTTAATCTTAATAACTCTTTTGACAAAGTAGGATCATTATGAGAGATGCCATCCAAGATATCATAATAAATACCCCAAATGGATCTTACAAATGCTAATCGTTTCGACACAAGCATATAAGTTCCATTCATTAAGGGCAGTTTAGATTCTTTCATAGAACTGTAAAGAGCACTAAGACGTAAGTATCTCTTATGCCACTTCAAAAGTTCTGGCATAGCTGTCTTTTCAGATAAACCCATTTCTCCAAGAACTTCTTTAACATCCTCTGGAAGTTCATCAAAAAACATATTATAACTTTTCTGCAAAGATTCTTTATCTTCAATCATAGTGTTTTATCTTCACTTAATTTCTCTACTACTTGATCCCATGTTAAATCACAAAGATCATCTATCCAGGAATCAATATAATATAATTTATCCGAATCTTTAATAACACCAAATAGAATTGGATCCTTTTTAATTCTCTCCTCTTCAGCTTTTTCATATTCTGTTAAACTGAATGATTTTCCGGTAGGATCATAGTACAGAATTACGTAGTTATCAAATACTTGTAAATTATCTGCCAGTACTTTCTTTTCAGCAACTGAATCTGGAATTACTCTTGTGAAATTCTTAATATAATCAATATCAAGTTGTTTTTCACATTTTTTCTGAAGAGTTACTAGATCCGACATTGTAATATAATGATTAATTCCAGAAACTGCTAGAACTGATTCATAAATATGTATAACTAATTCTGAAATTAATTTTTCGAGTTGAGCTTGTTGATTTAATACAGTAGCTTTATGAATTAAGCTCATATAAGCTTCAGTACGTTCTTTAAACTCTTTTTCTTTTCCAGCTAATATCTTAACTTGATCAAACAATTCTATTACATTTATTTCATACAGCTTTTTCGGTTCCTCTATCTTATCCTCAGTAATTGTCTTTTTTCTCTTTCCAAATAATTTTTCTAAGAAACCTTTCTTCTCTTTCTTATTCCCCGAAGAATTCATATTAGTATTAACATATTTAACAGAATCATCATTATTATTTACGAAAATTTGATTCCGAATTCTACCTGAGATTAAAGAATTATTTTCCTTCAGAATTTTTAATAGCTTTTCTGAAATTGATATATTAAATTTCCTAGCATTTGAGTCTCCAAGAAATTCCTTAACTCTAGATAAACCTTTTAGAATTTTATCTGTAGCTTCTATTTCTTTCTCACCTTCTAAGAAAAGAAATTGTCCTGGAGTTATTGAATCAGGATCTGTATTTACTATTCTATTAAAATTTATATTTACTTCAGATTCCTTAAGGTCTTCCTTTGAACTTAAAGTTACTTTTTCGGTTGTATCTTTTACTAGATTTTTATATTTTAATAAATTTTCATCTACTACAATACCACCTTCAAACAATGTAATTCTGTTTCCTTTTTCTAATAATTTCATAATCTATATAATATTTGTGAGTTTTTATTTCCTAGTTCACATCTAATATTTTCTATCAAACCCCTTTTAAGAGTTGGATGAAGACCCGACATTGATGTTATAAATAAACACCTTTCTTCAGGATCCTCTATAATACTAAATATTATAGGAAGCATATACATAAGAATTCTAAATCCTGATCCATGATCAATTATACTTAATAATCCAGTTGGATCATGATCTGTTATTATCCTCCAGTCTTCAGTTATTTTATTTATTCCAAAACCTAAATCAGGAATAATATTTCTTACTTTCTCTTGAACTGATTCAGGATATTTCATGAGTTTTTCAATAAATGGATCAATACCCCATTTAAGTCCTTCACCTGAATCAGCTATTATTAAATCTTTTTCAAAAAACTTACCTATTCCATAAGATATATTAGGATAGTCATAGGATAAATTAGAAATAAAAGAAGTAATAAATTTTGTTGATTTATAAACTTCATATAAATTTAATAAAATTTCTTCATCCTCCCCAGTTCCTTTAAATCCTGCTCCTATACTTATTTCATATTGATCTACATATACAGCTAATTTTTGATCTACAACAAGGGATTCAGATATAAACTCATCTAACGTAAAGATAACACTATATCCTATATCATAATCTTCAGAACAAAGAGTTATAGACATTTCAATAGGTTCTATAGGATCATATGGTCTAAAATCTACTTTACTAACTTTTTTCAGTAAAAATTTACCAATTCCTTTGAGAAATTCATCTAAAGATATATCTACTTTGTAATCAACATCACTGCTTATTAACTCTGTAAGTCCAGTCGGAGAAAATCCTATTGATATTTCTTCTTTACATGCGAAAAAATTTTTTAATCTTAAATTTTTTATTCTCATTTTAATTTTCTTTGATCATAGTTAAGGCTATTAGAGTTTTATATCTTTCTTATGTACATTTCCCTTAAAAACCTTATATATGGAAATTATTGTTAATGAAAATTGCTTTAGTCAATAAGTCTGGTCTGCGAAGATCGGGCTTATTTTTTTTGGCCTGAGAATCTTATACTTGAAATAAAAACCTAAAAGAATGGAAAGATTAGAACAAATTTTCGAAAATGAAGTATTAAAAAATCTAAAAGAAGGTAAAATTAGTGGGAAATCTATCAAAGAACTTCCAGTATTATTTGAGAAGAGGAAAAGAAATGATAAATACACCAACTCTGAGTTATCATATATTATGAAACTTAATGACCTAGGAATACCTTATGGATTAATCGCTAAATCTATATCTAGAACTGAAACATCCGTTAGAAATAGATGTGTTAAGTTTAGAACAGAAAATGGAACTTATAATAAGGGTTATATAGAAGAAAAATATAATCTTAACGATAAATTCTTAAAATATCTTGAAAAAGAAGATAGAGTAATGACTATCTTAGACGCTTATTCGGGGAGTAAGCCATTTTGGACAAAGTATGAAAAAGGAAGAGTAGTATTAACAAATGATATAAATAAAGATTATCCAGCTAAATTACATTTTCCTGCTGAAGATCTTGTTAAGGTATTATATGAGAAAGAATATGAATTTGACGTTGTAGATCTAGATCCATTTAATACTCCAATGAAATGTTTTGATAATGCAATTAAGATTTGTAATAGAGGATTAATCATGACTTTCGGGGATAAACGAGGAATAATAAGTAATAAAAACTTAGCAAAAGAACGTTATGGATGTAGGGTCTATGATGAAAGAAAAATAATACAACATTATATCAGAAGAGCTAAGAAATTTGGAGTGAAACTTAGAGTATGGAAATTTGTAAAATGGAAAATGACATGGAGAGTTTACTTTAAAGTACTAACCCCGAGTTCCTTATAAATGTATTAATAAAAAAAAATTAAACAATTATGAAAGTAAGATTTTTATCTACAAAGTTTTATGTGAGCGAAAAAAGAAGAACAGTAACTTGTGTTATGACTGCAAAATTAGACGATAGAAAGTCTGGTCAAAACAATTTCCGATTTACATGGGAAGGGGAAGAGAGATTCTTAGAACCTTTTGAAGTTAAAACAGTTGCCCGTTGTCACAAAGATGATAAATTCGATGAGACAAAAGGAAGACGTATCGCTGAATCTAAAGCTAAACGTTTAGTTTATTCAGAAGGAATTCAACGAGGAAGAATGATACTAAAAGCAGAAAATGCTTATCGGAAAGAGTTGGAAACATTTGTAGAAAATACAGTAAAGTATAAAGAAAAAGAAGTAGCTCATACATCTATTGTAATGGGATAAAAAAGAAAATAAGAGAGGATTTAACTTGACTTTTAATTAGTCAAGACCTCTCTTATTATTTTTATAGTCCTTCAGCAACTGAATTAAGAATCGAATCTAGGATCACCTTTTCAGTTGTTGTTTTTATTTTCTTCATTTTATATTCACCGGTACCTAAATAAATTATAGTATATTCGATAATATCTGAAGATTCTCTTTTCAGTTCAAATAAAACCATAGATGAATATACTAAAGTTATTTGATCAGGATAATCATTAGCAACGTACAAAGGATTTCCAAAAACATCTGATATTTCTTTAACTATATTCTTCAGATTTATCATAATGCTGCTAAGTAACGATATATATAATTCTCAATATCTTCATAGGATATAGTGATAAGTTCTTCAGTTGGAAGTTCACCTTCTGGTTCAGTTCTAATTATATACATAGGTACTTTAGAAGCATCAGGTCCTATCTCATCAGAATGAATTAAGAATACTGTTGGAATTCTTACTCCAGTTAGTTGTAGATAATGAGTCTTAACAACTGTAGAATAATATTGAAATGACCCTTTCCCTAGCTCTTTACATATATTTTCGAAAATCTTAGTAATTCTTTTATTTTCCATTAGTATCTAAAATCTCGATAAGATTTGTAAAAATAGTAATACCCTGGACCTCCATTTAAAGTCGGTCTTGGATCTACTCTAAATACTAAAAATTCCGGTGGAAGTGGTGGAAGCTGAATTGTATCTCTCCATCTAAACTTTATACGTTCTGGATCTCTTTGACTATCTAAACCAACTCCAATACCTTCTATATAACACAATCCATTATCTAAAATCTTTAACATCAAAGGAGCTTCATCTCCAATTGCACCTGATTCTACATAAGGATCATATATAAATATCTCACCAGGTTTTAGATTTTGATATTCCATAAGACTAAGATGATCATTTCCTATTCCTGGAAATCCAAGTTTCATTTCTGTCATTCTAGACTTCATTTTATTAACTTGATCTGGCCAAGTCTTAGAGAAACCTCTTTTTCTAGCGAATTTTATAAGAATATCATCATTTACCATTTTTTATATAGTTTTTAATATATTTATAAACATCTGTAATTAACCCTGTAGTCTCTTTATCTTGAAATAATTCATCAGATATTAAATTATTATCTACTAAATCTTTCAAAAGCTTTGTTATATCATCACTGTTACTAAATGAAACTATATTTGTTATATGATAATATTGAGACTTATCTCCGATATATGTAAAAGTTAATTTGACATATGGAAGTCTTACTAAATCATATGAACCATCCTGATTTTGAGACTCTGAAATCAAACATTCTCCTGAAATATTAGTATAACTGTAAAGATCAAGAATTGTTTTTCCTGGAATACATTTAAGATAATTAAAATTCTTTACTATTTCGGTGTCCGAACTTCCTCCAGTAACCACTACATTATTATGCATCTTAGAATGTGTTTCTGTTTTCTTAAAGAATCCAAAAACTTTTTTCTCTGTTGTGTACTTTTCTTCATAAACAAAGTAGAACTTATGATCTTCAAGTTTTAATGATTCTGGATTTATTTCTATCTTTGTAACTCTATAATCTTTAATTGAGGGTAAGTCGTTAAATAATCTTCCTATTTTCATCATAATTTAACATTTTTTATTAATTTACTTGAAGTTCTATCATAAAATAAATCCTTATCAGTAAGTAGACCCTTTTCATATAATAGATTAAGAAACTCATTTAATTCTTTTTCTGTTTTAAATGTATATTCTTTTCTTCTTATATTATTCCCATACATATCGATTTTATAGTAAATTATAATATATGGAAGTCTATATACTTTATAAGATCCATCAGAATACATATCTTCTCCTATTATTCCATCCTTAACACCACAATAAAATACTGAATTTGGAAGTCTTATAGATTGTCCCGGTTCAATATTTTCATATTTTCTAGATTCTTGTGAGTAAATCATATCTCTCATATAATTCTTTTGACGACATTTGATAAACCCAAGGAACTTTTTTGTATATTCTGGATAAAATCGATATCTTTCTTCTAAAACAATTGATTTTTCAATTGATACTGAGATAATCAATTCTTTTGTAAAAATTAATTTTTCTAATGTTATCATAATAGTAAAAGTAGTTTTTCTGGTCGATCCCAATAAGCTTCTATTGCTGATTTCAAATATTCATATGCATTAGTCTTTGGGATGTCAGGATTGTAATGTAAAATGAAATCTCGAATTTTCATTCTATACATTCTAAATTTCTTCAACATAAAATCATTATCTCCACCTGGACACTCTGGATTTTGATAAGCTTGTTCCTTGTAAGACTGAATAATATTATACAATCTATCTCCAAGTTCAATACTATAACCAGCAGAATATGGTCCTTGGTTATGATTTTCTTCAATTAATTTTCCAGATTCCCAAGCTTCTTTTTTATACTCTACTTCTTTTCTAACGTTTCTAAGATATCTTTGATGACGTCTTTCTTTTTTTCTTTTACTACTAGTCATACTGTTCTTTTATATATGAATAATTTATCTTTATTACCATCTATTACAAACTTCCAATCTTTCCGAAATATTACTTTAAGGAAATCAATATAATCAGAAAAACCGATCCCAAGTTGAGGTTTCATCCCATTTAAGAATATTTTATCAACTGAAGATATTCTTATAGTTCCAAAATAACCTTGTAAATTTTCACGAGGATCTCTTAATACAGGATTAACGGAAGCAACAATATTACTAATTTTATAGTCAGTTACTATAACTTCAATGCATTTCCGTGTAGTTTTAACATACTCCTTATATTCTTTTGACCCTAAAGTTCTCTTAAGATCATAGGCTGCATATAAAACATCATAATTAATGCTTCTACACAACTCTTCTCCATACTGATAAAAAATATCTATAAAACTAGAATAAGGTGAATCATCAATAATATCTAAGATCTCAGATTTTCTAGGATAACCAATAAAAGCTTCGAATTTAGTTTGAATACACCAACCCTCATTATTTAAAATCGAGAGTAAAGTTTTAAGTTGTTCAATATTAGTACTTTCACTCATCGAAAACTTGTTCTTCTGAAATTGGTAATACTGGAAGTTGCTGAATTTCTTCGGGAGTCATAAGGATCTCTGCTACCTTCATAATAACCTCCTCACACTCTTCCGATTTTACTTTTGGAGGAATTGTTCTTACTATCCTCCCAAATAATTCCTTAATATCTTTATATTTTTCAGTATTAGGAAGACTTAGGGATAAAGTTCTAGTATCTTGTCTAAGTCCTCGTACTGTGTGAATATATTGACATCTAGGACGATTATCAATTCTTCTATAATAAATTATGTTTCTAGCTCTGGCTAAAATACAATTTATTCTAAAGTCCATTTCTTGTTCATTCATAATTCTTATATTTTTTAATTACATTATTAAGGGATTCAAATCTTTTTGGATCACTATTTATAAATCTTCTATAGAATATTTCTTTTTCTACAACATAACCTAATTCAAAATAATTCATTAAAGAATAACAACCCATAACAATACCAGTACCAATATCACTGAAACGAATAGAAAAAACATCTCTTAATCTATTATTTCCATCAAAAAACCAAAACTCATTCTGTTGATTTACTCCAATAAAATTACCTAAGAGATCAAAATACTTAGATTTATATAATCCTTCCATTGCTTTAGAAGATAAAATTTCTAATTTCTGATCTGTCTCCCATAAATACTCTTTAATTTCAAGAGACCTAAGTTCTCCGAGAGTTGGAAAAAGAATATTAGTATAATTATTCCAATCAGCCCAAGGAATTAAAATTTCTAGGTCTTTTCCATACAAAGGTGGTTTTTCTGGATTTACTTTCAAACATTTTTCATACAACTCTAATCCTTTTATTACATCTGAAGTATAGATTGAAATATAACTAATCATGACTACTTACTGCTATATATCTATCACTATCTAAATCTAATACTAAACATATTTTACCACCTGACATATAAAATAAATCACCTTCCCAAAACTCGCTTCTATTAACTCCAACTTCTTTCCATGCTTTTCTAAAATATATTTTTAAGTAATTTTTAGTATAAAAGTTAGTTACTACAGATGATTCAATTATATTAACAATTTCCATAAATTTTTTAGAAACTGAACCTCCAGAAATGAATCCAAAAGGCATAACTGATTCTTCTAAGTCTTTCTTTAATGATAATATCTTTGAAACATTAAGATATCCCTCATTAATTGGATGTGCTGGTTCTTTTACTTCTCCCAAACTAAAGAAATAATCATATAGCTCAGGAAATTCAGGATAAAACTCTTCAATTGCTCTAGGATCCGCTGTTGTAAGTTCGGCCGTATTATTTTCCCATCTAACCTTACAATACTGTCTGAATTTCTTATTTAAATCTAATCCAGAACATAATACTCCCAATAAAAATCCACTACCTCTCATTGTCGTGTATGATATAATTTGTTAAATATGGAGTAATTACAAAACGGCCGGAAGAAAACAGCGAAATATCTAGAGTCTTAATCCTCCAATCTCTTTCAGGTGGTAAAGGAAATTCATCTTTACTTTCGAAAGTAGTGTAATAATATCCATAAGGTAAACTTTCTTTATAAAAGCTGTCTAACCCAGAGATATCTACTCTTGCATCATTTCCATCACTTATGAAAGGATTACTTAAAAGATTCTTAAAACTCTTTTCTAGGTTTCTTGTAAAATCATGTTTGAATGTTTTGACCTGCACTTCTATTTCTCTACCACCAAAAGAATATTTATTTGAAAAATATCTATATATCTCCTTAAGTCTGGTGAAAGAGATCTTATAATCAAACTTTCCTCCCGTTAAACAAAAAACAGTTCGAAAAATATGAAACTCTGGATAAAATTCCTGAACTGCGTCAGAAATTATAGGCTCAAGATAATCATTAAATGGTGTTGTGATATACTCTTGATAAAACTTACAATATTCATGAAATTTTTGATCCATTGAAACTTCAGGATCTGACAAAATATTTATTATATTATTCTTTTCCATAATAAGAAAATAAAAAGAGCTGCCTGGAAATTTCAAACAACTCTCTTGATTATTATTTCTTTCTAATGATTTCGTCAATAATTCCAAAATCTAATGCTTCCTGTGCAGTCATCCAACTATCTCTATCACAAAGTTTTTCAACCTCTTCATAAGTTTTTCCTGTCTGCTCTACGATAGTTTCATAAAGATCTTTTTTTAGCCTCAAAATTTCTTTACATTCAATTTCTATCATACTTGCTTGACCACTTGCCCCACCGAGCGGTTGATGACACATTATTGTTGCCCTTCTAAGTGCTGAACGCTTACCTTTAGTTCCACACATCAAAATCATAGCACCAAATGAAGCTGCTAAACCAGTACAAACAGTTCTAATATCTGATTCTACAAAATCCATACAGTCAAGTATTGAATTTCCACTATAAACTTCTCCACCTGGGCTATTTACATACATAGTAATATCTGCATTTTCTACAGAATCTAGATATAATAATTGAGAAACTACTATATTTGCACTATCTGAATTTACATCTGTACCGAAGAAAATTTGACGTTTGCTCATAAGTTTAGAAAAAATATCTAACTGAGACATATTTCTCTCAGATTCCTCAAGAATATAAGGATTAATATAACCTCCTCTAGCTTCTGACATTTTATGAAGTTTATCATCAAAACTAGTCATCTTAAAAGGATTCTGAGACTTATAAAAACTTCTAAAATCTTTAATTGTTTTATTTTCCATAATTTATAATAATTAAATGTTTTTATTCAATTATAAGATTTTGAAGCCTAGAAAAAGAAAAATCCCCAATCTTCACAGACTAGGGACTTCTATTAAACTTTAAAAACTAATACTAACAAACAAAACACATCTATATGTTTACCATTAATAAGATTCTGAATCGCTGTAAAGAGCAAAAAAGAAGAAGACCGGATTTCTCACAGTCTTCTTTTGGTTTTAACCTGGAAATTTATAAACATAAACAGGCTCTTTTTCGAATTCTAAGTCTTCAACGATACAAGGAAATGAATATTCTGAATGTAATCGTCGGATGATTCTAGGAAATAATTCTTGATCTCCTCGATTTTGTAAGTTATTTACAAACTTATACATCTTAGGTCTTCCATCAGCTGCTACAATCTCTAAGTTATCTATCCATGTATTCCAGATTCTTTGAGCTTGTTCTTCGGAGAGTGCTAAGATGTAATATCCTTTCCATCTATAGACATTGAAATTTGTTGGGACAATTGAAAAAATTCCATCTGTATATACTCTTTCACCTAACCCATCAAGAGTTATATAATAAATTGGCTTAGGAGAATCTAATTTTATAACTTTTTCAACATTAGTAACCCTGTACTCTTTCTCTCTTTCAACTTCGGGAAAACCGATAATCTCTGGAGATATTACAAGTTTAGTCCCAATTCTTAAAATTCCATCTTCTCTAACATAATTAATTCCTTGTTTTTGTTTTAATTCTTTTTCCATGATTCTTGGGTTTTATTGGTTTATCTCAAAAGTAAGGTTTTAAGACTTTTTCCAAGAAAAGGATCTATCAGTTAAATCAACTTTTATTCCTTCTATCTTTGACGATGAAGTTATTCCAGGGAGTCTTATTAACCTTCCAAATTTCTTTAGGAAGGCTCTATATTCCCCAAGTTTTAGAATATCAGTACCTTGCGCCGGTAATATAATAAATTTTGAATATTCTTCATAAATTTTAATAGCTGATTCCTTAGATTTAGCAAATATAAAATACCAACAAAAATCAATATTCGGCGCCTCTATTTCTACTTTATAAACTTCCATAACTCCTATAACATTCCCATTCTTTCTAAAATTGTTTCAATAGCCTCCCAATCAACACAAGAGGTATATATAGTTTTTATTTCTCCAGTATCGAAATTTACATACTCGGCTTCACCCCATCTAAGAGGTATTCCAAGAGCTGTATCATCTATCAAGAAATCTCCTAAAACTTTTCTTGCATATCCTATTACACCTTCTTCCTCTGGATTATCATTTACACAATACAGTGGAATTTCTCTTTCTCGAAACCATCTCTCAGCTTCTTCTAATGATGTTTCAGTTCTAAATTTTCCTCCAATATAATTATATGGATTATTTCTAGAATTATTCCGACAAGTCCAAAGAATCAATCTATGTCCAGCAGAAACTATCCTTTTTAAAACCCTTTCAGCTCCTGTATCAACCTCTGAAAAACCGGGTTCAGGAAGATTAGGAACACAAGTGCCATCGAAGTCTATCAAAAAAGTTGCCATAAATTTTCTATAGGTTTTGAGTTAATAAAAATCTTTTCAATCTCAGGAGAAATTGGTTTATTATGATAAAAATAATCAATCCAATTAGATATAACTATTTCTGCTGTAACTCCCCAAGGAACATAAAACACTCGAGATTCAGATATAGTATTCCTAAGTTCTTTGATAAAATCTTTTTGTTTTAAAATAGGTGGATATTTATATTTCCATCTACATAGAAAAAATTCTTTAATCTCCTTAAGTTTTTCATCTGTAATCTCTCCAGAATTATTAAGTGTTATTGGAAACCAATCGCTCATTTCACTCGTAAAAATAAGTATATCCAATTTTAATATTAAAATATATCTTCCTCTGTTATTTTCCATCTTTTGAATTCTTGTTCATAATTCTTTCTTTTCGGAGATCTAGGTCTTAGTTGTTCTTCAAATTTTTCCCAAGCTTCATTCTCGGAGGATGCAATAATTGTCATAAATTCTCTGAAAAATATAGGATTTCCTAATTTATTAAAATCAGATATTTCTTTTACAAAAAGATATGTCTTCATTTAACAAAGTGAATTAGGTCATCAAACTTAACAGGAATACACTCCTTTCTGTAAAATTCCCACATATCTCCAGACATAATACCTCTTCTTCCACAATGAGATATCAATTCGATAATATTTAATTCAGATGCAGTATAAATTCTACGTCCTTTAAAGAAATAAAACTCAACTGATTCTTTAATAGTTTTTATAAGTTGTGCTTCTTTGTAAATTATCTTAGGAGGATTAAGGAGATTATCTTGAAAGTATTTATTATTCATCCAAATAATTTGTTCTTTAAGATCAGTATAAAAATCATTCCAATCATCCCAATTATAACTTACTAACGAATATTTTTCAAGAATTCGAATAGCTACTATCGGAACTGGAGAACCTAATTTCAAATATTCTCCCCATACATCTTTATCTATTTTCTCTTCACCTGAACTCATCTTACTCTAATAACTAAAGTATTATCTCTAAATTCCTTCCAAGACTTAGCGTTTGACATCATAAATCCATAATTAATACACTCCTTTAGACCCTGTATCCAATCCTTTAAAGTAGTTCCAATCTCTACCCAAGTCCATTCCGAATCTGATACTTTTACTCTGGGCTTTTCTCCTGACGATCTCCAAGAATTTACATCTGAATAACCTGCTCGAAGTGCTTGCATCTCAGGGGTAGTATTTCCGAAGTATTGTCTAACTAAATCTACCTCAGATAATTCGATAGGAGACATATTAACTAAACCTCCTAACTCCTGAACTTCTTCGATAATATCCTGATCTGACTTTACTGTTCTTTTATAAATTGTTCCAGATGCTTCCAAGATCTTAGCAAACTCACGACCAATCATTACATAATCAGCACCAAGGGCAATAGCTTTTAGGATATCCGAGTGACAAGTAATACCACCATCTGCAATAACTTTAACATCCCGAAGTCTACCTTTTCCTGATTTTCGAAGTGAATTAATTGCGCCGAGAATAGATGCCATAGGATAATGAAACCCATACTTATCTTGATCAACTAAAGATCCAGATGATATTCCGACACGTACATAATCAAATCCGGCGCCACTATACACTTCGTAAGTCTTAGGGTTAGCTATATTTCCACCCATCAAGATAACCTGTTTTCCGTAGAGCTGTTTTAATCTCTGTCCAATTTCCATAAGAGCTACATCATGACCATTTCCAGAGTCGATGCAGATATGAAATTGTTGAGTTGAACCTCTTTGATCTATATTTATAAAATTTTCTCTTACCTCCTGAAGACTAAACGCACAGAAGATAAATCCACACGCTTCAAGTCTAGTTCCAAGTTCAACAGTTCTAGGGAGGATAGGCTTAATTCCAGAATCTTGCCATACTTTCCAATTATCAACTCCAACAATAGCTTCCATCGGACTTGTAAAGATGGGTAAACTTTTTGGCACCCCCGTAACTTCCTGATCATCTAAAACAAAATAATCAAGTTTTCCAGAGTTAGTCCATCCTAAATTAAGATTATCAGGAACTAACATAACATCTGATAATTCTAAGTACTTTTCCATATTCTTTTATTATAATTTAAATAATTCATTCAACCTCTCCTCTTCGTAGAAAAACTTCTCTAAAAGCTCATCTTTACTCTTATTAAGCTCCTCTATTCTTTTTTCTATGGACTTTATATTATTTTCCATTTTTGTAATTCTATTTGACATATTTCTAATTCCAATACGTTTAAAAACATTAAATTGTTCTTCTAGCATCTTCTCTGAAAACGCTACACAATTACTACAATTTAGTATTATACGTTTTCCTTTAGAATCTTTAAATTCTCTATTATAGTGATCCTTATATACTTCCCTAACAATTGGCTTATTATTAAAAATATTAAAAGAAGGAAGATAATATATGTATATCTTCTGAGTTCTCATATAATCATCATAATATTCTTTATATTTATTACGAACTTCACAATTATAGATAACTTTATAATAAGGTACAGAGCGATCTATCGTATACTCCCACTCATACTCACCAATTTTCTGTTTATAAGTATAAGTATCTGGATTATTTTCGATAACTTCAGAAAATATTAATTTCCCTAAATCTTCAGTAATTTCTAATTCTCGTGTAAGAAAAACAGGTGGATAATCCACAATAGAAAAATCAAACCTATCAATGGGAATAATTGGTATTCCCGGTTTATATAATTTCTTAAGTTCTTGTTTATTAATTAAAGGATTATTAATTACAGTATTTATATATTCTGCTGAAAGAAATTCCTCACTTTTTGGAGAAAAATCGTTAAATAATTTTTCTATTATTGGATCGTCTTCTATACGATCCATTGTTAAATACTTATTATAAATTTCTTCTAATGTTAACATTTATAATTTTATTTTTATTACTACATATATAAGAAAATTAAAGGTTTAGTAGTTTCATCACCACTAAACCTATTCCAAATTCAATCTAAAAAAGCAAATTCATCACTTAACTGACAAAGCCACTCTTGATATTCTTCATCACTCATAGTCCTTTGCTTCTCTTTTGCTACTTCTACAATTGTTTCTCCGAAGTTAAACGATTCTTCATATTCTTCCATAATTTCTTTTTTAAGTTTATTACATATATAAGGCTTTAAGGAAATTATATACGGAAAATAAAAAAAATTTACTTATCACAAAAAATAAATTATATTTTTATTTCATATATAATATTTTAAGAAAAAAAGAAGGGGATTAATCCCCTCCATTAAAAATATTCATTTACTCCTTCAAGACCTCCTGCTGATAAAACAGCATTACTACAAGCAAATCTATCCTCCTGTTTTAATTTTTGATACATTTGAAGTATTTGTCCTGTTGGAGAATCATCAGTTAAGTGTATCTGATTTTCCCTTAACATTTCATTACTAACATATGTAATAAAACGGAAAAATTTTGTATCTTTCTGAAAAATTCCTAAGGCAACTCCATCATTCAATTTTCCTTCTAAATTCCATTCTCCCTCTTTTTGAACTTCAGGAATTATTGTTGTAATCATTGCAGAATTAGATCTTAGATAAATATCTACAATCTTTTCAAAGTCAATATTATCTATTTTTAGATATCTTTCGCGATACCTTCTCATAAAATGTGCTTCGAATATTACAATATTCCTCAAATTAACATCAAGTGATGGGAATAATATAGCATTCTTTTTTCCAGTTATTCCATTATTTACGATAGTATAAATGGTAGTCCCTTTTGAAAATTCTCTTTTATTAGGCCATGCTTCAATAATTGCTCGATATTGATTTCTTGATACATTAATAATCTTCGTCTCCTTAAACGGAACTGGAGACTTCGTTTGTTGATAAATCTTTAATATTTTATGTTTATTTTTATCTATTTCTCTATTAACTACATCTAGTATAGTCTGATAATCTCTTTTCAATTCTTTAAAGATCTCATCACTGTTCATGTTCATTGTAATCATAATTTTATTCCTTTCTTTTAAATTGTTAATAAATCTCTTTTGATTGGTTTAAAAAAGCCGGAGACTTTATATCCCCGGCCAAGAATGGAAAAAGAATTACACTAAACAAGAAAACCCTGATAAAACACTTTTCCAGGATCTTATATTCTTCATTTCGGTTGATGTGCATTCAAACATATCCACCCCAAGTCTTTTCTTTCTCTTTGGATCTGGACCTCCTGTCTGTAATGTAAACCAAAATTTGTCACTATCTCTAAGGTGTTCAATTTTCACCATATAATAAGTTTCGTAATTTCCCTCTTCATTCTTTTCTGTAATTCGAACGAAAGATCTAACTGTATAATCTTTATCGTTCTCTGATACATAAAGCTCTTTAAGCGAGCCTTGTATGAATTCAAGATCAGCATCTTCAAGTTTTACTGCCAATCTAGTCATTCCATGAACTCCTATACCCAAGAGTTCTGCATTGTAATTTTGTTTGATCAATTCTGCATCTAAACGAATTCCTGACCAAATTTCTTTTAAGTTTTTCATTTTCTTAATTGTTTTCTGTCTCTAATTGCTTCGGACGTTGCACTTTTGTTAATTTAATTGTCTCTAAGGCTTCTCTATGAAGCCCTTTTGGTTGTTTATTCTTTTATTATTTTTTAAAGATTATACACTCTGGTTCCCACCAATCCATTATCGCTTTTTCAGATTTCCATTCTAGTCCTCTATTTGAATTTAACCATCTTGAGATCTTTATTTTTGTCTCTATACTTTTATCAGATATTACAAACCTCCTGGCTGCTGTCTCTGTTAGAAAAACATGTTCATCTCTATAGACGGGTAATTGTTCAAAAAGTACTAAAGGTAGGGTGTATGCTCCTGTAAGACGATCATAACCTAATAAACGAACACCAAATACTACTACATATCTTTTTTTCATAATATTTATTTATTTTGTTAATTATTGTCTCTAAAAATCAAAGAGAACTAACTGACATTGTTATATATCAATTAATTCTCTCTAGTAAGATATCTATTTATCTTTATATATAAGGCCTTTAAGGATTTTGAAATGGAGTAATTTTTGACTCTATTTTCCTTATTAATGTATAATAAAAATATAAAAAATTATGATAGAAAATGACAATTTACTATTTTTAGGTTTTGTTGGTGTTATAGTAATAATATGGTATATATTATTTTATGTATGGCTAGTAAAACGAAGAAAAGATTTAATTTTTGTTCGTGATGTTTGGATAGATGAAGTTTCTGAAGTTGATATCATCTTACAATCTATGAAGGTATATAAACTTTCAGAATGTGTTACTCGCCAAGAAAAATATTATCAAGAATTAATCAAATATAAGAACGACAAAAGAGATTATTTATTTTTCCACCCTACCGGAGATAAGAAAGGTCAAGAAGAATTTTACAAGAATATGATAATAGCAACAGAATTAGTCCTAGATATTGATTCTTTAGAACCAGGTGATCAAGTTATTATCAGTATCTCTGGAAAATTTTACTTAAGGAAAGTATATAAACTTGACTTCGAAAATAATATTATATATTATAAAGAACCGAACAATACAGTAGTATCTGAAGCGAAATTATATAGTGTAGTATCTAAAGTTAAATTAATATTTGGTAAAGATTTATTAAAAGAAATATTATGAAAGATTTAATTAAAGAAACATTCAAAGTAATGTATGTAAAAGAAGGAATGAATCAGACTAAAAACTTAATCTCACAAGAAGATTATGAAGAAAAAGTTAAACCAATTCTAAAAGAGATTCAAGAACTAGAGTCAAAACAATCTGAGTATAACAAGAAAAATAAAAAGTATCAAGAACTCGAAAAGGAGATTAGAACACTCAAGGGAAAACTTAAACCCCTGGGAGAATGGTTTACTTCTAGATCACCTCTTGGAAAAGCCTTAGAGAATGGTGGACTCTTAATATTACCTTCACAACAAGGAGGTACTCATAAAGTAGAATTTATAAAAGAAGAGGTGGTATGAGAATTCGAGAATCATTACTTAGAAAATCTGCTATATATGGAGTAGTATTTCAACGTTCAGAACCAAAGAAGTCATTTTTTAATCCTGGAAGACCCTGTAAAGTAATATTATATGTAACAGGAGAGATCAGACCTGTTGAATTTAATTATAAAGATGACGATACTATGGGATATGATGCATATATACGCTTGAAAAATGAACTTAATATAACTACAGGAGACGATGTTATAGAAATTATGAAGTTTATGTTGGAGGAAAAGAAAGAATGATAAAAATAGGTTGTTTATCAGATATTCACGGTTATGTTTATGATTTACAGACAAAATGTTATCCAGAAATCGAACTTCTAATTATTGCTGGAGATTTATGTCCCACAGATGAAGTTATGTATCAAGAAGAGTGGCTTGAATATAATTACCAGAATATATTCATGAATAAGAAAATATTTCCGGATCTTCAAGAAATTATAATAGTTCCTGGAAATCATGACTACTGGATCGAAAGACATTATGATGATTTTTTCACACTTAGAAAGGTATTTGGATACTCTACTAAAGTTCTAGTTGATGAAGAGTATGAATATATTTCTGGAATAACCGGAGAATCTATAAAGATATATGGAAATCCTAGAACTTCTCTATGGTTACAGGCTTTTCCACATAAACCTGGAAATACTGATATCTTAGAAATTCCTGGAGGGATAGATATTTTAGTAACTCATGAAGCCCCTAGGATATATCAACTTGAATGTATAAAACAATCTCAGAGGTGGTATGGAAAAGATGAACCTGGAAATTTAGCACTATCACAAAGAGTCTTAGAGATCAATCCAAAGTATCATGTGTTTGGTCATATACATTATCCAGAAAAAGATGAAGTATCAGGGATAAAATTTATGAATGTATCTCAACAAACTAGAGAAAATTATACCCCTGAAGTACATATAATAGAATATACAGAATAAAAAAAATAAAGAGAGGATTTAACTTGACTTTTAATTAGTCAAGACCTCTCTTTTTATTTCTTAAAGATATTTTTCTAGAAATTCTTTTAATTCTTCCTCTGTACTATTTACAAAAGAGAAATATTTTTGTTTAGGTACATATTTTCCTCTAACTTTTTCTATACAAAATACTACTAGGTTAGTTCCAAAAATTTCTAGTTGATCCATTCCATCATATCCTCCAAAGAAACTTCCTTTTTCAGTTTCATACAAATCCATATCTGGATAATTCTTTTCAAAATAATTACAAACTTCTTCCTGTGTCATATTTCTAATTTTAAATAATTACAATATTAAGGAAATTAACCGCCCAAAAAACCTTATTAGCCTTATATATGAAAAGAATATCAATAATATAATAACTATTGCCAATAAAATAAATAACTGTTATTCTTTTCTTATAAAATAAAAAAAGTATGGTATAAATAAACCTACTCAAAAATTAAATGACAACCGAAGGGGCGCCAAAAGAGATGAATTGAATATATAAAACTCTTTTCCCTTCGGTTATTTTTTTTCTGTTTAATGAAAAATTTGACCGTCTGAGAAACCGGGAAAATCTTATAAATGTATTAAAAGACACAATAACAAAAAAGACATCATAGGCGTCTCAAGAAATGCGTAATGTATAGCTTGAGCTTGTGAAGAACTGAAAAATCATGTAAGGTTTAAATCTCACTAATCTCTTCAGGACTTCTACGTTTATGAGGTGCAAAATTAAACAACTTTAAACGATACAACAACAAAATTAAAATAATTAACTGAATCTATAGACAAGATAGTTTAGCGGGTCAAAACACTAAGATAAACAATTATCTTAGAGTCTCAGGTTAGAATCCTGATCAAGTTCTCTAGATTTATAATAGTTAATTATTTTATTTTTTCCAACTGGATTCTGTATTAAAAATATTTTCCATCTCAAAAATACTAAAAGCCTTATACATGAGAGAAAATAAATAAAGTAAAACAATACTTCTTAAGCAATAATAAAAGCTTGAAGGAGTTTAATTTTTTTTAATAAAGATTATGAAAAAGATTAACAAAATGAATGAATTGAATGTAGTAAACAGCAAGGTAACAACTGATTTGGTTAAGCCAGAAATTACAGGACATGCTACATCAAATTTTGAAACAACCTTCCCTATTCCAAAGATAGGAGAAGTGAAAATGAAGATTGACGTGACAAGTACAGTAACGTCATCAATAGCCGCTCAAGAAAAATTGGATGAGTTGGCAGAAAAAAAGAGCAAACCGAACCTTAGAAAACATTGGAAAATTTGTAGGTTTGGTACTTGAGAAATCTCCGGAAATATTTGATATGTTCCAGAGTCTCGCAGAAAAGACTGAACAATATAAAGAAAAGTTCAGAGAAAAACAAAGCTTGGAGGAATGGGATAAAAAAGTAGATGATCTCTTCTCCCTACTAAGACAAAAACCTAGTTTAATGACGAATCTAGAGTTTTTAGAAGAAACACTAGAGGTTGGGGATTATGAATCTCAAAAAATCTCTAAATGGGCAATCATACAGTTTAATAAAAATAATATTGGATTGTTGAATGAAAGGCAAAAAGAATCATTAGCTAGTATAGGTCTTATTAGCTATTGAAACCTAAGAAAAGTAGAAGGACGATAAAAAGTTCTTCTACTTCTTTTTTTCTCCCTTGACTTTCTTATATATGTATTTATTAACGAAAAAGATATACATTATGGGAACGAATTTTTATGCAGTAATCCCAGTAAAGAAAAGGGATAAAGAAAAAGCGAAAAAATTAATTGACGAAAACAAATTCAAAGAAGCAGCTGATTTTTTAGAGGAGATAACAAAAGAGATACACCTAGGAAAAAGATCGGCCGGGTGGAAGTTTTTATTCAACGCCAATCTCGGAAAATATTATGAACTTACTCGCGAAGGTATAAATAAGTTCTTCGCGAAAAATAATGTCATAATAAAAGATGAATATGGCGGTAAATATACGGCCGATGAATTTTGGGAGAGTGAATTAAAAGGAATCTTGGATAAAGGATATGACTTAGAGAGCTACTATAATGAACACCAAAGCGAAATCTGTTCATATTTTGACTATTCTCAGATAACCCCTCCAGAACTAAAAAAATATAAACCAAATAAATATGGAGAATTTTATAGCGATGGTCTAAGATTCACCATTGCTGAAGATTTTAGTTAACGTCGTAAAAGGATATAGGTATAAAAAACTTATATCCTTTTTTCTCTCCTCTCTCAAAGCCTTATATGTGTAATAAAAACTTAAAAAAAAAATGAATTATGGAAAAGACAATTTTACAAAACATGTACAACTTTAATGAACCTAAAGTTGCATTAGTATCAAGAAAAGACAGTAAAGGCTGCTATGATTTTGTGGAACTTAATGGATATATCGTAGAGATGGTATATAATGAACATGGCGCCTTTATAAAATCACGAACATTTTTCATTGACAAGTCCGAAACTGTAAATCCGGGTATTGAAAAAGTTATAGAATATATCCCTAGAACATTAACAGTAGATCAAGTAGTAGATATTCTTGAAAGATTACGCCAAGTAGCAGAGGATGACGTAAAAGAACTTAATTACCTAAGAGGATATCGAATTAATTCTCCAAAGGTTTGTGAGTTATTGAAGACAGAATTTGATATAAATTTTGAGTTTTCAGAGGACTTATACTGCAAAAATACTGTACTGAAATATGATCTAAATGTAGTTACTTACAGAGAGGATAAAGATTATTGCCTTGCTAGTATAGAAACTAAGGATTTTGATCATTTAGTAAGTGAAGTTGAATTCTTAGATAGCAATTCTTTCTATCCTTACTCAGAGAAGGAAGACTATAGCAGACGATATGATTATTTTTGCAGAGATCTCGTTGAAAAACTAAAATCTGAAATAAATATGCGTAAAGAGATATTTGGATTTTTACATGACTACGATATAACGTGTACTAGTGTGGATTTACTAGGGGATGAGCGTGATGAAGAAATAATGAAACTTATCAATGAAAAATTAAAAAATAAAAAGGGAGTGTAAAATCTCCCCTTTTTCTTTCTCCCTGGTAGTAATTCTTAAAAGCCTTATATATGAAATAAACTTAAAAAGAAAGGAAAAAGAATATGAAACAAATTTTACAAGAGATGTATACTTTTGAAGAACCGAAAGTAGCATTATTAGTTAAAAAATCGAAAGAAGATGGTTACTATTCACTGATAAAAAGAATAGGCGGATATATTATTACAACAATATATAATGAAGATGGTAATTTAGAAGACACTAAAACATTATATTTTGATGAACACGGAAAAATTAATGAAAAAATACACAAAATAAAAACATATATTCCGAAAGAAATAACATTAGAACAACTATCAAAGATTGATTTTCGATATATGCACACTACATTTGCATTCGATGATGAAAGCTATGATTGTGAGATTAAATTTTGTAATTTTCTCGATATTTATAATATTTTAACACAAGATTTTGATATAAGAATCAAAATGCCGGAAAAATTACTTAACGAGGAGTATATAATGAATTATAAAATAATCATCTATAAATATAATACTGGTCGTAAAGAAGAAAACAATTTAGAAATAGAACTAAATAGTTTTACTTATGATAATCTTCTTGAAAGAAAAGTATGTGATAATACATTTCTCAAATATTTTGATTATAATAAGGACAATTTAGAGGATCTTTCAAAATTTATTGCAGATCAAGTAGTTGATAGTATAGTTAATTCAAAAAATAAATTCGGTTTTAAATACAAAGCTACAGTAAAGAAAGTTGAAGTAGCATACCTAAGAAAAAAGAATTCGGAAAATGAAATGATTGAAAAACAAGTATTAAAATTTGTCAATGAGAAATTAAAAGAGAGGGATTAAATTCCCTCTTTTGTTTTGTCCTTAAAGAAAAAAGAAAAGGATAGCACATATACCTATACCACCCTTTTCTCCTAACCGTCTCAAAAATGCTAAAAGCCTTATATATGAGAGAATAGAAGTTAAACTATAGAATCCTAAAGTATTGAAAGAAATTGGATATAATAGTTCTATTCTCTAATATTTTTAACTAAAACTCAATTAAATATTTATTATGAACATTGAGATTTTTAATGTAGTACTATTCGCTGTAGTATGGATAGCTGGGAGTATCATAGTGATATCCCTAGTAGCTTCAGTCTTAGTAAAAATATTACTGAAGGCTTTGATAGCTATTTTCAATTTGGTTATTAATTAATCAAATACACCCTGGGCAAAATGTGCCTGGGGTTTTTCTTTCATATATTAGAATCTAAAGGACTATAGAGAGCAAAATTGTCCTTAAAGTTCGAAGACAAAGGAGCTTCCCGTTATCTATCCCCTCCGATCGCTACCGCTGAGGGGATCTAAGGAAGAAACTTTGAATAAGATATATGGGAATGATAATAGTTTTTTTCCGATTATTTAAGTATATAGATTTTATTTAGATTTCCGCCTTCAAGAGGCGGATCTTATTTAAAATAAAAAGTGGAATTTTTTTTTCAGATATCATTCTTCTTTATGTATTCCTATTTTTACCCCATTTTAAATGACGATTTTGCGTATAATATCCTTTCAATTCCTTATGATTGAAAAGGGAATCCTCCTATGTCTTCGATTTTAAAAGACATAGAGATTGTTAAACTGGATTCTGTATTAAAAATAACAATTAAAATATTAAATAGTATGATAAAAAAATTAAATGATTACATTGTTCCTAGAGGGATAAGATTTATATTAGAATTAGGAACAGACTTTAGATTTTATAAACTACCTGTAAAATGTATTATAAATAAACAACTACCTGGATGCGGATTTACAGAATATTGTATTAATGGTCCTGAAAATGTTATCCTATGTAGTCCCAGAAAAATGCTCTTAAAAAATAAAAAAGATCAACATGAATTTGAGGTTTATCTAGTTGTAAATGAGCTTGAAAAAGAAACGGAGGTAGATAAAGATCTATCCAAAATAGACAAAACTCGATCTCAAGTATTCATGGAAAAATTAGATGAGATGGTTAATGGGAAAAATACTGTATATAATCGTTTAATGAATGAAATTAAAGATTATATTAACTTTAGAAAGTCTTATGGAAAACCCTATAAAATTCTAGTAACATATGATTCTTATAGAATTGTAAAAGATATCCTAGAAAGTCTTGGTATATTCCAATCATTCTATACTATTATAGATGAATTTCAAACTATCCTACATGATTCTAAGTTTAAATCGGATACTGAATTAGAATTTTTAGATATTCTTAAGCAATCTCATTCAGCTCTATTTGTTAGTGCTACCCCTATGTTGGAAGAGTATCTTAATATGTTAGATGAATTTAATGATCTTCCATATATTAATATGGACTGGAGTAAGGAAGATTCAACCAGAGTATTAAAACCATCTCTTAAGGTGTTAACAATGAAATCAGTAGGTACTAAATTACCAGAAATTATTCAGTCTTACAAGGATGGTAACTTTGAATCCGCAGTTCGAATGGTAAATGGGTATCCTACTAGAGTAATATCGGATGAAGCTGTATTTTATGTAAACTCAGTTAATCATATAGTTAGTATTATAAAGAAATGTGATCTCCAACCAGAAGAGGTTAATATTCTTTGTAGTAATACACCAGAAAATCTCAAGAAGATTCAAAAACGTTTAGGGAAAGGTTTTACAATAGGGGATGTTCCACTAAAAGGAGTTAAACCTAAAATGTTTACATTCTGTACTAGGACTGTATACTTAGGGGCAGACTTTTATTCTACATGTGCAAGATCGTTTATATTTAGTGATAGTAATATAGACTCTTTAGCTGTTGATATTAGTGAAGATCTTCCCCAAATACTAGGTCGTCAAAGATTATTTGAAAATCCATGGAAGAATGAAGCTATATTTTATTATAGATCTACTTGTGACTACAGAAAAATTAGTCAAGAGGAATTTGATAAAGAACTTGAAAGAAAAAAGAAGGCTACGAGCGATCTATTAAGATCTTTCGAATCTGCACCAGATGATGCTAAATATAATTTAGCTAAAACTTATCAGAAAAATACTAAATCTTATAATTATAAAGATGATTATATAGCAGTAAATGAGCATATTGGATCAAATTTAGTCCCAGTTCTTAATAATCTCGTTCTGGTTAATGAGATTAGAGCTTTCAGAATACAACAAATAGATTATAAAGATAGGTTTACTGTATTCTCCACTATTCACAATACTCTATCCTCAGATGATATAATAAATCAAAAGGTATCTGAATTCTTGGGAGAGTATCAAAAATTAGGTACATTTAAAGCAAAACTAAAAATGTTATGTGAATATGGGTTTTCAGATGAAGTAATAGGAGTAGTATTAGATCAAATTGGGGAGCATGATAATATTAAGTCTTACTATTTAGCACTTGGTCCTCAAAAACTTAGAGCATTGAAATATGATAAGTATTATATAGAAAAGGAACTTGGAATAGTAACATTCTCTTCAGAATTACTTAATAATACAATTCATCAGAATTTTAATCTAGGTGAAAAATATAGTTTATCTGATTTAAAAGTAAAATTAGGAGATTTATATGAAAAGATAAATTATACTGCAGTACCAAAAGCTAATGATATTCTTAATTATTTTGAGATAAAAGAATATAAATCTACTGAGGTTATAGATGGGGAAAAGAAGAGAGTAAGAGGATATGAATTATTAAAAAGAAAAGATAATTAATTATGATATATTTAATAGAAACAACATATTATAATAAAGAAACTAAGAAAGTGTTAGACCTTCTTAAAATAGGTTATACAGAAGATTCTAGAAAAGATATCAGATTCATGGCTTATAAGATGCATAATCCTGGATTTAAATTGCTATATGAAATCCCTAATCTTTCAGAGGATGTAGAAAAGAGAGTTCAATATAAATTTAGAAATTTATTATATTCAGAGTATGGTAGAGAATGGTTTTATTATAGTGATGATATAATAAATTTTTTTTAGGGATATAGATAAGATAGATTTAGAATCTCTTCCTAAAAGTCCTATGAGTGAAAGAAGGAAGTATTGGAAGCTAAATAAGTTAGTAAAAAACGTTGTTTATTGGGTTTCTGTAATTCCAAAAGAAAGCAAAAGAGATTATATAGAGAAGATAATAGAAGATTTAGGTAGTAATCTTAAAAATATTCAAGATATATTAAATTATATAGAAAAAGATTATGGTTCTGAAAGTACTTTGGAATATAGAAAAATGATAGAGCGAAAAGAGACAAAAAAGTATTGTAATGATGATATTATTAATCAAGAGGTTTCATCTGTTCTATATGAATTTGAACGGAAGACAACTTATTATGATAAAATGAAATTATTATGTAATACTAATTTATCTAAAGAGGCATTAGAGTTAATTTTAGCTCAGATATCAGAAGAGGATGATATTAAATCTCACTTCTTGGCTCTTGGACCGGAAAAAATAAAAGCTTTGGGATATAATATGACAAAGATTAGGAGGGAACTTGGAATTGTGATTTTTAATAAAGAATTATTGATTAATACAATTTTTACTAATTTTAACGTAGGAGATAAATTAAATCAAATTGATATTAAACAAAAATTATTTGATCTTTATACATCTATAAGTTATACTGCAACACCTAAAGCTACTGATTTAGGAAATTATTTTGAAATAAAAAAGTGTAAAATAACTCTTCCAGATAAAAGTAGAATTAATGGTATTGAGATTATAGGAGTAAAACCAGAATATCAAGGAACATATAACAACTTAAAAATAATAAACAATCAATTATGATAATATTTTTATTCTATTACTTCCTTATTGCAATATTTATCGGAGTATTCTTTATTCATACTCTAGATAATATAAAAAGTATGCTCCCTGAAGATGAATATGAGAAAATGAGACAGACTATAGTTAATTTTATGCCTTTCTTACCAATTGCATTATTAGTTGTCTTGTTTTGGAAGAGATTTTAGCTTTTCCGTGCAATAATCTTTCAAAGCCTTATATATGTAGAAATAAACTTAAAAGAGAGATTATGGAAAAGTTAAAATTTTGGTTAGAGGAATTGAATCTAATCGCAAAAGAATTTAATCGTGAGCATGAACAATTTTGTGAAGAACATCTCACGAGATTGCAAAAAATTAATATGGAGCTAGATGAGGGTAGTCCAGAACATATTTTTGCATGTGAATATTACTACAATCTACTAGATAATAGATTGGAAAGTTTGAGAAGCCTTGGACAATTTTTTATGATATCAGTTACAAAAATGGACGAGGTACTTAAAAAATCAAGAGAAAACGAAAATCCCATTAGAGAAACTATAAGAAAAAACATAGATAATTTCATGGAATCTATTGAGAACCTAATGAAACTTCAGGACGGACTTAAAGGTTATTTGATGATTCATATTGATAGTATAAAACCTATCAAACCAGAAATGCAAAAAATAATGAATGAGTTCGAGACTAAGAAGTTGGTTAAGATTCCAGAAGGTTGGGATTTTTTAGAAGTTGATGATGACTATAATGTCATCGTAGTGAGGGAGAAAAAGGAGGCTTAGTGCTTCCTTTTCTTTTTCCCTGAATTCCTTATATGTGGATTAAAACTATGTGAGAACTAAACAAAGTAATAATGAATCAAAAATCTAGATCACCCTGAGAAAGATAAAAGTTATTAGGGTTAAAACTATTATGAAAGAACTATGCGATGAAGTGTGGTTCTTTCTTTTTTTGCTTCTCTTAAAAATGCAAAACCTTATAATTGATGGAAAGAGAATCAAAGCTTTCCATCCTAAAAGAAATTATGAAAAATGAACAAGAAAGAGATTTATACTTTTGTGGAGATATTCATGGAAGTTTTCGAGAAATTACATGGATTATAACTCAGCACCATAAACTCAAAGATGCTAATATTATTTTTCTTGGAGATGTAGGATTAGGTTTTTCTAAGCCAGGGTATTATAATCAGGAGTTTGAAAGAATTAATACTAGATTAGAGAAAAATAATATAACGTATTATTTTATAAGAGGAAATCATGATAACTTAGAGTATTGGAATGGAGGATTAATAAATGATTTCCCAAGAATTAAGTTTCTCCAAGATCATGAAGTAGTAGAACTCTCAGGAAAAACAATATATCCAATCGGGGGAGCAACTTCAGTAGATTATAAGTGGAGAATAAATTATAATGGATTAATGGAAAGAGTTGGTTCATCTAAGAGAGTATGGTGGGAGACAGAAGATATAATTAAGAAGCCTATCAAAGATCTTCCAGGGAGGGTTGATATAATAGCTTCTCATACTGCTCCGTTATGTTTTGAACCAATTATTACACGTCATGAAGAAGAGGCAGAGGATGTTTACCTTAGAGACTTAGAGAATCGAAAATACTTAGATCAGGTATTTAGAGGAGTAAGATGTAAATATTGGTTCTTCGGACATTTTCATACTTCAATTACGTCTGGTCTTGAGGATACTATATATAAATGTTTAGATATTAATGAATTATATTTATTTAGAAATCATGAGTAGTAAAATAATACCACCTTTTAACGATATAATTTCAGATCCAATGTTATCAGCTTCCACTGGAGAAATTTTTTATTGTGATCCATTTAAAGCAGAATATAGTAGTAGTCTGGTGATAGATCCAAAAGTCCTACTAGAAGAAATACTGTGTTCTAAAGATACTGACCTTCAAGAGGATTTAAAACTAGTTATTAGATATCTTCAAGGTTGTCTAGAGGAAACTATGGATAATCCTTGGTTTTTAAAAGAAATTAAGGACTTAAGGGAAAAACTAGAGAAAACCGAGAAACGATGTAATGACTTAGAGAAAAAGTTAGAACGTATATTGCATAATGAATAATATTAAAAGTAGAATTAAATATATAACAGATCTTGAATTTAAAATAGAAGATAAATATTTAATTCTTGGAGGATGTTATAATTCATTGAAAAGAACAACACCTAGAATTATTGCTAAGAGAACTATTACATTTTTCTTATCAGATGGAGGTAAAAGTGTTGTATTTTATGATCAAGCTTATTCAGGGTTATTTGATGATGAATTTATTAAACCTATACTTCAGGAAATGTTATCTGAATCTAAACAATTATTTTCAACTCTCTCAGTAGATTATAAGATAATTCAAGATTACCTAAAAAAGTGAATTTTGCTACTTAAGAGAGGTTAAAGCCTTACAATTGAGAAGAACATTAGAAAAAATTTATAAAAATATAGATTAATCTAGTATTCTTTTTTAATTTTGAAGTGTAATAAATAGCACTTCAGAAACCCTCAAAATCTAATAAATGAGGGATATTATATAGAAACTCCCCTCGATAGTTAAAGTTATAAAGAAAAATAAACAAATTAAAAAGCTAGAAAAATGGCAAAATCAAAAAATGACAACATTAACATTTCAATTTTTACAGCATTGAAAGTTAGTGAGATTTCAAGAGTACCAGTACTTATTATGTCTAATCCAGGTCTTGGTAAATCAACTTCAGTAGAAATGTTTGCAGAAGTTCGAGATTATCACCTAGTCCTTCTTAGAGGTAATAGTACAACTGCAGAAGAAGTTATGGGATATGATGTGGCTACGAGTGATCAAGAAAACCCCACAACTAGACATCTTAGACCTTCTTGGTATACTGAAATCTTAAAAGTTGCAGAAAAAGGAGGTAAATCACTGTTATTTTTGGATGAGATCACCACAGCAAATGAATATGTACAGGCCGCTCTGTTACATTTAGTATTTGAGCGTAAAGTGGGTTCAGAAAGACTTCCAGAGAATACATTGATTGTTTCTGCAGGTAATTATGCACAGAATCTTTCGAATTCTATGCAAATGCTACCTCCGTTAATGAATCGTTTTATGATTTACAACATTACTCCGGATCATACAGACCTGGATACGTTCCTTTGTAAATATGACGGAGCTATTGCATCATCAGAAGGTAAGGTTAAAGATTTCATGGGAAGTCTTAGAGATACGATGAAAAAACTTGATGCTCAGGAAGTAGAAATTCCGGCTGATCAATATAATAAGATTGGCGAGTATATCGAACGTGGTATTAAACAAACTGCTCGAGCATTGATGACTTCTGGTGATAAACCTGTAGACTTAGCAATTACAGAACTTAATGGTATCTATGCTGATGCCGAAAATGAGACTAAGCTTTATGGATTTACAACTTTCCGAACTTTGAATTATCTTAGAGACGTTACAATTGCAAGTTTCAAGTGTTTTGGTAAGAGTGGTATTACTTCAGATAACTATCGTAATATGATCGATGGTCTTTGTGGTATTGGTATTTCTCGAGATCCAAAAACAAAGAATTTGATTAAAACACCGATCTCTAAGGATTTCTATGATACTATGGTTAATATCGTTAATGATATTGAAAAGATGAAGAATGATAAACTTCCTAAGTATACTAAGTTCTTCAACGAAATCATAGATGGAAAGAAAAAGCTCGAAGTTCCTGAAATGCAAGCAATAATCAATAAGTTATCAGAACTTAAATCAGATAAGGACTTAGAACAAATCGAACGTCCGATTGATCCAGCTTGCATCGAGAAATTGTTTAAACTGAGTAAGGATTCTGGTTCTTCTATTACCAAGATTAAAGTATCTACTACTGATAAATTCTTGGATAAAGTACCAGTAGAGACATTCATTGGATATGTATCTTATTGGAATACAATTTCAGATCTTATGACTTCTATTCAAGGTCTGGTTACAGATTCTTCTAAGGGTTATAAAGATGATACTTTATCATTGTTGAAGAATACTCAAGAAGACCTTAGAACTTCTGGATTTAAACTCAGATCAATTCGTAAGATTATTCTTCAGGAAGATCCGAGCATGGGAAGTATGGTTCCTGATATTAGAAGTTTTAAATAATTATACTATTATATGAGTGTTAACCTTAGAGAAAAATATGTAATGATCATGTGGATCTCTAAGGTTAATTTATTAGAAAAATATCAAAATTTAAAATTATGAGAAATCAGACAGAGTTAGAATTTATTAAAAGATTCATTGACAATACTTATAGTAGATTCGGGAATATGTTAATGGTTAATACAGAAAAACCATTTAATCCTGATAATTCTGAACTTGGATATTGTTTTAAATATAAAGATGATATCTCAGGAAATGTTATCTATAAAATTGTCTGCTCAGAGATTAAGATTCCACGTACTGATTTTCGTATTCTTATGCATGAGTACGGACATATTTACTTAGGACATCTTGATGGTATTCATGAAGAGCTTGATACTCAAATTTGTAATACCTTCAGAGATTATCGAGGTGAATTGATTGATCGAATTAATAAAGAGTGTGGAATTGATTTTGCAGAGAAGTTGATTGAGAGAGTAATAGATGATCCAGTTCTTAATCACAGTCTTCATAATATTGCTATGGATATGGAAGTAAATTCTAAAATCCTAAGTACTGAAGATGTAGAGGAGATGGAATCAGATATCTCATCAGTTCTTCCTAATTATCAACTTGAGCTCTTGAAATATAATAGAGATCACACTGATAATGAAGAAGCAAAACAGGCTCTTGATGATATGATAAAGAAGATGGAAAATGAGGCTAAAATTAAACTCATTGTTCCAGAAAGATATTATATATCCGAAGGTAACCCTTTCCCGAGTGAACTTAGTTACCCCGAATATTTGATGCTAATTGTTCAACACTTGGATCAGTTTGTTAAGATGTTGGTTTCTATTAAAAAAGGTGGAAACGGTGATACATCCCAAGTTACAAATCAAGATATTCAAGATGCACTTCAAGGTAATGGTTCAGGATCTGGACAAGGTAATCAGCAAAGTGGTGGTGGAATGCAAGGTCTTTCTGATCTTATGCAGGAAATGGGTATGACTGATGGTTCTGGTAGTGGTTCGGGATCTGGACAAGGTAATCAGCAAGGTAAAGGTGATCCAAAAGATTGTCCATATAAAGGAAAGAGAGATTCTGGTTCAGGTGATTTGAACAGTAACGGTAAAGATGAGGGTGGAACTCATAAAGATCACAGAACAGACTCTAGAGACGATGCCGATAAAAAACGTGAGCTTGGACAAATTCGTTCAGGAGGTGGCGTTGGATGTGGTTCTAGTGGAGCTCCAGATGCAACGAGACTTGTGGATAAGACAGACGAAGTAGATATGGCTCTAGATGAAGTAATGTTAAATTATAAATCTAGAGTGGTTAAAGTTGATACAAAGAAAGATCTTATGTATCTTTATAATCGTGGTATTAATCGTTCTGTTATTGCTCCAACTATTAGAAGAAAGGTAACCATGTCTAATGAACCAACTATTGTATTTTTAATTGATGTTTCGGGATCTATGGATACACGATTGGTTGATAGAATTTTAAATACTATTGCCAATAAAATGAAAAAGATTGGACGTGGATTAAAGTATAATATTATTTCATGGTCTACACAGCTTGGAGATCATATTAAAGATATCGACCCGAGAAAGGGTGTTCCAAGAATCTCTATGGGAGGTGGAACAAGAATGGCTAGAGGTATGGAATATTTCAGACAGAATTATGGACCTGAAGCTATCTTGATCTTAATATCAGACTTTGAAGATTACTTGGAAGAATGGCATGAACAAGAACTTAAGATGTCTAACTATACCATGTACGGATTTAATTATGGATATAGTAATTATAATCAAGAATTTAAATATTTCAAAGTGAAAAATTTTAAAAACAATGGCAACTATTAATAATGGAAACATAAATAGAGACAAAGTCCATTCATTGGTTGAAGTATTTTATCAACCATCATTTAAGACTTTCTATGTTAATTCAGTAGATGGAGAGACATTTGTAAAGCCTGTAGGTGTATTTGTAAGTTTAGGAATAACTACGTCTTTGAAGGTCTTAGAAGATATCAAGAACATTATTTCCGGAAGTGAAGGTTATAGTGCGACTTTGGCAGAGATTAAATCTAAGAAGGTAGCAGGTCAGTTCTTAAATACTGTTACATGTACTACCGGACCTAAACAATATAAAATTACAAATCTTTCAGAGGATATTATGGGAGAGGAGGAGTCTAAGGCAGAATTGGAGAGAATGAAGAACTTGATGAATCCGTCTCAAGATTTAGATATCCTTAAAGAGTATGCACCTAAGATTTCCAGGTTGCAAGACTTGATAGATAAATTAACTTCTACACATGGTTGGGATGCTCATTTGATTCAAAAAGAGGCTTCCGGAGACTATCGAATATTCCATCAGTATATTAATTATAAAAAGGAAGGCGAATTGGAATATCGTGTAGGAATATTCGTAACAGAAGATGTTGGAAACGATTAAGAAGGCTGTTTTAATTTCATTACTGTTATTACTTGGGTTTGGATTGGGGGTATTATATTACTCCCACTCCTCTCAAGATAAATCTAAGGGGGAAACTATATTACCTCCACCAGAAATTATACAACCTGAAAAAAATAAAATTGATTCCCTTGAAGTAGAGATAATATCAAGGGATAGTATTATCAGTTATCTCAGAGAAAAGATTCATAGGATAGAATCTACTCGAACTGATAAAGTAGATAGTATTAGGGAATTACCGACAACAGAAGCGGTAGAATTTCTTAGACTTAAACTTAGAGAATTTGACAGTAAGTATTAAAGAAAATAGAACTTAGAGAACTTACTTTCGTGTTAATAAAAAGCACGATTACTGTCAAGTTCCCTAAGTTTTTTATTTTTCAATTTTAAATGAGATAAGATCTTCTAGAAATGGATTTATAAATTCATTAAAGACATTAGGTGATATATTTTCCTCAATTGATAATTCTATTGGAGAAAACCATCGAGATCTTTGTACTTTTGGAAAATATGGAATTTCTATGATAAAATTATTTTCCAGATTATCATTGTTGTAGTAAAGATCATCCTCTGTGAGTGAGCATTCTTTTAATAATTGCTGATCATTTATTGAATATTTATCTTTGGGAATTATAGCAAAGAGTTTATATGTATCTTTTTTATAATCACTAAATCCTCCTAATAATTTGATTCTTTTTCTAAGAAAAAATTTAATATCTTTCATAATTTTATATAATTTTTAAATTCATTTATTAGGTTTTATCATTAAGTCGATAGCATAATAAGAAAGAGTGTAGTTATTAGTATCAAATTAATATATAATAAGTGATGATAATAAAAAGAAAATTGAAAAATTTCTCCAGAAGTAATGGTAGAGATTTAATAGAACACTTTGCTGTTAAGAGATTTAGTATTATTGAAGAAGAGCAAAGAGAGTATGGGTTAAAAAGATCCATATTAAAAAGTATTGTGAAAGGAAGGAATAAAATTTCAGAATCTTTTAGCAAGTCTGTGTTTGGGAAAAATAAGATTAAAAGTTTAGAGAAAGATATTGAAAAATCAATTTCTAAAAGAGACAAGCTTAAAAAGGAGATTGATGAATTAGATAAAAATGATTTATTAAGAAATTCTTCCGTTGAAAAGAATCTCAAAGAAAATATTCCAAACAGAACTTATTTTATTGATGCTGAGAATTCTGGAATGAATCATAATAAAAGTTTAAGAAATCCATCTGAAAAAGCTGAGTATAGAAGTCATTTAAAATTCTTAGGATCGAAAGATAAAGCAGTATTTGAAAACAGTGATGATTCAATCTTATTTGATAGAAAATCAGGAGGAAATGCTTCTTTAGCTCATGAAATTGGTCATGTTTTAAATAGAAGATCTAATAATAAATCTTTATCAGAAGCTGATAAAATAGCAAGTATATCAATAACAAAATACAATAATATAATTGATAATCCTGATATAAATGAAACAAAAATTTTTCCATCAAAGAGACGTAATAATTATATAAGTAACAGTATTATCAATAATGAAAAGAATGCTACAAAAACCGGATTAAAACAATTAAAAGAGTCTGGAGCTAGTAGTAAGGAATTAAACGTTGCTAAAAAAGTTCTTAATAAATCTATAGAACATTATAAAGAAGGTGGAAAAATTTATAAAAATAGATCTGCTATTAATAGAATTAAATCTTATAGAAATAAATCAGATAATTAAAGTTTGCTATGAAAATTATAAAGAAAATAATAAAAGTAGTAAGAAAAGATAAGCATGTATTAGTTAGTGATTCTATAAGAGATTTAAATAACGGCTATCAGATATTATTATTTGTTCCAGAAGACGATTATGTAATACCTGATGAATTATATCCTTCAATTGGAGAGGGAATTTCTATACTTTCGGATAATGAAGTTATTAAAATATCAAAATATCTAGATAATAGTTATAAATTAATAGTAGTTCCGGGTTGGTATGATGATCCTTGGAATAATATTGAATGTGAAAAATTCTTAAGAGAGTTTAAAAATAAATTTATTCCTAAATATTAATGATAATGGATAATATTATGGTAGGAATATATCAAGAATCTTCAAACTATAGAGATCTATTTATCTTCTTATTCCTAAATGTGAATATAATATTATTAATTATGATAAGTTAATTTTTCCTGATAACTTACCTCTTGATAGTGATAAAATATCTTGGTGGAAGTGTATGAATGATATTAATATAGAAGATTATTATATATTTAAGTATCCAAAACCTATTCCAGTAGAGATTCCTTTTATGCTTTCAGTACCAGATAATTATTTTTGGAAATGTCATTATAAAGAAGATATTAAGAATTTCTTGGATATTTTTATAGAAAGACTTAAATAATTTTCATACATACTTATTATTTCTTATGAAAAAAATAATCTATTGTCTCTTATTATCTCTATTTTTTATCACTAAAGGATATTCACAAGAGATAATAGAGCATCGTGGAGATACAATGATAGTTATATCTCCTGAAAATCTGAAAACAATTAATAGCATAATAGTAGATCTTGAGTCTTCCGAAAAAATTATAAAACTTCAAGGAGATATAATAAAAGAGGATTCGATTAAGGCAGCGAATCTAGACTCAATTATAATTTATCAGTCTATGATGATGAGGAAAAAAGATGATTATTATGTTAACTCTATACAAGCTTTAGAAAATAGCTTAAAGAAAGAAAAAAGAAAACGTAAATTATGGGCAGGTGCTTTAGGTTGTGTAGCAGTAATCCTAGGTGCTCTTGCCATAAGTAATTAAAAAGTCATGGTAGAAGTAGTTATTAATTATGATCAGTCTACACAAGAATATAAGATCTACGAACCTACGACAGATACTCTTTTGATATCTAGTAACCTGACTGAAGCGTTCGTTAATCTTTCTGTATTCTTAACATCAGCTGGATTAATTCAGGGCGACATATTGAATTATCCAGAAATATCTTATCACTTCGACAGTCATACAGTAAAGTCGATGATAGAGAGTAATATAAATCTCCTTAAACGTCTACAAACAGCTCCTTCAGGATTTATGATTAGTAGTCAGAAGTTTGGCGGCTCTACTACATCTTCTATCAAACCTAAGAAACAAGAAAGTGGGTTTGATAGTAATGGTTTTAATAAATCTTATCAAGCAGATAGACGTTTTAGTGGGAAAAAGTCTTCTAGTTTTTCAGGGAAGTCAGGATTTAAGACATCTAATAAAAAATTTGGAGGACAATAAATAAATTTTAAAGTTATTAATAAAACTAAGAAAAAATGGGATACCAATTACAAGTTAAAACATCATTTGTATCTCCGGTAACATTAAAAATATTTACAGAGAATGGATATTTACCTATTTTTATAATAAGAAATATTAGTAATTCAGAATTAATTGGTAAGTATAATGGAACGGCAGTACATTTTAGAAATTTAGCTCCAAGTACAGAATTATTTAGAGCAAAGAGAGACGGGCTTATTGATTTTACAGAATTTTCTAAGAGATATATTATTGAGATGTCGAATGTAAATTTTGTAGAGGTTATTGATAAACTTAATTACTTGGCTGAACTTAGTAATGCAAGAGGAGTTATATTAATGGGTTATGGTTCTGATGATAAAATATGTCACAGATCTATCTTATCTAACCTAATTAACAGTATGGGAATATTAAACAGTCATATAACAGAAATAATACTATGAGAAGTAATCCTAGAGAAATTGAAATCCAGGAAGACATAGTAGCTAAATTAGATAGACTTGACATACATCCTTACTCAATAATATGTTCTTTTGCGATAGGAGAAGGAATTATATCAATTACATTTTACCTGAAACAAGATTTATCCGAGTTTCTTGATCTTTTAAGTTATAGAAGTCAATGTGATAAAACGGGATATTTAGTGATGGAAGATAATAATACAATAATTCTTTCAGGGTTGGCTTTAATTAATTTATATACACTATTATGAAAGATGCCTGGTTTAAAGAAGTATTTACCGAGTTTTACAAATTATCTTATATACGAGAAGGCAAATCTAAGAGAATCGTTCTAAAAGGACTTAGTGATCATAAGGTTTTAGATTATGTTATCCTAAGAATTACACCTACAGAAGATGTTATTTATTATCTCTATAATGGTTCTTCGATTCATATTCCAGAAAAGTGGATTGATCTATTTTCAAGTTTTAATACTCATTCAGGGTTTAGAGTCTTGGAGTGTTATGATAGTGATGTAGATGGATCTTTAAGTCATTTTGGATATCTTATGACAAGGTTAATTTGTCACTTAGATAAAAGTCTATCTAAAATTGAAGGAGAGGAGCTTTTGAATGTTCTTGGAGAGATAAGTGTAATTGGTACGAAAGAATTTAGAGAATGGTGCCTTGAAGAATTTGGATTAGAACTTGATCCCTTCGAATATCGTTCTTTGGATGAAAATTTAGATATTTAAAATTGATGAGATGAAACAGTTTGATATTTATACTGACGGATCTCACCTAGACAAACAAAATAATGGAAGACTTGGTATCGGAGGAGTTCTTATTGACCCTACCGGACCTGGAATGGGAACTATGCTTAATAAATTCTCAATTGAATTAACTCCTGAATATATGAATTTATCTTTTGGAGCTCAGAAGTGTAGCAATCCTAGTGCGGAGTTAGTAGCAGTTTTACATGCTTTATATGAATTTCGTGGTTCTTGGGGTCCGAATGATATTGTAGTAGTCCATGCAGATTATCTTGGTGTTCGAGAATGGATGACTGGTAATTGGAAAGTAAAAGAACCATACATTGCTCGAATTAAAGGTGATATTGATAAAGAAATAATTAAACAGGGTTTACAAAGAAGAATTGAGTATAAGTGGGTAAAGGGACATCAGAAAAATAATGGTGTTGATGCCGATATATACTGGAATAACTATGTAGATTCTCTAGCTAAAGGCAAAGGATAAAATGTTGAATAGTTGTAGAAACTCAAGAATTGTAGGTCCTTCTGGAATTTGGGAATATGAACAGTTGATCGGTGCTAAGGTAAAAGTTAGTTCATTACCTGTTAGTAATTTCTTTGGTTGTTTCTCAGGTGGAGGAAGTAATGATCTATTAACTATTAAAGATATTTATTTTAGAATATCTCTTGATGGAAAAACTATAACAGTGATCGAATTAACCGAGTATCCAGGGAAAATATTTACTTGGAAAGATTTGGAAATTATCGAGCTTAATGTTATTAGTAAGTTTAAAGCTGTATGTGGAACTTTCTTATCTAATCAATCAATTTGTGGATATGGAGTTGATACTGAAGCTTCTTGGATAAAAGATATGTCAAATGGAATAGCTTTTATCGATGAAAAGGGAAATATAATAACTAATCGTATAGTGAGAATCGTTGGAGCAAATGTAGAGGATATTAATACCGATACAAATGAAATTACAGATATAGATGTAAACTTCAATGGTGATATACTAGATAAAAGATAATAAAAATGGCACAATCACAGTTAACAAGATTTGAATGTATTTATGCCAATCGAGATGAAGCACTTAAGGCTCTCTCATGTGCATCTAGACAATATGCTGAATTAGTTGCTGTAAGATATTATAATGAAGTTGAAGATGTTTGTATTCTTTTAGTAATTTTTAAGAGTGCAGACTTAGGTGATTTTGACATTGTTTCAGATACTATGGAATTAAGTCAAGGTCCTAGAATATTTACAGCAAAAAAACAGTCAGAGGAACAATCAGATCAGGAGTGTATCTTGATTGCGTTGTTTGGTGAAAAACCTAAGAATGGAGATGTAGTAATCCTGACTTCTTATGACGGTACTACTTCCATTACTTATACAATGATCGGAGGACAGTGGATAAAAACTGGTGGAACTACTGCAGATGGACTTGGAATTATATTTGAAGATTCTAATACCATCGATTTTACAATGAGTCCTGGTCCTACTGAATCTAAGAAAACATTAACCGCTGATGTAAAATTGGATAATAATAATTTGATTTATGATGAGAAGGTTGATGGAATTCGTATTAATAAAATCTATGGAGGAACATTCTAAATGAAAAAAGTAAGAAGCCCGAAAGATATAAAAGTGATCTCCGGACGTTCTGCTAGAAATACAGCTCCTTTTGTTGGAAGACTTGGTAAACCTCTTAATCCAGGGGCTCTAAAATTTAAGCAGAGTAATATTCCAGGAGGAGATATATTTAATGATTATCTCTTAGATTTAATGAAATTAAAATAAGAAAAATATTATGGACTTGCTTGATAGAACTGATGTTAGTAATAAAAATCCTGGGGATTCATTAACTAGTGCTGATATCAATAGTATAAATAATACTGTTAATGCTGCAGTTAGTTATATAAATGAAAACTTAAAAGATTTTTGTAATGCTAATGCTGAAATAAATAATTATGAAAGAAAATTAACTCTTTCGGGAGCAATTAGATTAGTACCTGAAGCAAGACGACGTAGCGGATTGAAAATTAGATTTCTTGGTAGTGAAGGTGCATATTCAGAATATATTTATAAAGGACCAGATGCTGATGAATCTAATTGGGCTAATGAAGATAATTGGAAATCTCCTTACAACATTATTGACGGAGGAGAGTGGTAAGTTTAAATAATAACATAAATTATGAAAAATAGTTATATAAAAACTACATGGATTGATAATAAAACTCCTGTTAATGCGGCTAATTTAAATAAGATCGAGAGTGCTTTATCAGATCTTTATACTAACGCTCTTAGTTCTTCTGAGATTTTAGAAGGAGATGGTATTAGAATTACTAATACTAGTTGTCAGTCAGATTGTTACGGTAATACTACAAAAGGTATTCAATTTTCTGTATCAGATCGTGTAATGCAGTCTGATTCTTGTAAAGGTGTTGATATTGTAACAAATACCTTGGATATCCTTCAATTTGAAAAGGATAGATTATACCTATTCTTAGATCCAGAGAGAAAAACTTTGGTTAAGATGGTAATAAACGGAGTTACTATTTTTGAAGTGAAATAATAATGAGATGGAACGATAAAAACGGATACATCACATATAAACAAGCTCTTCAAAATATTAAATCATGTCTAGGGATAGCTAAGATAGATTATTCCATGAGATGTGAATTAGCTCCGTATATCACATATATCTTAAAATATATATCAGATAGATTAACTTTACTTCCAGAAGGATCAGATGTCAAAACTTATATTCAAGAGTTTTTTGATATTCGAGATCATGGTGAAGCTAAGATTGTATTTTATGCTGTAGATGAACTTAGATGTGAACTTGGAATTGATAATGGTGAAATATACGTTGAAGGTTCTGAGATTCCATACAATGAGGATAGATTTATTTATGCATGGAGTAATGTTTTGACTGCTATGTTAGTTAGAATTTTATTCCAGTATCAAAATCTTCTAGCTCAACCCGAATCTAATGACTGCCCTTGTAATAATGAATGTGGAAGAGGACAGACTACAGCTGATTACGAATCTTGGAGTTCTGGTGTTTATCCAGAAGATGAAAGTTATTCTTACTATAATTATAAAGAAGTAAACAATACGGAATGGAGAACTAATAATGATGTTCCGGAGTGTACAAAATGTCTAAGACAATGAGTGATATAATTGTAAAAAATCAACTTCCTGAACCAACCGTAATTATTCTTAAAAATTCGGTAGAACAGGGAAAGATGCCTACTCCAGAACAGCTTGAAGTAGGTGAATTAGGTTTAGGTCTTCATGCCGGAGAGGAAAGTATATGGGTCAAAAATTCTGATGGTGTAGTTGTAGATCTTAGAGTTCCTAGAGTTGATAATTTTTGGGGTGATTTTCTCCTTGAATATGAAACTCTTGAGGAATTTAATGCAGATCTAGAAGCCGGAAAAATTAGTGATACTTCGATAGCTTTCATCAAAGGATCTAGACAGGCTTGGACTAAAGGAACTTTCTTCGCATTATCGGAGGAAGAAATAAATAAACTGATCGATAGTAAAGTATTGTTATTCCCAAGTATGACTTCTGAATTAACATCAGAAAGTACATCTGAAGAAATAGCAGAAATTTTTGGTGGAGCAGAGAATTTTGTTAAGCTTACTGAAAAGATTAAAGATCAGATTTCAATTGCGTCTTTAAGAGTAGATTCTGGGAAAGCGATAGTTCCTGTATCTATTCAATCTAGTATTATAGAGTGTGAAACTCAGTGTAAAAATGTATTAGTTCTAGAGTGGATTTATTCAGGGAAATATTATTCAGAAAAGATTATCCTGAATAGTTTTATATCTGAATTCTCAGTTGAAAGAGAATTTACAGAATCTACTTTTATTGAGGTAGTAGAAAAAATAGATGAGCTTTTTAATACAAACTTAGAACTTGTAGAACCTAAGATTAATGGAACTTGGGATTTCTATAATAATGCATTCGAACCTATAACAATTACTCCAAGTCCAAATAAATATAATCCTGTAATTGAAAATGGATATAAGGCTGTTTTCAAAGGAGTTTATACATGGACAAGTGAAGATGGAAAGAAAGATCCTACTGGAGTTGTTAAGGGTTCATTCTGGGATACTCTTACAGGTACTGATGTTAGTTCTGATATAGTAACTAGTCCTTATTATACAGAAGATGCTACTATTTCTATTAAACTTGAAGCTCCTAAGACTGGTTTTATGGTTAGAGGAGAAGATGTTGTTAGAAGTACTGGCGTTTATGATTATACAGAAGATACTAGATCAGTAACATTCGCACATAGATTATTCTATGGTGTATCTACTAAGGGAAAAGACTTAGTAGAGTATGATATTAAATCTCTGAAAACATCTGAATTAATTACTGAACATCCTAAAAAGACTCTAGAACATTTTTCTACAGAAATGAATGAATATGCTATTATTGCTTATCCTAAGGTTCTTGGAGACTTAGATAGTATTTATCAAGACGGAATTCGTGTAATTAAAGCATTTAACAAAGTAGAAATTGAAATCATTAATGGCGCTGGGATTGCTATAGATTATGTAGTTTATATTACTAATCATCCAGGTGCTTTTACTGATGTTGAATTAGAATTTAAATAAAATTAGTACAATGGCATTAAATTTTGCAGATAGATTAGTGTCAAACAATCCTAGTGCTTATGGGATTGTTAGAGCTATAGAAGTTAGCGGGCACAAAACAGTATCTTCTCTTTCAGCATTGTATAAGATCCCTGATTGTATTCTTTCAGACTCAGGAGATAATACTAGTAATGATTCTCTTGGTCAGTTATGGTATGTAGTTGATCGGAATGAAGTTTACCAGCTTATCGATTGGGAAAAGAGACATGAGGAATCTGGGTGGAAGCCGTATTTGTCTGGAATGATAACAGATGAAGCCCTGAAAGAGATATTGAAAACTAAGCAAGATAAGTTAATTGCTGGAGAAGGGATTAGTATCAGTGAAGATAATGTAATTTCCTGCACTATAGATACATCACTTTTTAGAATGGTGGATGAGCTACCTTCTTTGGAGGAAGCAGAGACAAATAAAATTTATCTTCTTAGAAAAGAAAATAATATCGGAGAACTTCAGAGTTATACTGAATATATAGTAACTATTAAGGTTGACGAAGAAGGGAAAGAAATAAAAGAATGGGAAAAGATCGGTGAATATGATTTATCTATTGAACTTGCTCCCTATCTTAAAATAGAAGATGCAGAAAAGACTTACGTAAAGAAGGAAAACATCGTAGATTCATTCGAAGGTGGTGATCCTAAAGAGCAAGTTTTATCTGCTGAAAAAGGAAAAGAACTTAAAGAACTCGTAGATTCATTAGAGGAAAGAAAAGTAGATAGTGTAACAGCTACTGAGGGAAAAGGAATCATAGTAGAAGGTACTCATAACGATCCTACTATTGGTGTTCTTCGTGATCCTGAGTCTGAAGGATTTTTTACAATCGAAGAAACAGGTCTTAAACTTAGTGGTGTTCAGGATGCTATTGATGAAGCAGTTGGTGAATTAACTGATAGAGTAGAACTTGAATCTGATGTAGTCTATAATATCAATGAAATATTTCCAGGTGAAGGTAAGGGAGAAAATGGAGATCAGTGGCACATCCAATATGCTGCTGCTAAATTAGATGCTTTCCTTCCAGCTGAAAAGAAAGTTCCAGGTATAAAAGTTAAGTTTATTAACTTAGACGGTAACTGGAGAACTTTCACTTTCAATGGTGGATATTTCTTGGATGGTAGAAACTGGAGTTATGATATCACTTCTAATGACTTCACTGAATTAGCTACAGAAAATCTTCCAACAGCTACTCCAGAATCAAATGGAGTAATGTCAAAAGAAGATAAAGCTAAACTTGATGGAATTAGTGAAACTATCAATAAAGATGTAGATGATAAGATTGCAGAAGTTAAAGAGACAATCGATAACTATACTGTAAATGGTTATAAAATTTCCACAAATCCATCTTTAGATAGAAATGATATCGGTCTTGGAAATGTTACTAATGACGCTCAGATAAAACGCTCTGAAATGGGTGTTCCTAAGGGTGTTGCTACTCTTGGAGAAGATGGTAAAGTTCCGGAATCACAACTTCCAGATTCAGTTCTTGGAAATGTTAAATATCAAGGAGTTTGGGATGCAGTTAATAATGTTCCTAAACTTGAACTTAACGATTTTGATTCCAATGGTCATTACTATATAGCTATTAATAAAGGCTCTCAATTTGGATATGATTTTGATCCAGGTGATTGGGTAATTAATAGTAATGGTAGATGGGTTAAAATTGATAATGTAGATTCAGTTAAGTCTGTAAATGGTCAGATCGGAATTGTTGAATTAGGTATAGAGGATATTCCTAATCTTAAGGAAACTCTAGATTCTAAAGCAACTAATGATGATTTCAATAGACACTTAACAGACTATAAGAATCCTCACAAGGTTACTAAAGATCAAGTAGGTCTTGGAAACGTTGATAATACAGCTGACCTCGATAAACCAGTATCTAATGCTACACAGGAATTAGTAGATAATACTAAGAAAGAGCTAGAAGAAAAGATTAATAACTCAGGAAACGACTTACAAGATAACATTGATAAGATTGACGAGAGAGTTACTAATATTGAAGATTCTATTGCTCAGCCTGGTGGTTTAGCTACTCTTGATGATGCCGGAAAAGTACCTCTAGAACAATTGCCAAGTTTAGTAGATGATGTAATTGAAGTAGACTCTTTCGAACATCTACCTGAAGCTGGAGAAGTTGGAAAAATCTATGTTACTAAGGATACTAATCTTCTTTATCGTTGGACAGGGGTTAAATATGTAGAAGTATCAGAATCTCTCCACTTAGGTGAAACGGCTGATACTGCTTATGCGGGAGATAAAGGCAAGGAGACAACTGATAAGGTTAATTCTCATATCTCAGACTTCAATAATCCGCATAAAGTTACAGCCGAACAAGTAGGCTTAGGTAATGTTGATAATACTTCTGATATCAATAAACCTGTTTCTACCGCACAACAAGAAGCTTTAGATGCAGTTAAGACCGAACTTGAGGAGAAAATTAATAACTCTGGTAGTGATCTTCAAGGTAATATTGATAAGATTGACGAGAGAGTTACTAATATCGAAAACTCAGTAGGTGCTCCTGATGGTATAGCTACACTTGATTCCGAAGGTAAATTAGAAGTTTCACAGATCCCTAACGAAGCTCTGAATGTTATCGAAGGTAAGTATATGACTGAAACTCAATTTACTGATTCTGAAGGTGTAGAGTTTATTCCAAGACATAATACTATTTATATTGATAGTATCGGTGGTTCGAATAAACTTTATCGCTGGGATGGATTCAAGTATGTAGAAGTATCAGATTCAGATAATGTTACAGAAGCTATTGACAATCACATCAAAGATTTCAATAATCCACATAAAGTAACAGCCGAACAAATTGGGCTTGGAAACGTAGATAATACAGCCGATATTGATAAGCCAATATCTACTGCTGTTCAAGAAGCTTTAGATACTGTAAACACTAAAGTAACTGAACACACTGAGAATAAAGAAAATCCTCATGGTGTTACAGCAGAACAAATTGGCTTAGGAAATGTAGATAATACGGCTGATTATGATAAACCTGTTTCTAAGGCTACTCAAGATGAAATCGATAGAATTGACGGTCGTATTGATACAATCGATAATTCAATTGGTGTTCCTAGTGGTATTGCAACTCTTGATGGCAATGGTAAATTAACAGATTCTCAAATACCAGACAAGACGATTAATGTTCTTGTAGGTAAACTTATGAGTGAAACAGAATTCAAGGACGAAGAAGGTAATACTTATGAACCTAGAACTGGAGTAATTTATATTGATACTGTTTCTGGTACTGAGAAAATATATAGATGGAATAAATATGAATATGTAGAGATTTCAAATACAGAATTACTTGAAGGTGCATTAAATTCTCACGTTCAGGATAAGAATAATCCTCATCAAGTAACCAAAGAGCAGATTGGGTTAAGTGAAGTAACAAATGATGCTCAAGTTAAGAGATCAGAAATGGGAACTCCGGAAGGTGTTGCTACTCTTAACGAAAATGGTAAAATTCCTGTGGAACAACTTCCAGGACAAGTTGATGAAGTATTTGGAATTGATCGTTTCGTATCAACAAAAACAGATATTCCTTCTTCTAGATTAGTAATTGGTTCCACTTACTATGTAGAAGATGAGAAGAAAATATATACAGCAATTTCTGAAACGGAATTAGATGAAGGTGCTACTCTTGATAAAGGTGTAATCTATTCTAATCGAGAAACTAATATAATCTATCGTTGGGATGGTGCTGAATTAGTAGAAATTGGTAACCCTATTCATCTTGGTGAAGTAGCTGGAACTGCATATCCTGGAGATAAAGGTAAGGCTACTACAGATAAAGTTAATGCTCATGTGGCTGACTTTGAAAATCCTCACCAAGTAACTAAAGAACAGATCGGTCTTGGAAATGTAGATAATACTTCTGATGCTGATAAGCCTATTTCTAGTGCAGTCCAAGAAGCTTTAGATGCTGTTAATAAAGAAGTTTCAGAACATAAAGCTGATAAGAATAATCCTCATGAGGTAACAAAAGCTCAGGTAGGTTTAGGAAATGTAGATAATACTGCAGACCTTGATAAACCAGTATCTAATGCTACACAGGAATTAGTAGATAATACTAAGAAAGAGCTTGATACTAAGATAGATAATCATACTTCAGACTTTAACAATCCTCATAAGGTAACAAAAGAACAAGTAGGACTAGGGAATGTTGATAATACAGCTGATATTAATAAGCCTGTATCTGTAGCACAACAAGCTTTAGTAGATTCTACAAAGGCAGAGTTGAAGAAAGATATTGGTGATATTGAAAAAGATGTTACTAATCACATAGCTGACAAGAATAATCCTCATGAAGTAAATAAACTTCAGGTAGGTCTTGGAAATGTTGATAATACATCAGATATCAATAAACCTGTATCTATTGCACAACAAGCTGCTTTAGATAAACTTAAGAGTGATCTTGAATCTATTATAGGTTCTACAGGAACAGATCTTAGTGCTCACTTGAAAGACTTTGATAATCCTCATAAGGTTACTAAAGATCAGGTTGGACTTGGTAAGGTGGATAACACTGCTGACCTTGAAAAACCTGTCTCTGTAGCAACTCAAGAGGCAATCAATGCTGTTCAGTCTAATCTTGATAAGACCAATATTTCATTAGAGAATCATATTGCAGATAAGAAGAATCCTCATGAAGTAACGAAGGAACAAGTAGGTCTAGGTAATGTAGATAATACATCTGACTTAGATAAACCTGTTTCTCATTATCAACAGGATGCTCTTGATGAACTTGAAAGAAGACTTCAAGGTTCTATTGATGGTTCTGGTTCTGATCTTAGTGCTCATATTTCAGATTTTAATAATCCGCATAAAGTAACTAAGGATCAGGTTGGACTTGGTAATGTAGATAATACAGCTGACAAGGATAAACCTATTTCTGATGCTACACAGAAAGCTTTGGATAGTATTAAGACAGAAACTAATACTATTATCGAAACTCATATAGCAGATAAGAATAATCCTCATGAAGTAACTAAGGAACAGATTGGATTAGGTGAAGTAACAAATGATGCTCAAGTAAAACGTTCAGAGATGGGCGTAGCTGGGGGAGTTGCTACACTTGACCAAGAAGGCAAAGTTCCTAGTTCTCAATTACCTAGCTTTGTAGATGACGTTATTGAAGTTGCTACCTTAGATGAATTACCTGCAACTGGAGAGGCTGGTAAAATCTATGTTACTAAAGATACCAACCTGACTTATAGATGGAGTGGTTCTAAGTATGTAGAAATCTCAGCGTCTTTGGCTCTCGGTGAAACATCTAGTACTGCCTATGCTGGTGATAAGGGTAAGGCAACAACCGATTCTCTTAATGCACATTTGGCAGACTTTAACAATCCTCATAAGGTAGATAAAGCTCAGGTAGGTCTAGGTAATGTAGATAATACTTCAGATAAGGATAAACCTGTATCTGATGCAACCCAACAATTAATTAATGAAGTTAAGGAATCTATTAATAGCGGAAATACTACTATTACAGATAACTTAACTAAACATATAGAAGATTACAATAATCCTCATAAAGTAACGAAAGATCAAGTAGGTCTAGGTAACGTTGATAATACTTCAGATAAAGATAAACCTTTGTCTGATGCAGCTAAAGAAGCTATCAACGAGGTTAAGACTCTAATTACTTCTTCTGGAACTGACTTAAGCAATCATATTAAAGATTATACAAATCCTCATAGAGTAACTGCAGAACAAGTAGGTCTCGGAAATGTAAATAATACTTCCGACCTTGACAAACCTATTTCTAATGCTACTCAGAAGGAACTTGATAAACTTGACGCTAAGATTGATAAGATTAATACAGATCAGGGAACAGATCTTAGTGCTCACTTGAGAGATTTCAGTAATCCTCATAAAGTAACTAAAGAACAAATTGGACTCGGAAATGTAGATAATACTGCAGATCTCGATAAACCAATATCTACTGCTACACAAAAAGCAATTGATGATGCCAAAGCAGCTAATAATACTGCTTTAGATAATCATGCTAATCGTACAGATAATCCTCATAAGGTAACTAAGGATCAAGTAGGTTTAGGTAACGTTGATAATACAGCCGATATTAATAAACCTGTATCTGTAGCACAGCAGAATGCTCTTGATACTTTATCTAATAGTTTAAATACAGCTATTAATAATCACGTAGGTAATACTAATAATCCTCATGAAGTAAATAAACTTCAGGTAGGTCTCGGAAAAGTAGATAATACATCTGACTTAGAAAAGCCTATTTCAGTAGCAACTCAAAACGCTATTTCTGAAGTTGTTTCTAATCTGGATAAACATATTGCAGATAAGAACAATCCTCATGAAGTAACAAAAGAGCAAATTGGACTTGGTAGAGTTGATAATACATCAGACCTCGAGAAACCTATTTCAACAGCTACTCAGGTTGCTCTTGATAAGAAGGTTGAACTTGGACCTGATGGAAAAATACCTGAAAGTCAATTACCTGAAAGAACAATGCATAGTTTGTTCTATAAGGGTACTTGGGATGCTGAAAGGAATTTACCAACACTAGCTAATGGAGATAAGGCACAAGATGGTGATTACTATTTAGTTAATAATGATGGTGAGTTCTTTAAATATAAATTCATGGTAAATGATATTATATTCAATGCCAGTGGAATTTGGTATAGAATGATGGGCTCTAATAAGAGAGATAATCCTACTGAATTTAAGATTACTAAATTCACAGCAGATAGAACTTTATTAGAGAGAGGTGAATCAACAGAAATTACTCTTGAATGGGAATATCAATTGACCCCAAGTGGACAAATTAATTTCCAATTCATAGATACTCATGATATTCCTGTTGAGAAACGTACTTATAAGATTACTGCCACTGGAGGACAAACATTCACATTGAGAGGTTCGTATCTAAGTGAAGTTGTAACAGCTACTTTAACGATTGATACAGCTGATAAGGTTTATGTAGGTGCATCAAGTAATTCTGCTCCTACTGACTCTGACTTTATAGCAATGAATTCTTTCTTCTCCTTCGGTGATAATGAATTCCCATTCACTCCTATTGATTGTTCAGGAGGTAAGTATATTTACGTAGCAATTCCAACAGAAGAGTATAGTAAGTATAGAATCTATTGTAATAATTATCCTGTTGATGATGTAACAGTATACTCTAGACGTATAACTAACATCTTTACTGGATATACTGATTATACAATTACTAAACTTGCTAATCTCTATCATGGAATACTAAATATTGAAGTTAAATTAATTGATAAAAGATAATGCCAGAAAATAATTTAAAAGGAACGGTACTCTATTCGGGTATCGTTCCCACCAATACTTCTGACGTATATCCAACACATTCAGCCATTTATGGTATGGGAGGCTTCCGTTCAGTTAAAACAATAGCTGAGCGGGATGCTATTCCTGTAGAGCGACTAGAAGTAGGAGCTAAAGTATTGGTATCTGAACAAGAAACTGGATATTACGTTGAATCAATAGTAGATGGAAAAGTAAATTGGCAACTTGATACTTATTTATTTGCTGATAAACTCTTAGCATCTCCAGTTATCTCTGGTACTTGGAGTTTTAAAAATAATGCTGGTACAGAGGTTACAAATACAGAAGTTGGTGTTAGTAACGTAAATGCTAGTTCTATTACTATCGAACGAGGATATAAAGCAAAATTTGTTGGAAGTTTTAAATGGACTAAGACAACTACAAATAAAGCCCCTACTTCATGTAGTGGTGACTTAGGGACAACTTTACCTTCTAGTGATGTTGCTTCTCCAACAACTACTATTGATAATATTGCTGCTTCCAGAGTAATTAAAGAAACCTTAAGTGCACCTAAAAAAGGATTCATGGTTTCTGGTAGTTCTGTAGTTGTTGCATCTGGAAATGATACGACATCTGCACAATTTAGTATCAATGTATGGTCTAGACAGAGATATGGTGTAACTACTTCAGCTACTCCTACACAAGATGATATTAAAGCTATGACTGGAACAAAATTAGTCAATGCTAGAACTTTATCAGTTTCTGGAGTTACTGCTGATGGAACTCAATATTACAGTTATGCTTACCCAAAAGACTTAGGAGCTCTTACATCAATTGTTCAGAATGGAGCAGCACCTGTTTTGGAAGACTTTAATAGAACTGAAGTGACTGTAACAAATGGTGCAGGTGTAAATATCGTTTATTATGTATACACCTCTAAATATAAAGGTGCATTTCAAAATGTTAAACTAGATTTTAAATAATTAAAGATTAGAATACAATGGCTCGTTACCCGGCGCAGTTACAATCTGCGAATCTTAATGAATTTGGTATTGTCTATGCCGACGAAATACAAGGCCATAAAACAGTTGCTACTCTGAATGCACTTTATGCTATCACAGATCCTATTCTTAGTAAATCCGTAGTAAATACTAATAATGATGCTATCGGACAAGAGTGGTTTGTTGTATCAGAGGATTGTTATTACAGATTAGACAACTGGGCCAATAGACATGCAGCTTCTGGATGGACTAAACTTCAAGTAGTAGATACAGAGTTTAATAGTCTTTCTACACATGGAGCTGATAAGATAAAAAATTTCACAACATCTCCTAACACAGTTACTCTCAATTATAATACGTGGAGATCTTCGACTGTTAATGAAGATGGAACCGCTGTGATAAACGCTGCTACACAATCTGCAGCGGGAGTCTTAACCGCAGCGGATAAAACTAAATTAGATGGATTAAATACAGATTCTATTAATGATATATCTGTAACATCTAATGCTAATAAAGCTACTATTACATTTGTATCTGATAATGGTAATAAAGAAGATATAAGTACTACTATAGACTTTCCTATATCTACTTCTTCCGCAGCAGGTACAATGAGCGCCAAAGATAAAACAGAATTAGATAGAATTAATACTGCTAACTTTGCTCTTGGCGCTGTAACTCCTGCTGCGTCTACTGTAGGAATAGCTGCTTCTAAAACAAATGTTACTGATGGTACTACCGCTGCGAATAATATTACGCTGCCTGCTGCTACACAATCTGCAGCGGGAGTCTTAACCGCAGCGGATAAAACTAAAGTTGACCGAATAACCACAGCGAATTTTGCTTTAGGTGCAGTTACGCCAGCAGCTTCAAGTGTAGCTATCGCAGCAACAAAAACAACTATTTCTACAGGAGTTAGTGCAGCAAACAATATAACTCTTCCCGCTGCAACTGCTAGTGTAGCTGGTGTTATGACTGCTGCAGATAAAGTAAAGCTTGATACTACTCTTCCTAACTTAATTAACTCTAATAAAACAACTATTGATAATTATACTGTAAATGGAATTAAAATTTCTACTAATCCCGTTGTAACAGGAGCAAATACTAAAGTAACTGGGTATTCAAAACCAACTACGACTGGAGCTATTGCAGCAACTGATAGTATCAATGGAGCTCTTGGAAAATTAGAGAAAAAGTTAGATGATGAAGTAACTAATAGAACTAATGCTGTTTCAAATCTAACTAATACAGTAAATAATAATAAGACTACAATAGATAACTATACTGTTGGAGGAATAAAAATTTCTGCTAATCCTAAAGTGGCAAATGGAACAAATACTACAGTATCTACTGCTAATAGTACGATTACTTGGTCTCTAAACTCTACTATATCACTTACTAGAGTTAATGCTTCTAGTGGATTCTATCAGACTTCAGATAAACGTTTGAAATCAGATATTAAACCTTTGGAACATACACTTGAGGAGATTTGTTCTATTCCGACAGATTCATTTATTTTAGGTGGGAAAAAAGACCTTGGAACTATAGCACAAGAACTTGAACCAACTTTCCCTGAACTAGTAACAGACGCCGAACTTAAACAATCCGATGTACCTAACCCTGAAAACTTTGAAACCATTGAGAAAGATGGTGAAACTTATGTTCTAGTTAAAGAAGTTGATTATGCTAAAATGAGTGTTCTAGCAATCGAAGGTATTAAATTACTTAAGGCCGAAATAGATGAACTTAAAAAGCAGTTATTAGATAAATAAAATAAAGGGAGGTTGATCAAGAGTAAAAACTTGATTGCCTCCTTTTAAATTTAAAAGTAGGAATGAAATGGATCAAATAATTAATTTTAAAATAAATACAGAACTATTTACAAGTAGATCTGAAGCGATCCTAGCCTTAGAAAACATTATATTTACTCACGGAGAGCCAGTTATTGCAATTTATGGAACTACTTCTCAAAATGCTAAAATTATTCTAGCCGTCGGAAAAAGAAATGGAGCTGGAAAAAATGCATTTGAAATAATTTCCACTAAAGAAGATATGTCTGAAACTTTGAATATTATTAATTCTTTGAATAATGAGTTCACAGAACATATCAAAGCAGAAGCAGGTGATAAGCTTGGACATGTAATAACAGGAGGAGATATTGTTTTCTCTGGAGGTATAGGAACTGTAGTTTCGGCTGGAAAGGTAAAAAATAAACTTACTTTTACTGGTGGAACTTTTGAAGGAACAGATAAAACTACATTTGATGGTTCTGAGGCTGTAACGATAAAAATTCCTAGCCCCTCATTTACTGTTCCTAAACCATTAGGACATGCAATAGCTGGAGAATCTAAGGAGTGGGCTAGAGCTGACCATGTGCATGAAGCTCCTAAATCAGTCTCTGGAAATGCTGGTAGTGCTGATAAATTAAGTTCTAAAAGAAATATAACTTTAACCGGAGCTGTTACTGGAGGTGTAGTAACTGATTTTTCAGGAGATATTACAATTAATACTTCCAAAAACCATACACATGATATTTCAGAGGTTACTGGTCTACGAGGTGAGTTGAACACCTTAGAAGCAACTAAAGCTCCCATTGAAAGTCCTATCTTCACAGGAACTCCAGAGGCTCCAACAGCTCCACAAGGAACTAATACTAATCAGTTAGCTACTACTGCATTTGTTATCAAGGAAATTGGAGAAAAAATAGAAGCTGCTGTAGCCTTGAAATTTAAAGGAACTCTCGGAACAACTGGAACTGTTAAGAGTCTTCCTGCTCAACATACAACAGGTGACGTCTATGTTGCCACTACTGGAGCTCCGAATGTATCAGGACTTAGACTTGAACCTGGTGATATAATAATTTGTATCAAAGATGGTTCAACTGCTAATGATTCTGATTGGACAGTTGTACAGACTAATATAGATGGAGCTGTAACAGGACCAGGAAGTGCAATTTCTGGAAATCTAGTACTTTTTAATGGAACTACAGGAAAAGTTATATCAGATTCTGGTCTTTCATTAGCAGACCTAGCAAAAGTAACAACTACTATCTCTGCAGGTCCTGGTTTAACTGGAGGTGGATCTATTGGAGGAAATCAAGTAATATCACATGCTTCTCAACCAACTACAGGAACTAATGCAGGGGGTAATTCTGGAGCTTTTGTCACCAACATTAAGATCGATTCCTTTGGACATGTTGTAGAAGCCTTAAAAGGAGACTTAACTGGATCATATCTAGCACCCTCCGGAGAATATATTTCAGGAATTACACTCTCAGGGAATACACTATCAGGAAATTCTAAACCATTCCCTAATATTGAAATTGAGAATGGAGAAGTAGGTGGCTCAGAAGAATTTGTTACTGGAATTTCTGTAAATACTATCTTAAATAATCATAGAATTCAAGTTAATAAAGGAACAATCCCTGGAATAACAGTAACTGGAGATGGTGGTGAAGAAAGTCCTAGAAAGTATGTTTCAGGAATAGAATCAGATGGACATCATGGAATATCTTTTACTACTTCTGAAGAATCTGGAATGGTTAAAGTTTCAAAAGATGGTTCAGCTGATTACTTAGGAAATAAAGTTCTCTCTGGAATTAGTTCTGGAAATACTTATGCAACTACTGTAACTCAAGACACTGATGCTTTAAGATTAACTACTACAATTTCAGAGATAGATGGTGGAGATGATCAAGGAAGCCAAGGAAAACGTCAAGTAATTAGAGTAAAAAGATATACTACAGGTGGAATTCTTCCTAGTGGGTTAGCTTCAGGGGAAATAGCTATAAACTTGGTTGATAATTATCTTTATGTTGGGAATGAAGAGGGTGGAGTTCAAAGAATCTATCCAAATGCTACACCACAGAAAGATGGTCTTTTATCAGCCGAAGATAAATCACGCCTCGAAAAAGCTATATCTGATATTGCTGATCATGCTTCAAGTCTGGGAACAATAAATACCGAGCTTGATGTTCTTGAGGAGGATTTGAAAGACACGAAGGAAAAATTAACTGAAAAAATTTCTCAAGAATCCGAGGCGAGAAAAACGGCTGATCAAGAATTTAAGGAAAACTTGAATACCGAAACTCAAGAAAGAACTACCGAAGATATTGCTATAAGAGAATATATAGACTCTACAAAATCAGAGTTAAATGAAAAGATAGATAAACTTATTGGTTCGGGAGGAGAAACTGAAGGAGGATTAGCTGCAGAAGTAGAAGCTAGAATACAAGGAGATAAATATAATTTCGATCTCTTAAAGTTTGCAATTCAGAGAGTAAATTCATCTGCTGGTTTTGAAGATCCTGATCCAGATGATGATAGTATTTATAGTAATTTCCCAAGTCTTTCAGATACACATTACTTAGGTGGACAGAGCAATTTAGTAGGATGTCTTAAGATTCTTGACCAAAAGATTTATGAACTAGAACAAGCATTAACCATTAAAACACTCTAATATATGGCATTAACTAATTTTTATAAAGGACCTGAAGCTGAATATTCTAGAGAGAAACATATTAATGGTATTTATATGAGCACTGATTCTAGAAAGCTTTGGATATTCGGACAACCAACACAAGAATTATCAGATATTATAGAAAAAACTGATTATGATGCTCTTGAGTCTAAAGATCCGAATTTAATATATATCGTAAAATTATCAGAAGAATGAAAAAATTAATTCTAATCCTGATCACTATTCTATTAATTATTTCTTGTGGTACTTCCCGAAAATTTAATACTACTTTTTATGAAGGCTTTTCGATAGAACCACAAAGAATAATAGATAGTATAACTACAGCAAACTTACTTCCGGCGTTTATGGAATATCGAGAATGGCCTAAGTCGATGTATTTTACTAGTGATTCAGTTATAACTACACAGTATACAACTATAACCACTAAAGAAGATACGACTTATGTATTCTCGATAACTAAATCCGCCGGAGATAGTATATACTTAATTAAATTTAGAAAGGAATAAAATTATGGATTTCGTATCAGTATTTTCAACATTAGCTGCTTTAGTGGCTGGTGTTCCTGTTGTTACGCAGGCAATCAAAAGAATTATAGGTAAAGAACTTCCAGGGTGGGCTAATCAATTAATTTCTTGGATAGTCGCTATTGGATTATGTATGTTTGGTTGGTTTTTCGATCTTGGATGTCTTGCTGAAGCTTCTTGGTGGCAATCTCTCATAGTAGGTGCTGGTGTTGGATTAGCTAGTAACGGGGTATTTGATATCTCATTTGTTCAGGGAATGCTTGAACTTATATTCGGAAAAATAAAAAAGTAATTATGAGATCTTACGGTTATATTAAAACAGAAAACCTAGAAAGTTACTCAGAATATAAACCACAACCTATCACACTTCCGGCCGAATATAAACTTAAAGATATCGGCAAAGTGTGGGATCAAGGTAGTGTCGGAAGCTGTGTTAGTCATTCAATAGCAGAAATGTATAACTTTTATCAGCTAAGCCATGGAAAAACTCTGGAGAAAAAGCCTGATTGGTTATACTATCTTAGAGCTAATAAAACAATAGATGGAATGATGCCTGCCGAAGGTTTTGAGTTAATGAAAGCGGCCGGAGAAATAAAAATCTTCTCAAGAATATCAACTATTGAAGGAATTAAACATGCAGTGATAACAAATGGACCTGCACTTATAGCTGTTATTGTAAGAAACGGAGAACGTGATGATTTCTGGAATGGTTCTGAAAACTTAGGAGGACATGCGATAAGTATTGTTGGTTTCTCTAGAGATGGATTTATGATAAAAAATTCTTGGGGTTATGGATATGCAGAGTCCGGTTTTTCTGAGATGAGCTATGAAGATGCTGGAAAAGTAATTCGAGAAGCTTGGACTATAATAGAATAAAAAAAAGAGACTAGTAAAGGGTTTAATTTTCCCAATACTAGTCTTTTATTTTCTTTATATTCTCTCTATAAATACTTCATAATCATCCTTACAATACCAACTTGGACATGTATGAGGATTTCCATGTCTATTTCCTTTTCCTCGGTCTATATAACTTTTCCATCTATATATTGTATCAGATTTCTTAAGAGCTTTCCACCAAACATCAAGTGTCGTTTTTATCCATGAACCTTTCTCGGCTATTATGTCTGATGGATTAACTAAAGGTTTATTATTATCATAGTCTCTCAAGTGATGCCAAATATAAGGTCCAGTATATACAAATTTCTTCGGCCTTGGAGAATATACGGCGATGAATTTTTGGTCGTCAGAATAATCATCATCTCCTGTGTAACAAAAATCTACTTGAATCTCTTTTATCCCGACCCTCCTTAGTATCGCCGTTTTTTCATCAGGCCGTAAATTATAATACTCATCTCTTATTATCTTTTTCCCAGTCAAATCTCTAAGATAAAAGAATCTACCATTACCTTCTTTCCCAGGGATCATATCTTTAGGAGACTTACCTAATAGAAAAGTTTCAATATAACCTTTGGGAAATGCATAAAATCCCTTCCTAACTGGAGCTGTATGAAATCCTCGAGAAGGTGAATCCCCAGGAAGTGATCCTTCTTTATGATCCTGTGGAGATAAAGTACCCCATCTAAAAAATTCATAACTATTCCTCTTTTTCATAAACTCTATTTTTAAAAGTTACAGCCGAAAATCTCTTCTTTACTACTTTTAAGACTTTTTTCTCCAAAGATCGATACTCATTAGAAGAATAATTACGCCCTAGTTCAATATATTCCCAAGGCTCGTCGTAAATAAATTCCCAATCAGATGTGCACTTAATTAATTCAGCTGTCCATGGATCTGAATGTCTCCACCTAAGATAAATACAATAACCTTGAGATGAAATCGGATCAAGAAAATAATAATAACATTGACTTGGACACCATATTAAATCCTCTATCCAATAACCTAATAATTGTTCGTTCATATATAATATACTGTTTTTCATTAACATATATAAGGAAATAAACGTTCCTTTAGATCAAGATGGTAAAAAGAGAGAACGTATAACTATGAATATTACAAGAGTACCATATTTAGTAGTTTATTTATTTCATCCAAGTTATATCCCACAAAATAATACAAGTGAATTTCGATATCTTGCATATAGTACTACAGACAATACTCTTACCTTATCATACTATCTTGATCAAGGAGTTAGTGTTAATACTACTCCTGGAAAGACTGTAAATGTTCTACCAGGAAATGATATATGTATATATTACAGGTCTGGTAATGTTTATAGTAGACATAGAACTTTTGAATTATCTGATACAAGCATGACTATTTGATAGAAAAATTATATACTTCCTGTAACATTAAAGTTTTTATATCCAGTTTCTCCTTGTGAAAACGATACACTATTAGGACTTATACTTGCAGTTCCAGCTCTCCAATCTGCTTCACCACTTCCATTTACTCTATAAGAAAAGTTAGCATTTATACGTATATTACTAATTGCATCTGGAATGGTATCTGATATATCTACAGAAGTGGATAACCTGGGAAACTCTATACTATACATCTCAAGACTTCCTATTCCTAAAACACTTCCTGTTAATTTCCAAGCTACAGCAGAAGGAGGAAGAGTAAGCGTAATATCTATGCTTCTGTATTTAGGAGCTTCACCATCCTGATTTAAAGGAACGTTTAAAGTAAGAGAAAAATAAAGAGAAGGATTTTATTTTCCTTCTCTTTTTATTATTTTATTTTTTTGGGAATATTCTATGCCAGATTTCTCTAATAATAACTATTGGAGATGTACTAGCTACTATAATACACCATTCTTTAAAATCAAGGGGTCTCGTATTAAATACTTCTCCTCCGAATTGTACAATCAAAATAGTTCCAATAAATATAATCAATGATCCTAATAAAAATTTACTACTTCCTTTTAAATTATAGAATATAGATCTATTCTTTCCAAATACTCTAATATTAAATAGATTCCACCAATTTATCATCATAAAGATAGCAAATAATTCTGTAAGATCTAATCCAAATTTTATAGAACCTTGTGCTATATCATGAACAATTAAAGATAGCACTCCAAATACAAAAATACCCATACCTATGATTGTTTTATACATAGGTTTGGTCAAAATAAATGCATTTTGTTTTCTTGGTTTTTCAGTAAGTACATTTTCATCAGCAGGTTCAGATGCTAAACATAGTGCAGCTAAGGTATCCATTACAATATTAACCCATAACATTTGAGTAACTGTAAATGGCATATCTACTCCAAGAATAGGACTTAAAACCACAACTAAACAAGTAGCAACATTTATAATTAACTGGAATACTAAAAAACTCTGAATATTTTTATATAAAGATCTTCCCCACTTAATTCCTGTTACTATACTAGGAAATGCGTCATCTAAAAGGACTATATCCGAAGCTTCTTTTGCAACACTAGTTCCAGAACCCATTGCTATACCTACATCTGCATGATTAAGAGATGGAGAGTCATTAACTCCATCACCCGTCATAGCACATACATGTTCAGTTGCAGTACCCTTTCCAAGTTCTTTAAATTTCTTTAAAATATTCAACTTATCTTCTGGTTTACATCTAGCTATGACATTAGGATAACCACACATCGGATCTCCCCATGCTACTTTATCAAAATCCTTAGCTTCTATTGCCCAAACATCTTTTTCAGGCTGTCCTTGTAATTCTCTAGAAAATCCTGCCTGACGTGCAATTTCTGCGGCAGTTTTTATATTATCACCTGTCATCATTACTACATCCACTCCAGCTTCATAACATTTTTTTATTGCCGCAGGAACATCAGGCCGAATAGGATCTTCAATAAAGAATGTCCCATCATATGTCAGAGAATCTATATTACTTCCAGAAGCAAAACTTAAGGCTCTTCTTCCTCGTGATTGTTGTTTCTCTACTTCTTCTAAGAAAGAATTATCGCCACACATCTTTGCAACTACTTCTGGAGCTCCTTTTACTAGTATTACTTCTTTTCCAGCATCGTTAACCTTCGTCATCATATACTTATCTGTTGAATTGAAAGGTTTAACTTCGATTATCTCAGTTAGTTCTCTAAGCTTTTTATAATCATATCCTCCACGATCAGGTCTACTAAAAAACTTCAATATAGCACCTTCACTAGGATTCCCGATAACCTCACCTTCTCCAGAAATATTAGCTGTTGAATTAACACAGGCATTAAGTACTAAATTTCCAGATACTCCAGAAATATTAACATGTTCAGCTACTACAGTCATCTTATTTTGGGTAAGAGTTCCTGTTTTATCGGAAAAGATTATGTTAACAGCTCCAATAGTTTCACAAGCGTGCATCTTCTTTACTAGATTATTTTCACGAGCCATAGTCTTCATAGAAAATGCTAAACTTAAAGTACTAGCTAATGGAAGACCTTCAGGAACAGCTACTACGATTAAAGTAACTGCCATCATAAAGAATTTAACCTCTGTTCCTAGAATATTTAACAACCCAGAATCAAAATCAGTGAATCCGAAGTGATGAATATTAAGGAATAATAGTAATAAACCAGCCATAGTAAAAGCTGCTTTAGATATTAATCCAGCGAGACCATCTAATTGTTTATTAAGGGGTGTTTCTCCCCCAGTTTCTTCCATAGCTTGACGAGTTGTTTTTCCAATTTCAGTTTCATCACCTACTTTTACAACTACCCCTACTCCAGAACCCTCCGTTATTTTTGTCGATCTGAGGACTAAGAATGGGGCAAAACCAGAATCATTCCATGTTTCCTCATTCAATTTTGCTCTTTTTCCAACAGCAACTGATTCACCAGTCATAGTACTTTCATCTACTTTAAACTCAATTGCTTCAAGAAGTTCTATATCAGCCGGGATTTCATCTCCTGCACTAAGAATAACTATATCTCCTACCACTAATTCATCCTTAGGAATCTCCATTGTGGTTCCATTATTTCTAATAACTTTTACATTTTCAGTATCAGATATTTGATTTAAGATATCAAATTTTTTCTTAGCACTATATTCCATCCAAAATCCCACTCCTGTAGCAAGAATTATAGCAACTAATATACCAATTGATTCTATTAAGGAACATTCAATAAATCCAACAACAAAAGATACTCCGAGGGCAACAAGCAAAATGATAATAATTGGATCTTTAAATTTTTCTAAGTAGAGTTGCCACCATTTTTTTTGTTTAGGTGGCGTGAGTAAATTTTTTCCATGCTGTTCTCTACTTTTGATTACTTCTTCTTGAGATAATCCTTGATAATTTTTCATAATTTTAAAAAATTTAATTATTAATTATTATAACTGAGCTTTAGTAAATTGATATATCCACCATCGCTTAGCTATTTTATATTTCTTACTTGTTGATAATATTCTTAATACGTCGTTAAATGATTCCCAAAGTTCATCGGAAGTTTTATTATTTGAATAATATAATAATCTTCTTTTATTTTCTACAATAATATCTACATTTCCGACATCAAAAGATATTAATTTAATTTTTATTCTTCTTGTTCTAAATACTTCTTCCATATCTTTTTATTAATATATTACATTAATAAGATTTTCAAAGGATATGAAAATAAACGTTCCTTTAAGTCAGAGTGGATCACCTGAATGGGTATACGTATTTAATGCCAATCCTGATATTGTACAAACCGAATATAATAGTAATAATGATCGGTGGGAAGGTATTAGTTATATAGACTCATATAAATATGATAAAAATAATACTAGTAATAAATTAGAAGTTAGTTGGAATGGAATAAGTTCTTCTGGAGATTGGGAATATGATGAACGTGAAGGACATGTGAAAGTCTATACAAAAGTTTCGGGAAATGCAGGTCAAGTAATATTAGAACAATGGGAAAGTAATAAATCATTAGTAATATCTTGTTATACATAATAAATGAATTATTTATGATTTAAGCAATATCTATATATTGTGTTATCAACTGCAATTGTTCTAGATATTCCTATAGATAATTTAGATGTATATGGATTATTATTCATTGAAATTAATAAAACATTACTTGGTACTACTAATATTGATGTATTCGGATCTAATAATATAAAAATAAATAATTAAGATAGTGAAATAATTAGTAACTTTTACTAATCTTTAAATAATAACTACATCATTAAATATAATTTAGCTAAGAAATCTCAACCTCAATATTTACTCCATTAATAAATTTAATATGAGCTTTATCACTTCCAGCACCTGAAGGCACATAGAGAAATGTGATAGAATAAGATTTCCAACTAAAACTAGTATCAGTATCTTCATTATATGCATCTACTATTTCTGTATCAAATGCAACAGATCCACTCCAATCCTGATTACCCCAATCGTCTATATAGTAAGAAACGTAGTTATCATTATATATTTTTACAGAATTATATTCATCATTATTACTAAAACCATCCGCTTTTGTAATTAATACAAAAACTGGTTTCATATCTTGATTTAAAGGAACATATAGAAATTAATAAAAAAGAGATAGATACTAACTCTATCTCTTTAAATTTTATAAAAATATAATTGTTCTTTTAAAACAAGAGGGTGAAAGAATTAAATACTGGACATTTAAAATAAATATACCTTCTTCTAGTAATGGAAGACAAATTAATTGGATGTTAACTTTAAGAAAAGTTGGAATACCTTCTTTTGAATTTGAAGGATCTGGAATGGGAAGTGCATATACGGATACTAAAATTCAAAAAATAGATTCAGAATTTTTTGGATCAAATTATCTTAAATTTTTATACTCGGCTGGAAGTCTATATAGTCAATTGGGAGTATGTACTCCTAGTAATATAACTCTTTCAGAGTCTGAACAAGTTTTTTATATAGATATTCGTCTTCCAACACCTCCAGAGAACAATTAAAAATTATTTTTATCTTTAATTTTATGTATTAAAAGTTATGTATATGTCATTATTAGCGCTAAAATTTCCAGAACTAGGACTAATTGTAGATTGTATTTGTTTTAGATCATCGTGATATGCATACCAAACACCAGAAGAACTCCACGAAAAAACATTATAATCATTTATTATTTGTATTGAGAAAGTTTCTGTATCTCCTGGAAGAACACCGGAACTAGATATTTCTTGAAAACCGTGTACAAATCCATTACTAGTTAAAGTAAAGCGTGCTCCATAAGGTCTACTTGGATCTCCACTCCAAGTAACAATGAGATTAACATAAACAACTCTTGCATATTGACTTAAAGGAACGTTTAAAGTAAGAGAAAAATAAAGAGAAGGATTTTATTTTCCTTCTCTTTTTATTATTTAAGTATAATAATAGAATAATAAGTTTATTTGGAGAATCAACTTACTTTTCTAAATTGTATAGTATACTTACTAAGATCTTTCACAATACAAGTTCCTTTTTCTTGGATAAAACGATCTATTGGATTTTCCACAAACTTAGGAATTAATTCACTTCTTTCCATACTACATTCAACTTTTAGATCTGGACAGTTCATTATTTTGTCATAAATTCCTAATAATGAATAGGCATTTCCTTCATATTCTATTGTATCATCATCTATTGTTTTCATTGGACATGCCTTTTCATAAGATACTCCAAGTAATAAGTCAAATAGTAACATGATCCTAGGTCCAAATGATGCACAGTATTTTGTATAATTCTCATCGTAAAATTTTCTTATTTCAAATACTTTACTTATTGGAACATAATTAGTATTAGAATCATGAACTACAATAATTGGTTGAAGAGGATTTTTCCAAGATTGTTGTTTTGATACTCGAATATTATTCATAAATCCTCTAGCCATTATCGAACTAGTTCCTCCTTGAATGGGAAGATTTACACCAAGTCTTTTTATTCTAGCTATTAAATTCTTTTTTTCTCTTTCAGAAGTTGCTTTTAATAACCATTCATATTCCTGAACTTTTAGTTTATCTCCTAACATAGTATTAACAAACCCAGAATTTTCAAGGGGATATTGTTGTTGAATTGCTACGTATTCACGTAACTTAGGAAAACTTTTATATAGACCTTGAATAATATTTTCTGCTTCTTCTTCAGAACAGTTTAACCTTTCTGCCAAACTCTTCTTTCCGAGGCCATATAGTACTCCAAGAAAAATAGTTTTAAAACGTTTTCTCCACATTTTCTTAACAGTTTTCTGGAGTTTATCAAAATCGTCACCTAAATATAATTTTGCACTATATATATAAATATCTTCCCCTTTTTGAAATTTATCAATTAAATCTGGATCTTCACTTGCAAATCCTGCTGCTTTAACTTCAGCTGATGATATATCAAAATAAGTTTCTACAAATCCTTCATCTACTCTGTTTCCATATTCATCATAATGATACGGAGGGATAATACAATCTTTTAGATCTGAATGAGAGATAATAGTATGAAATCCTGAAGACCATCTTTTACTAGATTTTGTATTAACTTCATAATGTACAAAGCATTTTTCTACTGCTCCGGGTTCTCCTGGATCTGCTTCTCGGATAGGAATATGATCTTCACCTTCAATCACCCATTTATTATTAGCTTTAAACATTCCATCTATGTATGTCGATAGTACTTTTGCATATTTCTTATAGAGAAGATAATTTATTGTAAATTTTCTCATAAAATAGAAATTCTCTTGCAAATCTTGTTCTTGAAATGGAATACTGTATAAATCATATTGACTATTGAGTTCATTAAAAAATTGTGTTTGTGTAGTAAATCCTATAAAATCTGCCCAAACATCTTTAACTGGATGAACATCTTTTGCTGTTTCTACATCTATTCCTCCTTTCCAAAATTGTAATGCTAGGTTGAATATTTTAATAGGATATACTCCTTGATAAATCCCATCTTCTGGAATATTACAATACTTTTCCCATTCATACATAAAATGATTAAAAGCATCTCCAATATTATTTATTCCTAGGTTTTTGAAAAAATCTTCTTTTTTATCTCCTGGAAGTTGTTGTATGCTTTCAGATAAGGCAGCTATAAATGATGATTCTTTTTGATAAAGTTTATACATTTCATCTACAATCTCATCATTTTCAATAGGACTTTTACATTTAAAATAATTATTACTTATAAATGTTGAATAATCTAAAAGATTGAATTCTTGTCCGAATCCTCTTATCGTATCTGGAATATTATTTATATCATTTAATTGATTTCTACTTATATTACATAATTCTAAATATGCTCTTTCATAGTATAAATACTTTTCAAGTTCTAAGTGCCTTTCTGAAATCTTTATTTTATCTAATCCTAAAAGAAGAGATAATTTTTCTGAAATAATACCTAAAATTTTCTTTTTTCTGGAAATTCCTTGATCTATTTTTCCTTTAAATTTAGTTTCAATCATAGATTCTTTCACAATATCTATGAATTTTTCTGCAAAATTCTCTCCATACGTCATTAATAAAGACCCTTCATTTAATCCCGTTTCATAAGCATCCATTGAGTCTATATTATTAGTAAGTATGAATTTTGTAATCTCTAAAGAATTACCATTAAAGAAATTATTATTTTCAAGTAATATCCTACAAGTTTGATTATATTTCTTTATATCAGCCATTAACTTAGAATGTTTTTTCATTTTTATCATACATCTAGCTGTAGCTGTATAAGTAATTCCCCATGCCATCATTTTATGACATTCTTTCTGATACCTAAGACGATATGGTTCATCTATATACAAACCAGATGAATGTAATCTTGCTCCTAACCTAGAATTATCAAGAAAGGTTTGAAAAGCTTCCTCAGAATATGTATCTTTTCTTGCTAAATATATTTGAAGGGTATAAAATGCATCTAGATTACAATAATAACCGAGAATATCACTTGGAATATTCATAAATGGGCAACCAAAATATTCTGATATTAAAGTTTCAAATTCTTGAATATAATTTGGATATAAAGAACATATCATTTCCCATTCTGGAGTATTTTTATAATTATCTGGAGTTACTTTTAAAACTTTTTTTCTCTCTTTTTTTGTTTTTCCTACTGTATCAAAATACATCTTATCCAAAAGATCTCCTAATCTATCGAAATCTGTATCCCAAACTGTAGCTTCTATTACATTTTGAGCTGTCCATTTCAAAGAATATTTTTTTAAATGATTTCCATCTAAAACATTAATAATTCCTGCATCACAAAGATTATATAAATCCACAAACTTAAGCATTCGATGAGATACTTGAAATTCATATTGTTGGTTAAATACCCAAATATTATTCATTCTAGTTTCAAGTATTTCTCTAAATATTTCTAATGTATGCTCATATTCTTCTTTGATAGAATATCTTCTTAAATCTGTAAAAGATATAAATGCTCCAAATAAATTATTACATAAAGAAGCACCTGATATTTCAAACCACTTATCTAATGGCATACCAGAAGCTTCATAGTCAAATCCTAGAGGTTCATTTAATGGCAAACACTTAATCCATTCAAGAAACTTTAATGTTTCCTGATATGTATGTAATACTTTATGTCTAAACCATGAAAAATCTCTATGAGTTGTAAATTTTGGGCTCATAAAATCTTGGATAACTGAATCTTCTGGAAATCCTGAAATACATTTTACAAATGCACCTCCTTCTATACTTAATCTCCTCAATTTAGAACAATCAAAGTAATTTTCATTACGTATTCCAAAATGATAATATTCTTGGAGATACTTAAATGGTTCTGCTCCAACTAAAAGAACTGCATCGTTATTACCAATTTTTAGTATTCTCTCTTTTTCATACTTAGGCATTGATTCTAATCCTTGAAGAGTATAGATTTCATTTCCAAGGTTAGAACCATAATACCTAGTATAATCCTTTGTTTCGTTTTGATCGATTAAGGTAATTCTTCTACACATATTAAAATTCATGAAAATAATTATAAAATATTATTATACTACTGGTTTATAGGATTTCCAGCTTCCTTTATACATATATAAGAATTTCAGTTCACTTAGATAAACGTTCCTTTAAGTCAAGATGGTAAAACTGTTTCAACCTATATAGTACAATTTGATGATATGACTTATAAATTTGGAACTAATACTACTATAACTTCAGGGGAATATACTGGAGAGACTCTTGAATCCGCATGGACATTGTGGGTTAGTGAAGGTGATAAAATATCAGGAATAATTGAAATTGAAAATACAGGAAATTCAACAAAGGGTTATTTATTTTATATAGATGATTATCTTGATAATCAGAAAACACTTACTCCAGGACAAGTAGTTTCTGAAACATTTTCTTTCTCAGATATTAAAAGTCATCATACTATGACTTTACAAGAAGCTTAATATGGAACACTAACATTTATATTAATAGTATTTCCACTTAAATATCCAGAATATGGAGATATATTTACTGTTTTTGTAGGTTCTCCATAAAGATGTCCCTCTATATTAAAATTACCTATTGGTATTTGTTCTGTAGTTTCTTGACCTACAAAAACTCCGTTTAGAGTAAGCCATTGGATACTATTACTTCCGTCTTTTATAGTAATTTCAATATCCCATGTATCAGGGGTATTAACACTAGCTACAACAAAATGTAAATTTCCTAATCTTACACTCTGATTTAAAGGAACATATAGAAATTAATAAAAAGAGATAGAGTAACATCTATCTCTTTAAATTTTATAAAAATATAACTGTTCCTTTAAATCAGGATGGTAAAAATACAGATTATGTTTACGCTATAGGAACTTCTCAAGAAGGAGGTAAATTTGGACGTGTAGCAGTATATATGATAAGTGATCGTGAAGTTGAAATCTACCTTGATTGGAACGGAGTAGGGATAGCTTTTGATACTGTTACAAATCTTAAAATGAATGTTAATAATTATATTATAGTGAATAATTATAAATGTGATATTATAGAAGTTAGTTATTCTTCAGGACAAAAAACTGCTAGTTTTATATTTGAAAGTACTTTTGATGTCTATAGTAAAGTCTTTAAATTCGGTAGTAATTCATTGGGAATTATTTGTGATGAAGGTACTATAACTTTTGGAATTAATGATAGTATTTTAGCAAATACTATAATAGATTCTTTAGATTTTGGATTATCGTTTTTACCTAATACTTATATTATTGATAGAAATGATTAAATTTCCTCAAGTTTCATATAATGATCTGAAGAATCTCCAACTGCATTATTAAAACTAAAAGTTTCTGTATTAGATTCATTTGGAGCTAATGTAACTTTACCTACTGATAAATCATCTATAAAAAATTCGTAAGTACTATTAGCAGTACCAGAATTAGTAATTTCAATTAATCCATAAAATGATGTTCCTTGCTGTACTTCTACTAACCAAGCACTTCCCAATGTTTCATCTGTATTTGCAGTAGTAATAGTACTAAAATTATATGTCATATCATCAAAACTAACATTATAAGTTCCTATTACTATACCATCCTGATTTAAAGGAACGTTTATGTTGGAGGGTGATGGCCAAGAATTACCATTTTCCTGAATACCACTTCTTGTTTGAGAAAGTCTTAAGTTACCACTTCGACTTGATGTACTACTATTTGCACCTGCTGTTACAGAATTTCCACTTCCTGAGAATGCTCCACCTCCAGTATTATCTACAGTACCTGTATAACTAGCAGTTTGTCAATTACCCCAAGATGTAGAAGACCAGTTATTACCCTCATCAGTAGAAGATTGTGTTCCATCTCTATATTGAGAAGTAACTGTTACGGACTTCGTTCCACCACTTGCATCAAAACTTAATGATGTTGGATTTGCAGAAAATGAATAATCCCTTACAGTTCTAGTTTGAGTACCAACGGCTTGACTACAACTTACTGTTTTCTTTGTTCCCGATCCACTTTGAGTATAGGTAATTGTAGCACTTCTAGCTGCTCCAGTATTTACTCCAACACTTACACTTGCACTATTTGTTCCTGTTCCAGTAGGGGTAGTTGAAGAAAACGCAGTATAACTAACAGCTGACCAATTACCATAACTAACCTCACCGTTAATATCATTTGTGTATTTGGGTCTGGATCTAGAAACTATACTTACTGTTTGATTACCACCATCTTTTGTAAAACTTAGAGAAGTAGGTGAAACACTAAATTCATACTCCGTAGTAGTAGTCGTTGTTGCACCAGATTGAGATAGATTTGCCGAAGCTGTTTCAGATGTATCTCCTGTACATCTAACACTGAGAGTACCTGATCTTGAAGAACCTGAGTTTGCGCTTGCTTTTACAGTTATAGTATTTCCTGAAGTAGTTTGAGAAAAACCAGTTCCTAAATTTGTTGGATAAATTTCCCAACCAGTACTTCCCCATGATCCATAAGTAGTACCTGATACTGAGTTTACAGTAACAAGTCTACGTTGAGATGTAACTGAAAAATTCTTACTCTCACCGCTAGCACTAAAAGATGCTGTTGTGGGACTAAGACTGATACTATATTCAAAATAGTTAGTCGATGTTGCACCAGATTGAGTAATAGTTACTTCATTAGAATTTACACCACCATATGTACCTCTAACTCGAACACTTCTAGAGGATGTTGATGAGTTACTTGAAGCAGTGACTGTAGATCCAGAGATTGAAAATCCAGTAACAGATGATACAATAGAAAAATTAGTTACAGTTTGATTTCCCGAATTTAAAGACTGCGTACTCCCCGAGCTCCAAGTTCTAGTACCTGTTCTCGATGCTGTACCTGATAGTGTTGATGTACCTCCAGAAGCACTAATTGTCGTAAGATTAGCACTACAAGATACAGACCAAGAACCCCAAGAATCAGTATAGGAGTTTTCTGCTTGACTAACATTAGCGCTAGATGCTGAACTAGATTTACCATAACAAAACGCGGAAGAAAACGGCGGAAATCCTTATATCTGAACAAAGAAAAATTTATCAAGAAAAAGATAGAGATTTTCTTTGTTTTATTTTTTATTGAATCATTAAACCAATTTAATTATGGCAGACTTATTAATAGCAACAAAGGCTTTCTGTAATACATTAAAGGCAGGCTCTTTCACTGGAGATACTACAATGTGTCCTACAAGAAGCCAAATTGAATCAGCTGGTTTGTATATAAAAAAAGGTTATACCTATGCAACCGATCAGCTTGTTCCCCAGGACCATATAGAGCGTCTTGATTGGGAATATACTTTCTCTGTAACTCCTACGACAGCTACTATATCCGCGGCGGGAGGATCACAGAAATTTACAGTTACCTCATATAAGAGACAATACAGTTACAGTAATGCAGGAAACCGTATCTATGTAGAGGGATCACAGACAAATGTGGGGTATACTAGTTCCAATTCAGGTTCTGGAACATGGACCGCCGCGAATGATACTATCAGTTATGGAGCAAATACCGGATCAACACAACCAAGTGGTACTATAACATGGACTCAGTCTGAATCTTTTGGTTCTGATCCTAAGAAAACAGCTACTGCAACTCATAAACAAAATGCAGACTCTATCAAACCGAGTGGGGATGGTTATAGCAATCCAAGAATCACAGCTTTCAGTTATCCTACAGTTATTCCAGCCGCTGGAGGTAATTCGACACCTAGCTACTCCTATGAACAAACGGTATATTGGGTATCCGGAAAAACAACAACACTCACATCCGGCGGAACTCCAACATTTAATAGAACTTCAGGAACAGCAACCGTAAATTCCTCGAGTGGTTTGGCTAATACTGGATCTAAAGGTACAACCCAATCCGGACAAACTACTGTGGCTGTTGTTTCATTAACTATCACGATGAATGGTAAATCTAGTTCAGCATCTAGCGCTAATGTTAGTCAAGCAGAAAATAGGATTGAAAATACGTCTTGGAATTCTTGGAATGTCTCTGTTAGTGCCGATAAAACAAATTTCCCTAGGGAGGGTGGTACTACAACAGTAAGAGCTAGTGCATCAAGATCTGGTACACATACTTGGAGTTCGGGTTCAACATCTTCAGCAAGTGATTCTGGAACTCCTTCACTGAGTTTATCTAATACTTCTGGATTCTCTCTATCTTCAAGTTCTGGAACTTCTGTAACATTAACAGTATCAGTTAATAATGGTGCAGAAAGAAGCACAAGAGTTACAGCATCCTATGGAGGAGCTAGTGATTGGGTTGAAATTAATCAGGAAGTAGGTATACTTACTAAAAGAGAAACTGTTACTTCAAAACAATATTCTATATCAATCAGCCCTAGTTCATTGAGTTGGTCTTGGAATGATACTAGTTCTAAATCATTTTCAGTATCTTCTCAGAAAAGAGATGGAGAAAGACATCGAGATGGAACAAGTAATGATGGAGGTAATACATGGAATTGGGGAAATTGGGTTCCATCAGCTAGTTCTTATAATTGGGGAAATTGGCATAATGTAACTTATTCAGGACCTACGCTTTCAGGAAGTTCATTCTCTATTTCAGGAAGTACAGTAAAACCTACTTCGAACAATACAGGATCTTCTAGTAGAACTGGTACTATTACAGTTAGTAATTCTGGAGATAGTGCTACTCTTAGTTTAAGTCAAGGAATAAATAGAGATTATGACTATAGAATTAGAGTTAGTAGTAATTCTTATAATTTTTCCTCTGGAGGAGGTTCGACAACTATCACTGTATACCCTGAAGAAAGAACTGGTACTGGAAATCCTGTAGTTTGGGATTCTTGGACAGCTAGTTCAACAGGAAGTTATGATCTTAGTACTAGTAGTTTACCTTCTGGAATTTCTGCATCCAAATCTGGAAATACAGTAACTGTTACTGCAACAGCTAATTCAAGTACTTCTTCTGGAAGAAGCGGATCATTTACAGTAACTCATTACAATACTGCATATTCTGGAAGTAGACCTAGTGCTTCAGTCAGTATAACTCAAGATAGAAAAGTATCAGTGAAAACTAGAGAAGTAAGAAAATATTTTTTCTCTGTTAGTCCGAGCTCGTTAGATTTTACTTCAGATGGTGGATCAAAAAGTGTAACAGTAACTTCATACTATCAAACAGCTACTCAAACAAGTACTGATAATGGACCTTGGCTTCCAGCGAGTCCTACTTTTAGTGGAAAAACTGGAGTTACTCCTTCAAAAGGCTCTAGTAGCAATTCTGCATTTTCAGTTGGTTCAGTATCTGGAAGTAGTGGAACTTATACAGTTAACGTAACTGCTAGTTCTAATAGTTCTACCTCTAATAGATCTGGAAGTTTTGATATATCACAGAGTAGATCAGGAAATTATAGTGATTTTACCAGTGATGACTCCAGTTTAAACGTTCCTTTAGATCAAGATGGTAAGAAAGAAGATTATGGATATTTAAGATTTCAAATAAAAAGCGTTACCTCTCCTTTAAGATATGATATAGATATTTATAATAATAATGTTAGAGTAACTTCTATGAGTGGTGTATTTGTGGGACAGCAAAGTAGTGATAATCCAGTTAAACCTGGAGGATATTCTTTATCAGGTTATCTTTACAATGAACCTTATAGACCTATATCATTTGTTCCACCTACAGGAACTATAAATAAAGATCAAATTATTACTATATATATTAATGTGCCTTATTAATTATTTCTGATAAGCTGTAAAAGTTATTGTTACAGGAGCTCTATTTCTATCTTGTGGAGTTATTATTAATTTAGCATTTCTTACTGTAGAATTTATTCTCCACATTATGGAAATAAAACCAATACTATCATTTATATATAAATTATAATTTTCATTTTCCCAGCTAGTACTAAAAGAAACTTCGAAAAGTCTTTTATCAAGTACTCTAACTAATTGAATAGGAAATTCGCTAGTATTATTCAATGAATTAAATTCATATATAAGATCTGTTGGTTCATTAATAACATAATCAGTTGCAGATGATGTTACAGTCTCTACTCTCCCTATAATACCTCCACGAACACTATCAAAATATGTAATATTTATATCACCTAGTCCTAAAGTCCAAGAAGTATAATTACCACTCTGATATAAACGAACGTTTAAAAAGACTAGTAGAAACTAAATCTACTAGTCTTTAATATTTTTTTATAAATTTTCAGTTATAAATTCATGTAATTTTAGATTAAACTTCTTTATGTAACCTCTTC